AAAGATGAAAAACTGCGAGGAACGGTTAAGGAAGTTGTTCATCAAATCAGCCATTCAAAGAAATGGAAATCGGATATTCCGCTAACCGATGAGAAAGGTAATCCGTTATTGCAAAAGAACGGAAAGCCGATGTTCAGAGCCTCATACAGCATACTTCAAGATGAATTGTTCAATTATATGACCGAGCAGGGATTTAAGGGGTTTCAGCGTGGCGAATACGGAAGTACAGCAGAACACTTGACCTCTCTGCAATATCAAATCAAGCAGGACAAGGAACGCTTGGAGAAACTGCAACAGCGTATTCAGAAAGAACAAGTGAAATATGAGCCTGCCCGTCATATCTCAAAGACCTTAAACGAGATTGACGGTATGGGACAGAAAACCTTTACAGGCAAGATGGCAATATCCAAAGAGGACTACTCACAACTGACTGCACTTGCCAAAGAGGGCATTACAAGTCGTGCCGAAATCAAGTCATTAGAGCAAAATGCAAATTATTACAGGCAGAAGTATTTTGACAGTGCAAACGCACTTGATAGATAGCTGAATTTGCCTATATACAGAAACCCGCCAGAAATGGCGGGTTTCTTCTATTTTGCAAAGGAGTTGGTACTTATGAAAGACATCACGGAATTCAAGGCGTGGTTCAACAACGAAATCAGCCAATACCCGTTGATTGCAAAGAGCAATCCGCTCTCGCTGAATGAGCTTTGTTATGTTCTTCGGCAGAGCGGCAGAGACTTCTCTGTCGGCTGGCCCACCGATACCGGGTACGGCACTGTGCCGTCGATTCAGAATTGCTTTATCCCGTCAAGAGACCTGAAAAGAAAGGTCATGCTGACGGACTTCTACCCCGTCGAACCCGACGATTGCTGCGATGACACATTTCTGGGCGACATCAGGGTTGATGTGATTCCTGAGCAGCTTGTGTTCGGCAGCCCCATTGAAAAGGCTCTTGAAGATTGGGGGCATGAACTCACAGAAATTCACACCCTGCTCGGCTGTTGCGAGCTGTTGGCAGGCATGGCAGAGGAGGCAGCGGAGCTGTCCCAAGCGGCGCTGAAACTGCGCAGGACGATAGACAAGAGCAACCCCACGCCAGTGAGCACAAGCGAGGCATCGCACAGGCTGAACGAGGAGTTCGCCGACGTTGTTCTTTGTGCGGCAGCGCTGGGGCTTGACCGTGAAGAAGTTGAGCGGTTTATCAGAGAGAAAGCCGCTCGGTGGTCCATGAGATTGGAGGTCGATGATTAAAAATGAGCGACGTAATTTTCAGAAGATTCGTCCCTATCGGAACTTCGGACGACATGGATAAATTCACCGCCTTGCTGGTGGAGAAAAACATAACCCGAGATGACTTGCTGCTGATACTCCGGTCGGTCAAGTTAAATTCGGGTGAGGAGGTGAACCGAGATGGCGAACAGAATGGATAAGTGGCTGCACCACACGTTTTCTTCCGGTTGTGAAACCGGGAGCGACTACGACGCTTTCCAACGGGAGGCAAGAGCAGACCTGCGGAAACAGGCAAAGGCGGCGGGGTTTGCGCTGCACAGATTCCTCCCCGGACACTATGAGTTTTCAGCAGTGCTGCGGGACGAGACAACCGGCGAGTTCGTCTACGTTGCCATCAGCGATGTGCGGTTTTGCTCGTCCGAGTGGTATCACCACGTTTTGTACCGCACGATGGCGCATGACAAAGACTGGACGGGCGGCTACAACTGCTGGTGCAGCTGGCCGGAACTCGGTGAGGCCCTTTCCAAAATGCGAATGAGGAGGTGCGGGTGATATGTATAACTGCATAAAAGATACCTACACCTGCGACCTATGCGGGTTTGAGATGGAATGGGACGCCAGTGATCTTGTTCACGGCGAGATGTGGGGCTGCGAAAAATGCGGAGACACATTTTGCTCCAAGTGCTTCATAGACCGGCACGGGCGAAAAGAGTACATGAAGATGATGCAGGACAGTGATTTGACATATTGTCCGGCCTGTTACGAGGAGGTGCAGAAGAATGATTAAAGGCATGACGATTAACGACGCCACCCACAAATGGGTCAGCGAGTTCAACGCTATCCCGCAGAGCATGATTGAACGGCTCATGCGGGCGGCTCCCGATGAGTGGGAGGAACTCACCCTCCCTCGCGCCGGCAGCAGAGTTCATGTTTTTGACCTGCCTGACAGCTGCGACACGCTGGAACACCTCGGCGAAATCGTGGCGTATGCCGCAGACCTCGACAAGTACCGGGTGGATCTGGACGGCGGCCCGTCCATTCTCGTGGAGCCTGACAATTTGGAAGTCGTGGACGAAGCCCTGCTCCCAATGTGGGGTACGATGTGGAGTTTCGGCGATTCCTGCGACGACTACTGGCTTGAATATGCGGACGGCGTTCAGGTGATGTCCGACTGCGGGTTCCGTGTTTACCAGCACGAGGAGTGGGGCTTTTTCTTCGGTATTGACGGCGCAGGGTACGACTTTTACAGCGAGCACTGGATTCCGCTCTACAAAAGGCGCGGATTGCAGTGGCACGACCCCGCCGCAGAAAAAGCTGAGGAAATGCGCAACAAGGGCTACCGGATTGCGAAGCTCGGCGGCAGAAACGTGTGGGTCGATAAGAACGGCAACTTTGTTGAGGAGGCCGTGGCTGAGTGTGCGACCTGCCGATGGCGTAAGTGCCACCAGAAATGCACCTGCTGTCGCAGGAATGGCAGTTTGAAAGATTGCTACGAGGAGGTGTGATTGATGAACCGCAACACGGCTGACCGCATTATCGTCACGAGCAACGCTCGCATGGAGCGGGTTCTGGATTGGTATTTCGACAACTTCAAATGGCTTGACCGTGAGAAGTTTCTGGCTCCGATGGAATCGGGTGTGGTAGAGCTTTGCGAGGAACAAATTGAATTCACGTTCGAGAGCAAGGGTAGCTGGGTGGAGATGGCGGTCTACATCACTGTGAAGCCGAACCTCCCGCCGGTTGTGATGTTCGACTACGACCCCGCCACGACGGAAATCAGGAACCGCCGTATCGCCCCGATGGGCAGTCAGCCGGTTGTGGATCAGGAACTGCTCAGTGTGCTCCTCTCGATGGATGACACGTGCAGGAAAGAGGCTCGGAAGTACCATGCGCTCATGCTGTTCATGGCCTACTACCGGGAGGAGGTCAAAGTTGAGCAGCGAGTTGAGCGCCGCCCCGCCAAGCACAAGAAGAAAAAGCGCACGGCACAGGTGCGGCAGCCGCTCATTCGCCGCATTTACACCGTGACTGACTTCGACAGCACGGCGCTGGTAAAGCCCGAACAGGCTAAGCGCGGCTACACCAAGCCCGACCATGAGGTCAACGTCCGAGGCCACCTGCGCCGGTACAAGTCCGGCAAGGTGGTTTGGGTCAAGCCCTCGGTCAAGTATAAGGGCAAGACTGCCCACCACAAAGAATACGAATTATGACAGGAGGAACCAAAATGAAAGCAACTGGACAAATCCGTCGGATTGATGACCTCGGCAGGGTTGTCGTTCCGAAAGAGGTTCGTGTGAATCTCGGCATTCGCGATGGCGATGCGTTTGAGATTTTCACCACGGAGGACCGGAGAGGCGTGGTCTTCCAGAAGTACAGTTTTGACACGCCGGTAGCGCAGGCTCTGAAAAGCCTGCGCGTGGCGGTTGAAGACAGCGAGCTGTCCTGCCGCAAGGAGTTTTTGCAGAGCATCACCGAGCTTGAAGCCCGACTGAAATTGGAGGAAGATGAGTAATGGAGTTTTTGAAGTTTATCTTTTCCAGCCCGTGGATTTGGCTTGGCTTTCTGATTCTGGTCTGCTGTGTTCTGAAATACATGGTGGATCTGGTGAGCGCTCTCCGCGCAAAGCGGAAAGTTCACACATTCAAGACAAGCGACGGCAGCTGGCAGGTGCTTGTTGAGAACGCTACGCACAATGACGTTGAGGCCGCGATGGTTCGGCAAGAATTGCGTGAACATCTGCGTGAGCAGTTGAAAGATAAGGAGGTAGACCAAAATGATTAAAAACTTTGAGCCGCAGCCCTACGACGGGCTAAATCCGCTGCCGAGTTATGTAACGAATGTCTCATCGTTCACACTGACTGGCTCGGTTCCGGGCGGCTATGAAATTACCCTCGCAAAGCTGACGGTTGGCGAATCGGTGAGCGCGGGCAACCCGCTCTCCCATGCCCTGTTTGAGAGCTTTGACGACCACGGGCGCAGAATGAAAGCCACCAGAACCCGCGTGAGCGGGTTTGACCGCGAGTTTGTTGCGGTCAAGAGCGCGATGTCTGGGTGTGGCTTTGCGTTCCACCCCGCTCTGCCGGGGGCTTGTGAGACGATACTTTACGCGCTTGGGGAGTTTTTTCAGGCGCAGAACCCTGAGATAGCGGAGGTGGCCGTCGTGTCACAAAGCTGTCATTGACCCGTCATATAGGAGAGTGATAAAATGATACCGTCGGATTTTATAATTACACACGCGCCCATGCACCTGCACTTGGAGATTTTGAAGAAGTGCAACTTCTTCTGGCTCCGAGACATCCGCAACGTGGACATATCGCAGTGCTGCGCAAAATGCTTCATCGGCGACAAGGACAACCGCGTCTATTACGGAACGCTGCACAAGTCCAACGCCGTCGTTGACATTATCGTCAAGCAGCACCCACACGCCAAAGCATACTACCTTTGCGGTTTGAGCGACGGCTTTGTGTGGGAGCTGAACACCCATGTGGCATTCGTGCCTGACAGCAATTCCGAAGTCAGGATTGAGAACGACAGAATCAAGCTGCACATCACGAATGCCCGCCGCATCCACTTCTGGGATTATGTGCCGAACCCTCCGGGGAACTACACCAAAGAGCAGCGGTCCTGCCGCAACTGGATATTCGCAAACTACCTAAAGGATGGGATGCCGTTATGATCGTTAGCGCAAGCAGGCGGACTGACATCCCGGCACTGTTTTCCGAGTGGTTTTACAACCGTGTTGGGAAAGGATTTGTCCTCCTTAGAAACCCATACAACCCTCTACAAGTCGGGCGTGTTTCACTCACGCCCGACAAAGTAGACGGGTTCGTTTTTTGGACTAAGAATGCCGCGCCTATGCTCAACAGGATTCACGAGCTGGACGCATTCAAATATTATTTCCAGTACACCATCACACCTTACGGACGGGACGTTGAGAAGAACATCCCCGACAAGCATGAGGTTGTGATACCGGCGTTCAAGAAAATCGGAGCCGATAAAGCCATCTGGCGGTATGACCCGGTATTCCTGAATGACCGCTACACTTGGGACTACCACATTCGGGCGTTCACGAAAATCGCAGAGGAGTTAGAGGGCTACACCTCAAAGGCCGTTATGAGTTTCGTGGATTCGTACCGCACAGTAGACCTCAGACCGCTGAATATCCAGCCGCTCACAACCGAGCAGCAGACGGAGCTGGCGCAGCAGCTATCCGAGATAGCCGCCCAGCATGGCATTGTCCTCTCCTCCTGCGCGGAGGAGCTGGGGTTGCCTCATTCCAGCTGCGTAGACGGCAAGATGTTCGGCGTTGACAAACCGAAAGACCGCAATCAGCGCGGGCTGTGCCAGTGCGTTGAGAGCGTCGATATTGGCGCATACAGCACCTGCCGCAACGGTTGCGCCTACTGTTACGCAAACCACTACGGCTATGTTCAGGACCCGCCTGACGCGGACTGTGACCTGCTTGGGCCTCCGCTGAACGGCAACGAAAAAATCAAGCAAAGGAATTGATACCATGATTGAGAAAGTAAACCCGTCCCACCCGGACAAAATCGCCGACAGGATTGCCGGCGCTATCGTGGACTTGGCCTATCAGGTTCAGGATGACCCCAAAGTCGCAGTTGAAGTTCTCATCGGGCATGGCGTGTGCCACGCTATCGTCGAGACTTCCGCTCCCATGCTTCGGCCAGAGGTGCTGAGAGCGATCCACAATGCCATCCACCGCATCGCGGGGTTTGTGCAAATCGACTTCTGCATTGTTCCGCAGGACGCCCACCTCGCTGATAACCAGCAGGCTGGTTTCCGCTGCGGCGACAATGGCATCTTCAAGGGGATGCCGCTCACGGACGAGCAGAAGACGCTCTCCACGATTGCCCGCGACATCTACCAGAAATACCCCTGCGACGGGAAATACATTCTGAGCGGGGATAAGCTCATCATCTGCCAGAGCAACGCTGCGAGGGCTGACATCGAGCGGCTGTACCCCACCGCAGAAATCAACCCGCTCGGCGATTGGACCGGCGGCACAGATGTGGACACCGGCGCCACCAACCGCAAGCTCGGTTCCGACATGGCCGATTCCGTGACCGGAGGTGGGCTGCACGGCAAAGACCTGTCCAAAGCTGATGTGTCCGTCAACATCTACGCTTTCCTCAAGGCGCAGGAAACCGGCAAGCCGGTGGAGCTGTGCTGCGCCATCGGAGACGATGGGATTGACGGAAAGCCCTACCACGAAATCGTGGAAATTGCCCGCAAGTTCATCAAGGACGCGGGAGGCTTCGAGGCGTTCGCCGAGTGGGGCCTGTTCTAAAACCTAATACAGTAAAACATGGGAGCTGTACGAATATGTGCAGCTCCCTTTTTTTATGCTCAGTTACAAGGAGGACGAAACATGGAGATTGTCTACAAGAGGGTTGATGACCTCATCGAGTATGAGGGAAACGCCCGACGGAATGACGCGGGCGTGGCAAAAGTCGCCGAGAGTATTCGTGAGTTTGGGTTCCTGAACCCTATCACGATTGACCCGAACAATGTCATCATTGCGGGGCATACCCGCCTGAAAGCCGCCAAGCAGCTGGGGATGGAGGAAGTACCCTGCATCGTTCAGAATCTGTCCGAGGAGGACGCGAAGCTGGCCCGTATCATCGACAACAAGAGCCACGAATATTCCACGTGGGATGTCGGCAAGCTGCATCAGGAGCTGAGCGGCATCGGCCTCGACTTCAAGACCACGTTCTTTACCCCGAACCGTGACCGCAAGTTCTTCAAGGACAACAAGTTCCTCATTTTCGGCAACAACGAGCTGCCTATCACCGAGGACGAGTACGCCCGCCTGAAAGCGGTTTATGACGACTACATCAGCAAGAACAAAACCTATCTGGGCTTTGTCATGTTCCTGACGGGAGGTGAGGCAGAATGAATATCAGAGAGATTTCCGTCTCTCGACTGAGAGATTACGAGAACAACCCGCGTAACAATGACCTTGCGGTTGAAAAGGTCAAGTACAGCATCGAGCGGTTCGGTTTCCTGTTCCCTGTTGTTGTGGACATGAACTACACTATCGTTGCCGGCCACACTCGTGTGCGCGCCTGCCGTGAGATGGGTATTCAGACTGTCCCCTGCATCGTAGCGGACGAGCTGACCGACGAGCAGATCAACCTGTTCCGTCTGGTGGACAACAAGACCAGCGAATACAGCGATTGGGATTTCGAGAAGCTCAAGGAGGAACTCTCCCTTGTTGACCTGACGCTCGATGAGAACCAGCTTTTGCTGGAACGCTTTGAGCTGACTACGGAGGTCTTCGACATCGAGCCTGAGCAGGCCGAAATCAAAATCCCCGCATTCAACTTTATGGGCGTCAACGAAAAGCCCAAGCCCAAGAAGCCTACCGTCCACACCATCGACAGCAACTCTGTCATCAGAGAGGAAAATGATGCAGTTGAGGACGGGGATGATGAAATTGGCGCACCGGAGGTTTCGTACCACGAGCCTGTGAGCTATGCCGATGCCCCTGCTCCCGCTCCTGCGCCTACCGACAGCCCCGCCGCTCCCGCTGCGGAGAGTGTGGTTCCTGCTGCTGATGATGGTGAGCCTAAGAAAAAGGAATCTAAGGCGGTCCTGCCGTTCTGCCAGTTCCGCTTTGGCGATGTGTCGTTCTTCATCTCTCAGGTGGAGCTTGACCGCATGAACGCCAAGTATCAGGAGTACATTGATTCCGGTGCAATCCTGAGCGGCAGCTTTGCCGACTATCTTCTGAAAGGAGTGGAGAACCGTGATTGATTTCGTAGAGAAAGTGCCTATCGGGGAGGTCACGGGGTCTGAGTACAACCCCCGCTCCATTACCCCGGAGGCATTAGAGGCGTTGCAGCACAGCATTCGCCGTTTCGGTATGGTGAAGCCGCTCATCGTCAACGCCACCAATAACGTGATTACCGCCGGCCACCAACGAAAGAAAGCTGCGACGGCGATTGGGCTGGAATATCTGCCGTGTATCAGAATCAACAGCCCGAATTTGCAGGACGAGATCCTGTTCAACCTCATGCACAACTCCATCGAGACGAGCAAGACTTCCGTTCGCCTTGAGGAGTTCACAGTGGGCGGCTACCATTACTGCCCGTCCGACAAGGTGCACATCGAGAGCGAGCCGAAGAATGTGCTCATCTGCTCCGAAATCACGAAGCTGATGTCCCGCTACGGCGAATGGGGCAGCGTCGTGACCGACGGGGACGGAAACGTCATTCTTAACGCCGAATACGCCTACTGCTCCAAGAAGCTGGGCTACGGCGTTCTGAGCTATGCCATTCCGAACGAGGACGTTGCCGAGTTCCTTGAGTGCATGGGCATCGAGTACGGCAAGTACAACTTCGACAACCTCGGCGTTAAGACCTACCACCAGTTCTTGGCGCAGCCTAAGCGCCTGAGTACCGATGGCCGGCAGTCAAACGCCTCTGTTCTGTATGAGAAGTATGTCATCCCCCGCTTGCAGAAGTCAGACAGCCTTATCGACATCGGCGCGGGCCGCATGGCTTACCCGAAGATGCTCAAGTCTAAGGGCTACAATATCCACGCCTACGAGCCGTCCCTGATGGTGAAAGGCGCGAACAAGCTGGATATGAAAGGCATCATCGCCAATATCCTCAACGCCGAGAAGCAGGTCAAGGCCCACGGGCTGTTTGACTACTGTGTGTTGGAGGCGGTCATCAACTCCGTGGTGGACGACGAGTTTGAAAAGGCCGTGCTTACGACCTGCAACGCCGTCCTGAAATCCACGGGTACGCTGATTACCTGCACTCGCAATCTTGCCTACGTTGAAAAGGCATACGACAAGACGAAGCTGTCTGCCGGAGCGGGTGACTGTCTCTGGTATCTGGACGACAAGAATTACACCCTCGGCGTGACAAACGGCATCGTTTTCAAGCAGAAGTTCCATACCCGTGAGAGCTTTGTCGCCCTCCTCGAAAACTACTTCGACAGTGTAGCGGTACTCGCCTGCAACGCTGGCTACATCTACTGCGCCTGCTCGCTACCCAAGCAGTTGCCGACGGAAGTTTATGAGGAGTATCTGGAAAAAGAGCTGAACATCGAGTACCCCGGCGGCTTTAAGCACAACAAGCACGGCGGTCTGATGCGCGAACTGCTCGAAAAGGTAGCGGAGAGGTATGTCTGATGCCAAGCGTCAGAGAAAGGACTTGTTTGAACAGTGGGTAGAAGCCGGTGAGGTAGAAAACAATCTCGCCATCATCCAGTCTCTGTCTATGCAGGGCAAGTCTATGGAGGAGATTGCCGACGTATTCGACATCACACGACGGACACTGCAAAAACTCCAAAAGGAACACCCCGCTTTGGAAAAGGCAATCAAGGCGGGGCGCCTGTCTGTTGTGGCGATGTGCCAAAACAAGTTAATGGAGCGGGTGTCCAGTGGGGACACGACCGCTATCATTTATGCGCTCAAAGTCTACGGCGGTGATTTCTTCAATGACCGAAAAGCGGTCGAGGCGAAGATAACCGGCACACCGGTTTCTGTTCAGCCGCAAGTTCAGATCTACCTGCCTGAGAGAGATTCGGAGGTAGGTGACGCACGTGAGAAAAAAGACGGAAAAAACAAGTAACAAACCAATCATTATTCGGCCTCAGCAGGGCAAGCAGGAGATGTTTCTGCGCTCTCCCGCTGATATTTGCATTTACGGCGGCGCGGCTGGCGGCGGCAAGACATACGCCCTCCTGCTTGAGTGTCTAAGACACATCGACAACAAGCTGTTCGAGGCGGTCATCTTCCGGCAGTCCCGCCCACAAATTATGAGCGCCGGTGGTCTTTACGCAACGAGCCAAGAAATATATCCACATCTGGGCGCGTCCAGCGTTCTCACGCCGAACGTCCAGTGGAGATTTCAGTCGGGCGCAAAGGTCACATTCGCTCACATGTTCTACGAAAAGGAGAAATACAACTGGCAGGGTTCCCAGATACCGCTCCTGATGTTTGACGAGCTTGTCCATTTCACGGAGAGCCAGTTCTTCTATATGTTCTCCCGTAACCGTTCGACCTGTGGGGTACGCCCCTACATTCGAGCGACCTGCAACCCCGACGGCGAAAGCTGGGTGGCTCGGTTCATTGACTGGTGGATCGACCCCGAAACAGGGTACGCCGACGAAAGCAGATGCGGAAAGCTGCGATACTTCATCCGCAGGAACAACATCATCCATTGGGCTGACACACCGCAGCAGCTGTATGAGGAGTTTCATCTATACAGCCCGGAGGAGATGGAGGAAGTAAAGTCCGTATCGTTCATCAGTGCGAAGCTGACGGACAACGCGGCTATGATGAAACACGACCCCGGCTACATCGGCGCACTGAAAGCCATGTCTGAGTTCGACCAAGAACAGCTGCTCAACGGTAACTGGAAAATCAGGCGGTCTGCGGGCCACTACTTCAAGCGCTCTAAAGTCGGACAGATGTTCCGCTCCACCCCGACCGATGTTGTCAAATGGGTGCGGGCGTGGGACTTGGCTGCCACAGCCCCCGGCGAGATGGACGAGTTGGAGGGTATGCCGCAGGCCATGCGCACCAACCGGCGGGGCGACGAAAGCGCCTATACCGCCGGTGTTTTGCTTGGCAAACGGAAGAATGGGCGTGTATTCGTTGCGGATGTCATCAACGTCCGTGAGAATGGCGCTGATGTGCGTCAGCTCATTCTGAATACCGCTGCCAGCGACAATGCGCTTTATGGCAACGTCACAGTTCGGCTGCCGCAGGACCCCGGACAGGCCGGCAAAGACCAAGCGCAGAGCTTTGTTCGGATGCTCGGCGGCTATACCGTGACAACCTCACTGGAAAGCGGGGACAAAGTGACCCGCGCCGAGCCTTTCTCCTCTCAATGGCTTGCCGGTAATGTGGACGTGAAGATGGCTGACTGGAACGATGACTATTTCAGGCAGCTTGAAAACTTCCCCGTCGGCAAGCTGAAAGATATGGTGGACGCCTCGGCGAACGCCTATTTGGAGTTAGAAAACGGGAAACCGGAGTTCGGCTTCTCTTTTGGATGAGGTGTGGAATGAGAATATTCAATATCGAAATAACCAGACGAAAACAGGTGCGAGACGCTTATCAGGGCGGCAGCGACAGTTTCGTCTCGCGCTGGGCAAGACCGCCCTCTATGAACACAGCCGAATGGCTGAATATGTTTTCAACCAGCCCCCGCCTTGCGGTCGTTGACCGTATCGCAAGCGACCTCGCAAACATCAGCGGAAAGCTGATGCGTGTTGAGGAGGACGGGACGGAGGTTGAGGTGACGAGCCATCCGTTCCTCGACTTTATGAACCACCCGAACCCGCTGTACGAGATGACGAGTTCGGCGATCTGGCGGCTGCATGAAATCTACCTCATGCTCGTGGGCGAGAGTTTCTTCCTCATCGAGCGGGATGAACGCGGCAGGCCGGTAGAGCTGTGGAACGTGCCTCCGCATTGGGTGAAGCTGACGCCGTATCTCGGCAACCCCACGTACCAAATCGTCTCATCGGGCGGGCTGACAATGACCGTACCGGTTGATGATATGTTCGTGATGAAGCAGCTGAACCCGCTCGACCCTTTCCTGCGTGGTCTGGGTATTGCGGAAAGCATCGCGGACGAGGTGGAAATCGACGAATACGCCGCCAAGTTCCAAAAGCGGTTCTTCTATAACGACGCTACACCGCCCGTGGTATTCCTCATGCCTGATGCCACTGATGAGCAGCGGAACGCTTTTCTGGCCCGTTGGAATCAGAAGCACCGGGGCGTAGAGAACAGCCACCGTGCGGCAGCCCTCTCCGGCAACGTCGATGTAAAGGAGCTTGGCAGCACCGATGGTAAGAACCTCGGCTTCATCGAGAGCCGTATCGCCATGCGAGACGCCGTTCTCGAACACTTCGGTGTACCCCGTGAAATCATGGGCATCACCGAGAACAGCAACCGCTCAACCGCTGACGCAGCGCAGTACATCTACGCCAAGAATGTCCTGACATCGAGAATCAGGATGCGTGAGGAGGCAATCAACACGCAGCTCCTCCCGATGTTCGGGAGCGGGCTTGTGTGGCGCTTTGACCCTGTTATCCCCTACGACAAGGAGTTTGACAAGGGCAAAGCACTCGATGCCTATAACGCCGGTCTTATCACCAAAAACGAGGCGAGAGAGCTGCTCGACCTACCTGACGTTGACGGCGGGGATGTCTACAAGGTATCCATTAACGACCTGTTCCTGAACGAGACGGATGACCCCGCAGAACTATCACAGTCCATGATGCAGGAGGATCTGGCGGCATTGTCTGACGGTCCTGTATATGGCGAGAAATCCCGCCGCATGAATGTCGCAGCCATGCTGAGACGTGAAGCTGTGGCGGTGCAGAAAAACGAGCGGTTGTTTGAGGCAGCGGTGTCCAAACACTTTGCCGACCAGCAGGCCGCGATAGCGGCAGCCCTCGGCAGCACGGTAAAGGCCGATGTGTCTGACGTGTTCTCGGAGCTGTCCGAATATCTGCTCCCGGACGGCACATTCGACCCCGACCTGTGGGCGCAGCTGCCTGAGATTGAACAGCAGCGGCTTGCCGATGCAATAGCGGCAGGGCTGCTCGATTGGAACAAAGAAGCTGAAAAGCTGATGGACCTGTTCAATCCGCTGTGGCGAAAGACCTATGATGACGGGGCTGCGCTCAGCGAAGAAAGCTACGGCTTGACAAGCCTCGACCGCCCGGAGTTTGTATCGTCTGCCAAAATCAACGGCGGCAAGCGCATTGTTGGCATCGAGCGCACCACACGGGACAAGATTGCGGACATCATCGTCCGTGGTGTCTCCGAGGGCCTCAGCCAAATCAGCCTGCGCGAATCCATTCAGGACACGATGGGTGCAACCAAAGCACGGGCAAAGCTGATTGCCCGACAGGAAACCATGACCGCACTGGCGACAGGTCAATTTGACACGATGAAAGCCGCCGGTGCTAAGACAAAGACGTGGCATCACAGGCCGCAGAAAAATCCCCGTGATGGTTCTCACGGACCGAACCACGTCATATTGGACGGCGAGACGGTGGCGATTGACGCCAAGTTCTCAAACGGGCTGCGTTATCCGCGTGACCCGAATGACCCTCGCCCCGAGGAGCTTATCAACTGCCGGTGTTATCTGACATACGGTGGTTTTTAAGATGCCCTAAACTCTGAGGAAAGGAGGAAAACCGTATGGCAAGCAAGGGAAAACGTACTGCTGGAAAAGCGCCGGCAACCCGCGAGTATAAGTCGTTTAAGTTCGAGCTGGAAAGTGCGGACGAGAGCGGCGAGTTCTCCGGGTACGCTGCTGTGTTTGGAAACAAGGACAGTGGCGGCGACATCATCGAGAAAGGCGCATTCTCCAAGACCATCAGGGAGGATTTTGACCGCATCAAAATCTTGTCGCAACACACCGATTGCGAACTGCCTATCGGCAAGCCGCTGGAATTGCGTGAAGATGATAAGGGTCTTTTCATCCGGGGCAAAATCAGCGACACTGCTAAGGGCCGCGATATTCAGACGCTTATGAAAGACGGCGTTCTGAATGAGCTGTCTATCGGCTATGACGCTGTTGAGTTCGATTACGACAGCGAGCAGGGTGTGCGCCGGCTGAAAGAAATCAAGCTCTGGGAAGTTTCTATCGTCACTTGGGCGATGAACGACCAAGCTAAGATTGATGAGGTCAAGTCTCTGGTGGAGGGCCTTAGAACCGAAGTCAAAACGGGCAAAATCACCCGCGCAAGACTGGATGCTTTGAAGCCTTTCATCGCGGTAGTCCGTGAGCTGGCCGACATTCTCGGCCCGTTTCTGGAACCCGCCGCACCTGATGACCCACCTGTGCAGAACAACATCGTGAAGTCCAACAACCCCGTCAAGCAAACCAAGAAATCGGAGATTGTCTTCGAGATCATTCCGTAACACAAGGAGGAATTTGAAATGAAACTTACTCAGGAACAGCTCGCTGAGCTGATTGCCAAGGTGTTTACCAACCTCGATGAGAAGCGAAAGGCTTGCAAGGAGAACGGCGAGGCCGTGTCTGACGGCATTTCCACCGAGGAGATCCTTGCGGAAGTGACCGCTATCCTTGAGGACGAGGGCGGCGTGACCGACCCCGCTGCCACCAACGACCCCGCCAATCCCGCTCCCGCTCCCGCTGCCGACCCTGTCGCCGGTGATAAGGGAGAGGGCGAGGGTGTTTCCCCTGAACTCATCGCTGCCATCATCGCAGCTCTTGAGGGTCAGGGCGTCAAGAGTGCTACTGGCGCCGGCGAGAAGAAGTCCGGCGGTCCCGGTGTTCAGAAGCAGCCCGAGCGCAAGTATGCCAACCTGTTTCTCTCTACCGGCTCCGGTCCCGACGGTGTGAAGCAGAACTCTTTCCAGACCCGTATCGCATCCATGTCCGCGCCTGAGCGCCGCAAGACTGCATACGGTATGTTTGGCCGTGCTGTGAAGTGCATCCACGCCTCTGGCGGCGACATCGAGAGAGCGGCTTTCACCGCCGAGCGCAAGTTCGGCGATGCGGATATGGCGCACGAGTTCAAGGCGCTGTCTGCTACTGTTCCCGCTGACGGCGGCTACCTCGTTCCCGAGGTGTACGCCAACGAGATCATCGAGCTGCTCTATCCGTCCACCGTCATTTACAGCCTCGGCGCCCGCCGTCTGGGGATGGCGAACGGCAATCTGAACATCCCCAAGATTAAGACCGGCTCCCGTGCTCTGTTTGCCGGTGAGAACCGCGCTATTTCCCGCAGCGCACCCAAGTTCGGCAACCTCAAGCTGTCTGCCAAGAAGCTGACCGCCCTCATCCCCATGAGCAACGACCTGCTCCGCTCCACCAACTTTGACAATGATGTCATCGTCGGTCAGGACGTTACCAAGCAGATGGCTCTGGGCGTTGACTACGGCGCACTGCTCGGCACTGGCGGCGAGTTCCAGCCTCTGGGCATCACCAAGAACAAGGGTGTGCTCAACATCGACGTTACCAGCATTGATGCCGAGTATTCCAGCGATCAGGGCGTCCTGACTGCTGCGTTCCCGAACTATCTGGTAGCGTCCGTTTTGAAGAACAATGTTTACGCTGATGGTCTGGGCTTCGTGTTCAACACCAGCGTGGAGCAGTTCTTCAAGTCCCTGCGCGATGAGGTCGGCGGTTTCATCTTCGCTAAGGAGATGAACGAGAACGGCACTCTGGTGGGCTATCCCTACAAGACCACCAACCTGCTTGAAACCACCGGCGGCAAGACCCAGATTGTGTTCGGCAACTGGAACGACCTCGTTATCGGCGAGCAGGGCGCACTGGAAATCGAAACCAGCCGTGAGGGTTCTTGGACGGATGACGCGGGCAACCTCGTTTCCGCTTTCGAGAACGACCAGACCCTCATCCGTGCTATCAACAACGTGGACACCGGCCTGCGCCATGACGAGAGCTTTGCCGTGGCTACTAAGGTCTCCGTCCCTGTGTAATGTGAGGAGGTAGCTGAGTATGAAAAGAGAACTCATCCAGAACATCAAGGTGATTCCTTATAAGAGCGGGGACGCCATCGACCGCGAGAGATTCCTTTCCGGGGTCCTCGCGGTGTCCCTCGGCGCAGCCACAGATGAGCCTACCGGCATCACTGTGAAGATTGCCGTTACCGAGTGTGACACTCAGGCTGGCGGCTACACCGCTGTCAAGGACAAGCACGTGTTCATCGACCATACTGCTGACGGCGAGGGCGCTATCACCCTCACCGCCGACAAGTCCGGCAACGAGCTGCACAACCTCGACCTTGACCTTGCGGGCTGCAAGAAGTTCATCAAGATTACAGTCACCGTGAACTGCGCCGGTGGCTCCACCCCCAAGTGCGATGCCACCTGCGCGATTGCGCTGGGCGACAATGCCGTCCAGCCCGTGTAAGGAGGGCTGATTATGTCTCGCGTATACAAACAGCAGCCGGGGCCTACCGACAACAAGGCTGAGACCCCCGCAAAGGAGACTAAGCGCACCAGAACCACCAAGCCCGTCGAAAAGGACGAGCCGAAAGAAGACAGCAACGACGGCGAATAGCCGTCGTTGCCCCATTTAGGAGGCCCTTATGCTTGCAGAGAACGCATTGACTACCCTTGAACGAATGAAGCTGATGCTCGGCTTATCCGACATCGAGGACGAAAAGGTCAACCTGATTGTCGAACTGCTGATAAATAAGGCTTCTTCGTGGATTGAGCGTCAGACCGGCAGACATTTGGGCAAACGCTCGTACCACCAGTGGTACGACGCGGATGGGCAGCAGGAACTTGTCACGGTAGAATACCCTATCATCAGCGTTGAGTATGTCAAGGAGGAGGGCCGCTTGGTAAACCCGAACCGCTATGACTATTCTCAAACCGGAGATGTAGGAGTTATCTACCGTGACGAGGGGTGGCTGAAAGCCGGGTATCGAAAAGGTCTGGCGTATGACATCGTTGCGCCAAAGCGCGTTATCGAAGTGAGCTACACGGCTGGGTACATCCTGCCAAAAGATGCCACCGATGACGAGCCGCAGACTCTCCCCGCAGACCTTGAGGGGCTTGTGTGGGATATGGTGTCGCAGGCGTACACGAACCTGCAAAACGGGTCGCAGGGCCTAAGCTCATTCTCCATTTCGGACGTGACGTGGAACTTCGACAAGTCACAGAAATCGGAGTGGATGCAGCTCGTAAATCTGTATCGGAGGTATTGATTATGGATGTCAATGTTATCCTGAATGATTTCGAGCGGCTGAAAAAAGCCTGCGACGATATGGCCGGCAAGAAGATCCTCGTGGGTCTTGTCGGCGGCGTAGATTCCGAAGTTCTGAAAATAGCCATCGCCCACGAGTACGGCACGGAGAAACTGCCGGAACGGTCCTTTATCCGAGCGAGCTTTGACGCAGACCAAGCCAAGCTGGGTGAAATCGTGTCAGGCGCAATCGGAAAGGTTCTGTCTGGACAGACCTCCGCAGATGCCGCCGCCAACGCCATTGGCGCTCAGGCGGCCCAGATGGTGCAGAACTTCATCGACGACAACCGGGTAAAACCGCAGTCGGATTTCACCAAGAAAACGCAGCACACGACGCTGTATGAGACCGGTACGCATATCCGCGACCGTATCACATACAAGGTTGAGGAGGTATGACCCATGTTTTTCGCAACTCCAAAACTGCCGAGGGCGCTGCTGCACATACTGACAGTTTCCAACAGGACGTTCGTGCGCGACCCCGCAGCCGGCGGGCAGTCCAGACCTGTTGACGAGCCGGTAACTTCCTTTTGGGGGATTGTGATGCCGCTCTCCAATTTGGACCTGAAACGCTTGCCGGAGGGGTCATACACATTCAATTCTCAGAAGCTCTACACCGATGACCCTGTGGAAATTAAACCGGGACAGGTCATTCTGGACACCTATGACGGGCAGAAATACACCGTCACGCAGGAACTCTCCCACAACTCCATCCACCCGATGGTCCGCTATATCGTGGAGGGGGTGAAAAAGTGACGTTCGCTCAGGCCCGTAACGCGATTGTGTCTGGGTTGGAGGCCCACATCGGATGCCCTGTCAACCTGTCAGAGCAAATCGCAGATATGCCCGAATACCCATACTGCTATTACAGCGTTCTCGCTCCGAGAATACCGGAGTATTCGTTCGGCTTGCGGGAGATTGTTGAAACTCCCGACGGGCCGCTGCTCGTCCGTTCCGAACAGGTGTCGGCTACTATGTCGTTCACCTTTTGCAGCACGAATCGGGAAACCGAGGACGGCTACATCTTTGGCGAGGACGAAGCGCTTGAACTCGCGGAAAAGGCAAACGGCTTTTTCCTGCTCAATGCCCACAATATCCAGACCGAGCAAGGCGAGGTCGTGATAGTCAACGTGGGGTCAGTCGCAAGCCGTTCCAGCTTTTTCGTAGAGGACACGATACGCAGGTACGGGTTTGATATTCGCTTCTCCTATGTACGAACCGACACGATGCCCGCTACTCTTGTGGAGCGTCCGGGAAACCCCATAGGGGATATTAAGCAATAAAGGAGGAATCGCCAAATGGCAAAAGACGTAATTGTCGTTGTGCAGCGGGACGCGCTGCCCAGCGAGAAAGAAAGCCTCGACATTCTCCTTGTATCTACCACCGGGGCTTATCCGGTCGGAACGTACAGAGATGTTGAGAGCGTAAAAGCCGTGTACGGCCCGGGGGGGGCTTGCCCCAACGCAAAGGTCGTGCGCAAGGCTACCACCCTGCTCAATCAGGGCAAAACCACGTTGGCTACCAGCCTCGTGAGCAAGTTCAAAATCGTCAGCTTTGACCCTGCCAGCCCCGTTGTGGCTGCGGCTGCAAAGTTCGTATGCACCTTTAGCGGGTCTATTGACATCGCCACAAAAAAGAGCCTCTGGTTCCGTTTTGGCGGGGATAGCAAGGCCGTTGTGAAGATCACCACGTCTTCCGCTGTATCCACTGCGAACAACCTCGCCGCCCTGTTCAACAGCACCAGCTTCACCAAAGGCGGCAAGACCTATTCCGCTGCGGTGTCTGATGCGACTGTGACCTTTACCGCCACCGAGGAGGGCGAGACAGACACCATTCCCGAAACCGTGGACGTGTTCACCGACGAGCACCTGTCCAAGCCTGTGACTACCGAGTGTACCGCTCCTACCGCCAAGTTCACCAACGGCAAGGACGCGAAGACCGCTGCGGAGAGCTTCATCGAGCAGATTAAGAAGTTCCAGTCTGAGGTTGACAACGACTGGTACTATCTCCTGACCGACAAGGACGAGGACGAGTACGTCACCGCTCTGGCGAAGTTCGCGGAGGCCAGCGAGCCGAGCGAGGCAGAGCTGGGCGCGGGTGTGGAAGACCACCGCAAGTTCTACATGGGCCAGACCAGCAACAAGGCGTTCGTGTGCAACACCGCCCGCGCTGCTGTCATCTATGCCGATGCGGACAATCTGAATGAGGAGCCTGACGCCTCCTACACGGGCAACGTGGGGCCGTTCTACCCCACCAGCGTAACATGGAAGTTCAAGCGCCCGCAGGACGGCAACGCCTCCACTACTAAGCTCATCACACTCCCCCTGCTCACCGACGGCGAGCGGGAGGCTCTGCTTGAAAACCACGTGAACTTCTTGACCGAGGAGTACAAGCGCCAGTACGTAAAGGACGGCACTTGCCTCAACGGTGAGTTCATCGACGTGGTTCTCGGCGGGGACTGGATCGCCAAGCGTATGCGCGACCTGCTCTATGACATCTTGCTTGAAAACGCCAACATCAACTATGGCGATGACGGGTTCGGCATGATTGGCACGGCAGTGTTGCAGGCTCTGGCAGAGGCCACGGACCTCAACATCATCGCTCGTGACCCGGAGAGCAAGACCGGCGTGTTCACCGTTGTCATTCCGAAGTATGCGGAGAGCACCGAGGACCAGCGCCGCAACCGTGTGATGCCCGACATCACGTGGGAGGCTCAGCTGGCAGGCGCGGTCCATCAGGTAAAAACCAAAGGCGTCCTCCGTGCGACGCTGTAAAGGAGGGATAGACCATGTTAGCTACGTTTGACCCGATGAAAGTCAATGTGTCTTTCAACAACCGGCAGCTCCGTATGTTCGGTGAGAGTATGTTCACGCTGGCCCGTGACGAGGCCAACGTCACGTTGAAAAAGGGTGTAAAGGGCGACAGCACCTACATCCTGAATGCGAACAAGGCGGGCAAGCTCACCATCACGCTATTGCAGGATTCTCCTGACGTGGCGTACCTTGAGCAGTGCGCAGAAAAGAACGTGATGGCAAACCTCGCTATCACGGACGCCAACGACAGCGGCTCCGTTTTCTTCGCTCAGAACTGCATGGTGGAGAAGCTGCCTGACAGGGCGAGAGGCAAGGAGGCCGCTGATGTCTCCATCGTGTTCCTCATCCCTGACATCCAGCTGTAATGGCTGAAACATTGAGTTGAAACATCTCGCCCGAATTCAAGTATTAGGCGCGAAAGTCTAAGTTTAGGCGGGAAATTCAACCAGATGTTTCAGCCCCGAATGTTTCAATGTTTCGGCCAATGTATCGCCAATGTTTCAGCTAAAACCCGCACCGTTACTGGCTTTTACGGGTATTTGAAACATTGAAACATTCATTCTTAATAGAGTGTGTAAATAGGGAGAATAGAGAGTAATGTATATCTCCGTCTCCCTAACGCGCCTATACGCGCGTAATATATAAAACGCCAATGTTTCAGAGGAGGATTGACCTATGGCAAGAACAAAAACCGTCATCGTCAACGATGTTGAGTACCAGCTGCAAAGCGTGAATTTCACATGGTATTCCAACCTGACCGACCTCTACATCAACCCCGCCAACGGCAGGAAGAACACAGCGAAGTACGCCGACGCTCTTATCAAGGGCTGCGTGACTGCTCCCGCTGAGGTGGCAAAGGCCGGTCTGAAATACTTCGATGAACAGGATGACCTCGCTACTCCGGGTGAGCTGGTGCGCGAGATCGAATCCTTTCTTAGCGAACGAACTAAACCGCAAGGCCGCTAAAAGCCGCGCTCGTAAAAACGAGCGGTTTTGGCGGCTTGTGTTCTGCATGGGCGGCGTGACCTATTCGGAGCTTAAAGAAATGGATCTGTATGAGTTCTCCGAGACCGAACAGGCCCGCCTGCTCTGGCAGGACGAATGGAACAAGAAAGATTGAGAGGAGGGATGAACTGTGGATGAAGCCCGCAGTGTATCGTACAGCATAAATGTACGTGCCAACACGTCGCAGGCAGAAGCCAGCATTCGCAACGTCACGAGCAGTCTTGGCGGCTTGCAGGGCAGCGGCGGCAGAATCAATATCAGTGCGGATAGCTCTCAGGCTGATTCGAGCATCCGAAATGTCACGAGCAATCTCGGCGGTTTGCAGTCGCAGGCCAGCAGCGTAGGCTCGGCGTTCCGCAGTTCTTTCCTTGCCGCCGTGGATGGAGGAAACACTTTTTCCTCCTCCCTGCGCTCCGGCGTCGGCGGGGCTTTCTCCTACGTGATGGGGCAAGCCAACGCCTTTAGAGAAAATGTTGTATCGGGTGCGCAGAACATCGCAAATGGTTTTGCGCACCCGATTTCTACAATCCGAAACGGGCTGGGTAACGCGATCCAGTCCGCAAAGGACAGGTTCACTGACTACATCAGAAACGCAGAACGGGCTGCCACCGCAACAGATGATATGGGCGGTTCTGCCGGCGGCGCCAGACAGGACGTTTCCAATCTTGGCGAGGCCGCCGAGGAATCTGGCGGCAAGTTTGAAAAGCTCGGCGGCGTTCTGAAAGGCGCGGGGGCTGCTATCGCGGGTGTTTCCGCAGCTGCCGCCGCAGGAGCCGTAGCGCTCGGTGTGCAGGTCGTGTCTGCCTATTCCGATTATGAGCAGCTTGTCGGCGGTATTGATACCCTGTTCGGCAAAGCCTCTCAGACGGTACAGGCAAATGCGGCAAATGCCTACGCCACCGCTGGTATGTCGGCGAACCAGTACATGGAACTCACCACGAGTTTTTCTGCCAGCTTGATTAAATCGCTCGGCAACGACACCGACAAGGCTGCGTCCTATGCGAACAGCGCGATTGTGGATATGTCCGACAACGCGAACAAAATGGGCACAGACCTTGAGCTTATCCAGAATGCGTATCGCGGATTCTCCATGCAGAACTACACCATGCTGGACAACCTCAAGCTCGGTTACAGCGGTACGCAGGAAGAAATGGAGCGGCTGCTGAGTGACGCGGAAAAGCTGTCCGGTAAGAAATTCGATATATCCAATTTCGCAGACATAACCGAGGCCATCCACATTATCCAAGAGGATATGGGGATTGCCGGTACGACGGCATTAGAGGCGTCGGAAACGATTGCCGGTTCCATTTCCAGTACGAAGTCGGCGATTGGGAACCTGATTGCCGGCCTCGGTAACGCAAACGCTGACATCGGAATGCTCGTTGACAACGTGGTGGACAGCTTCGGGAACGTGGTGAAGAATGTTACGCCTGTGGTTGAAAACCTCGCTGCTGCCCTGCCGGATGCGATTAGCAAAGTGATACCGGCGATAGGTTCACTCCTGCCTACTCTTGTGAGCACGGCGGGAAGCGTGTTCGGTCAGGTGCTTTCGTCTATCATCGCTCTGCTGCCGCAGCTTATTCCTGTGGCGGTGGACGCTATATCCCTTATTGCGGAGACGCTGCTTGAGAACGTCCCGCTGATTGTGGACGCGGCGGTTAATCTGGTGGACAGCCTTATTGGGGCAATCGGCGACCTGCTGCCCATGTTTGCGGAGGCAGCGGTTCAGATTGTGGCTAATCTGGCGACTGGCCTCGGCGATTCCCTGCCGACATTGATTCCGACCATCATCGAGGGCCTGATGTCGGCAGTGAATACCCTGATAGAAAATGCCCCTCTGCTCATGGAGGCGGGTATGCAGCTCCTGATGGGATTGGCGCAGGGTATCATCGAGGCGATACCGATGCTTATTGAGCAGCTCCCGTTGCTCATCGAGGGCATTTTGACGTTCCTGTCGGAGAGCCTGCCAATCCTCTTGGAACAGGGCGCACAGATTATTCTGATGCTCGTGAATGGCATCATTAACGCAATCCCGATTCTGGTTGAACAGCTCCCCATTATCATCACATCAATCGTGGAGTTCATCAGTGGGAACCTGCCGGCCATTCTTGAAACCGGCGTGAATGTCCTCATCCAGTTGGCAGCCGGTATCATTCAGGCCATCCCGCAGCTGGTGGCGCAGCTGCCGCAGATTATTTCTGCCATCGTAAACGGCATCGGGGCGCTGATTGGCTCCATCGTTGAAGTCGGCAAGAATATCGTGCGAGGTATCTGGGACGGCATCACGGCTATGGCAGGCTGGATTAAAGACAAGGTAACAGGGTTCTTTAGCGGAATCGTTGACGGTGTTAAGGGCTTTCTGGGAATCCACAGCCCGTCCCGTGTGTTCGCCGGCATCGGCAACAACATGGCCGCCGGTCTGGGTCAAGGCTTCGAGAACACAATGGGCGGCGTGACAAAAGACATCGAGAACGCCATCCCGACCAAGTTCGATATGCCCGCAATCAACGGTCCCGCAAACGCCGCTTTCAAGGTGAACCCGATTGTAGGCGATGCTCCCGCTCCTGTGGTGGCAGACGCCACATATTCTGTCACGCCGGTGGTGGGTGACTTCGACCCGCCTGACCCGAATACGGAGGACGGCGATGGTGACGGTACGCACGTCGATGTCCCAGACCCAGATCCGGTTCCCGGCGGTGGCGGCGGCAGTCCTGCGTTTGCTCCGCAGATTACCGTCATCGTTCAGGGCAACGCGGATGAGGAATCCACGGAGAACCTGAAAACCTCGCTGCGCGATACCGTGCGTGAGCTGTATAACGAGTTCCGGGAGGAGGAGCGCGAGCGCATGGTGCTTAAAAACCAATACGCTTACTGATAGGAGGGATTGAGAATGGCGTATGTGCTGAGAGGGAGAAAAGGCGGTACGGTCCGTTTCATCCCGCTCGAAAACGGCGTAATCGAAAAGGAAAGCGAGAGTTACAGCAGCTCCGTCACTTCAAATCCTGTGGAAGACGGGGCTGACATCGACGACCATGTGAACAATGCGGCGGGTACGCTCAACATCTCCGGCACGATTATCGGAGGCGACGGGGCAATCAACGCCCTAAAGTCTATGCGTGACCGCCGGGACGTTATCACATACATCGGTGTGACCCGGATGAACAATCTCGTTTTCACCAGCTTAAAGTTTGACCGGTCTTATAAAAACCGGCACGGCGCGTCTTTTTCGGCCACACTCAAGCAGGTGCAGATAACTTCATCGGAGTTTGTTCCGATGGATGCTGAGCTTGCCATGACGAGCCAAGACGCGGGGAAAAGCCAGAACCCGCAGCTTGCCAGAACAGTGAGCACGGGTATGGCAATTTTGGCTATCCAGTCCGTAAGCTCCACCGCTGCGGCGGCGCTGAGGTCCGTAAATGTATCGGGCGGCAGCGCCGCTCCGCTCACGCGGATCACCGGCGGCTATGACGGTCTGGCGCGGCGTTGAGGAGGTGTGAAGTATGGCGCTGCAACTGATTGACTTGAATGAAGATATTGAGTACATCAACATCGACGCATCGAAAGTGCCGTACTCATTCTCCATCAAACTGACCGACAAGACGTTCAGCTTTACGGTCAAGTACAACGATACCGGTGGGTTCTATACGATAGACCTGCTTGACGCAAATGGGAATGTCCTTGTGTTCGGTGAAATCGTCCGCTACGCCCGCCCGCTGTTCAACGTGGTGGAGGACGAGCGGTTCCCGATACCGGTTATCATCCCCCTGTGCATCACAGGAGACAGCGTTTCGGAGGTCACGAAAGAGAACTTCGGGAAAGACGTGAAACTGTATCTCCGGGAAAGGACGGTGCAGTGACATGGCATTCTGGATCAGGGACGCGACGCTCACCATCGGCAATAAGCAGTATTCCCTCGGCGGCCTGAATTTTACCTTTGAAATCCCGTTTGAGGACAGCGACGAGCCGCCTGTGGCAACGATAAAGGTCACGAACCTCTCCGCAGCCACGAGAGCCGGAATCAAGAAAAACGACCCGGTTGTGCTGAACGCCGGGTATGAGGGCGATGTCGGCTGCGTCCTCATCGGAAAAGTGGTCGGCCTGAAACACAAACAGGCCAACACCGACTGGACCTCAACCCTGACGGTGCAGCCGTGCGCTGACGAGATACTCGGCAGCCTGATAAACAAGACCTACGCCAAAGGGATAAAGGCGTCTGCCATCGTGCGCGACCTGCTGAATATCTTTGGTGTGGAGGTGTCCAAGTGCGAGCTGACTGAGGACATCAGCTACCCGCGTGGGCGGGTGTGCCGGGGAAATTTGAAGCAGGTGCTGACGGAGATTGTGGTGAACGAGTGTAAGAGCCGGTTCATCATCCGGGCGACCGGGCAAATCTACATCACCAAAGCGGACGATGGCATCAACAACGGCGTGACCCTTACCTCCGCTACCGGCCTGCTGAGGGCCGATGAGGAGAAAGTAGCGATACCGTATGAGACTGACCTGAACTCCCAGAAAACCGGCGAGGACCGGGACGATGACACCATTTCCCGTTCCTGCCTGCTCAATTATCGGATAGCCACTGCCGAGGTGGTAAAAATCCAGTCGAGCAACCTGAATGGCCGTTTCATTGTGGTGAAAGGCTCCCACAAGGGCGGCAGGACGGGCGATTGGGAAACTTCGATGGAGCTGAAACCTTATTGAGAAAGGAGCTGCGGAATGTCCGCTATCAACGAATACGAATACCAGCAGATCCACGACAAGCGGCTTGCGGAATCCATCTGCGTGGCGGCTACCGTCAAGGTCGTGGCTTTTGACCCCGCGAAGATGACGGTGGACGTTCAGCCGCTCTCGAAGCATTTGCAGAACGGGAAATATGAGAGCCAGCCGCCTATTTTGGGCGTACCCGTGGCGTGTACCCGCTGCGGCGGGTTCATCACAAGGCCGTGGATAAAGGTGGGAGACACCGGCGTGGTGGTCTACCTCGACCACGACATGGACAGCACCGTCACGGGCGGCAAAGAAGCCAAGCCCCTCACGGAGCGCAACCATGCCACGACAGACGCTATTTTCATCGGCGCAATCGTGGCGGGCAGCTACTCGTCCTCCGGCCTACCGGCAGACAGCCTTGTTCTCGCCACCGAAAACGGCAGCGTCTATGTGGCGGTATCTGCGGCAGGCGTTGCAATAAAGGGAAACCTGACCGTGACGGGGAACGTGAACAGCTCCGGCAACATAAGCGCGGCGGGCAACATGACCGCTGCCGGCGATGTCCTTGCCGAGAGTAGCATAAGCGGCGCCCACCACACGCACCCCGGAGATTCGGGAGGCAGAACGGGGCAGCCCGGATAAGGAGGCAGTATGGATAACATGACACTGCTTATCGACCCGGAATCGAGGGATTTGGTGTTTGACACCGACGGGTCGTTCAAGAAGATATACGGGGACGACACCACCGTACAAAACGTGCGCCACACGCTCCTTGCGTGGAAAGCGGAGTTCTTCGCTGATGAGACGCACGGCACTGATTATGAGAGCATCGTCGGTCAGAGCATGAACGACGTTGACGATGACGAGATAAAAGAGGTCATTCGGGAGGCCGTGTTTCAGGACCCCGATGTGTCCCAGATTGATTCAATCTCCGTCTCCTATGAGGGGCGGACAATAACTGTTGAACTTACCGCCACCCTTTCGGATGGCGAGAAAATAGCATTGGAGGTGACGGCATAATGGCGAAGACCACAGATTGGGGCCTGACGGACGCCGGTTTCAGACGCCCTACATACGCGGAGCTGCTGGACGCTCTGGAATACAAAGCGCGCGAGCTGTACGGGTCGCGGGCAAACCTGACCGTGCGCTCCCCGCTTGGCGTGTTCCTGCGCATCTACGCTTGGATGCTGAACCTCCTGTTCTCCACGCTGGAAGATGTGTATAACAGCCGGTTCATTGACACCGCTGTCGGGACGAGCCTCTATAACCTCGGACGGGCGATTGGCTTGAAACTGCTCGGGGCGCAGAAAGCGGTCGGCTACCTGACCTTTACCGGCGAGGACGGCGTGGAGGTCCCGGAGGGCTACCTTGCTGAAACGACTGCCGGAGAGCAGTACATCACTCTGCAATCCGGTGTGATAACCAGCGGAAGCGTCACCCTTTCCGCGACCGCTGTTGTGCCGGGGCCTGACGGGAATACAGAGAAGAACACCATCACCAATATTGTGAACCCCATGAGCGGCATCGAAGCCGTCACGAACGCCTCTGCGTTCGAGGGCGGCAGAAATACGGAAACCGATGCGGAGTTCCGTGAGCGGTACTATTTGTCCGTGGACTTTGCGGGCGGCGTGAATATCGACGCCATTGTCGCTGAGATCTACGAGAGCGTCGAGGCGGTCATAGCGGTGGCCGGCGAGGAGAACGATACCGACGTTCAGAGCGAGAGCGGGCTGCCTCCCCACTCCATTGAAATTATCGCCTATGGCGGCCTCGATGAAGACGTGGCAGGAGCCATCTTCCGCAGAAAGGCGGCGGGCATCCAGACCTACGGAAACACTTCTGTGTCGGTCGTAAGCTCTGCCGGCACGACGCACAAAATCAAGTTCAGCCGCCCAACGCCTGTGAATGTCTGGGTGAAAATCACCGGCCTGAAAACCGACAGCGTGTTCCCGCTTGACGGGATTGACCGTATCAAGCAGAACATCGTCGAGTATATCGGCTCCAACACGAGAGGCGGTATGGCTATCGGACAGGACGTGATTTGTGTCACCCTGCCGACCGAGGTGCTTAAAGTGCCGGGGGTTGTTGACTTCGACCTGCAAATCAGCTCCAACGGCTCTGCGTTCAGCCGGGAGAACATCACGATTGCAGCCCGTGAAAAGGCGGTCACTGACGAAAGCAAGGTGACGGTCGAATGAGGAACTATCTTTCTGAAATGCTGTATGCGCTGACGAGCGCCTACACAAGAAAAGACTACAATAACCGCCGCCGGGACCTCCCCATCGAAACGAACATCGGAAAGCTGTTCGCTATCCTCGCATGGGGGCTGGATTCCGTCGAGAAGCAGACCGAGCTGATAAAGCTGTGGGAGGACATCGACTATGCGGAGGGCGCGGTCCTCGACCGGTACGGGGCCAATTTCGGCGTCGCCCGTATCAGCCCTGATGACAGGTTCTACCGCATGGCAATCAAGGTGAAGCTAATGGCGCAGCTTTCCGGCGGCGACATCAACACCGTCATTGAGGCGGCAAGCGCCCTGCTGGAAGTGGATGTGTCCGAAGTCATGCTCGATGAAGTCTATCCGGCCAAAATCGAGCTGTTCGTGGACCAGAAGCTCCTGTCCCCGGAACGCATTGAGATGCTGGATTTGATTGCCGAGGCCATCAAGCGAATCCTCGCGGCGGGCGTGGGACTGCGCCTTTACCTGCGGACCCACAGCACTTATCGTCATGAGATTGTCGTGCGGCACTGCGGATATGCGGCGACCGAGCAGAGCGCCCCGCCATTTACAAAGGACAGGGACGCCAGAATGACCCTGAAAACGCTCTACGGCGCGTTTCAGCCTACGGAGGTATCTGCGGCCCACCCGCCGCAGAATCGGGCGCATACGGCTACGCAGGAGGGCGCAGGGGGCGCTGTATACCACACCAGAATCAAATCCAAACGAGTTGACAAGGAGGAATAAGAATGTCGAAGTTTGAGGACGGCAGCTACGGCTCTTTGACCGGTATCGCCCTTATCGGAAAAGTCCTCGCCGGACGCTGCCAAATGCACTACACAAAAGCCGCCGTCGGAAACGGGACAATCCCGGAGGGGCTGACGCCGAAGACCATGACAGGCCCTGCGGGGTATGTGATGGATGCACAGATTGCGGCGGTATCAAACCCTGTGGACGGCGAGTGTCAGGTCACGGTCCGCATCAAGAGCGAGAGCGTTGAATCTGGCTTTTACCTGACGAACATCGTCCTGTTCGCGGAAGACCCGGACGATGGCGAAGTCCCATACACCTACCTGTGCTTGGAGAACGAGCCTGAATGGATTCGCCCCGCAAGCTCGGTCGTAGGAAAGCTCGCCACATTCGATTTGATCGCGGCGGTGGGCGACGTAGACACGGTTACGGCTGTGATTGACCCGGAGGCAATCGCCACCATCGGCGAGGTTGAGCAGTCCATTTTGGCGCACAACAATGACCCTGCCGCTCACGGCGGCCTTTCGAGCATCGAGGAGAGAGCGCTTACTATCCCGAAAACCGGATGGGATATTGGGGCGTCCGAGGCTCCCGAGGGCGTCTATTACGTGGACATCCCGCTCGACAGCGTGACAGAGGCACTGATTCCGATTGTCAATGTCCAGCCGAAGCAGCTTGCGACGGCAAAGAAGTGCGGTCTGTACCCTGTGTGCCGCACTCTCTCCGGTGGAATCCGTCTCTATGCGGAAAAAGCCCCGGAGAGCGAAATCACAGCGACGGTGGTTCTTATGAAAGAGCCTGAAAACTAAAAGAGGAGGAAACATTCATGGCGTATGGATCTGTAAATATCCCCGGCGTAAGCGCCTCTGAGCTGGAAACGGTCAGGGCGCTTGCGCAGGACGCAAAAGAACTTGCGGAATCCGCGTCTGAGGCCATCACAGACCTCACGAACACAATCAACGTCGTTCCGTCCCCCAGCGGGACGCTGACCTTTACAGGCAGCCAGCAGTCCCCTACGTGGCTGAATTACGATGAAAGCAAGCTCACCCTCGGCGGCACAACGCAGGCCACGAATGCCGGCACTTATGAGGCGACGTTCACGCCGAAGTCCGGGTTTAAGTGGTCTGACGATACGGAGACCGCCAAGACCGTCCAGTGGACTATCAACCGGGCGTCCATCGCAACGCCCACGCCGAGCGGCAGCCTGACCTACACAGGCTCCCCCCAGTCTCCTACATGGACAGACTACGACACCGGCAAAATGTCCATCAGCGGCACGAACTCCGCTACCAATGCGGGAACCTACGGCGCAATCTTCACGCCGGGGTCTAACTACAAGTGGGCGGACGGGACTACGACCGCAAAGACGGTGAACTGGACGATTGGAAAGGCGGCAGGCTCCCTCAGCCTTGACCCGACCAATATGACACTGAACAACACCACGAAGACCGGCACAATCACCGTTACCCGTGCGGGCGATGGCGCGATTTCTGCCGTCTCCGGCAGCTCCGGGATTGCCCAAGTCAGCGTTTCTGGGAACAAAATCACGGTCACGGGCAAAAGCTCCGGTGTGGCTACCATCACAGTAAAGGTGGCAGCCGGTACGAACCATACAGCCCCTGCGGATAAGACTTGCAGGGTCGAGGTAAACTTCGTGAATATCTACGGCGCGAGCTGGGATGGCACAAGTACCACAAAATGGACGAGAACCGATAAAGCCGCCGGTTTTATCGACCCCGTTCCCTATGTGGCTGGTGCGGGCAGTTACAGCTCGCCGTTTGACAATTTGCAGCCGTGGGCAGGAATGACAAAGACCACTCGCTCGGGCAACTCGATGGTCGCTATTCCGAAGTTCTGGTACAAGCTCACCAAGAGCGGCAGCAGCATCAAAATCCAGATCGCCGACCAAGCGACCGCAGGCTTCTCGGTTTCCCCCGCCCACATGAACAGGGGCGATGGACACGGCGAGCGGGATGTCGTTTACATCGGCAGGTATCACTGCGCCAGCGACTACAAGAGCAAAACCGGTGTGACGCCGAAGAACAACATCACCCGAAGCGCTGCCCGAAGCGGCATCCACGCCCTCGGCGCGAACTTCTGGCAGATGGATTTCGCCATGCGGTTCACCATCTGGCTGCTCTACATCGTGGAGTTTGCCGACTGGAACTCTCAGGCAAAAATCGGCTACGGCTGCGGCAACAGCAGCGGTGTGCAGAATATGGGCGCATCTGACAGTATGCCTTACCACACCGGCACGATGCAGACCTCCCGCACGACCTACGGCGTAGGTGTGCAGTACCGCAACATCGAGGGCCTGTGGGATAACGTCTACGATTGGATGGATGGCTGCTACTATAACGGCAACGGGCTGAACCTCATCCTGAACCCCAACAATTTCAGCGACAGCAGCGGCGGCACGAGCGTCGGTACGCCGTCGAACGGTTGGCCGTCCGCATTCAATGTCGCTACGGCTGGCGGGTTCCCGATGTTCTACCCGACTGCTGCAAGCGGCAGCGATTCCACGTACTCGTGCGATTACTGGGGCTTCAGCTCGTCGGGCCCGTGCCTCTGCGTTGGTGGCTACTACGGCCAGAGCACCGACCACGGCTTGTTCTACGTCAGCTACGGCAGCGTGTCGAGCGCGAACGCGGACATCGGCTGCCGCCTCCAAGAACTCCCTTAATGGGGGAGCGTGAGGGGGCGAAGCCCCCTCACAAGGGACCCGCGCGAAGCGCGGGGACCATCCGGGGCTACCTGTGCGGTACCGATGTCAACTGTTCGGCGTAACGTGCGATAACTGGAACTTCAACTCGTCGAACCCGTGCCTCTACGTTGGTGGCAACTACAACCAGAACACCAACCACGGCTTGTTCTACGTCAACTACAACAGCGTGTCGAACGCGAACACGAACATCGGCTGCCGCACCCTTTTATGTGTCTTGCTGACAAACCTCCAAACCACGGCACAGGTAGTCGCGCACCTCTCGGTGAAGATAAGCAGTTCAGGGAGCGGGTTAGTACACCTCGAAAGAGGCGTTGGAAAGCTCGTACAGCTAAAAGGAGGATACAAGTCCCTGTGAAAAGAGCAAAGAACCTATTTGAACCTTTAATCTCAGATGAGAATTTATCAAGAGCCATCGACGAAGTAAACCGCACACATCATTGGCGCACCCACCACCGCCCGAATAAATGCACTGCTTGGGTGGAGGAAACCAAAGAGGAGCGCATCAAGGAGCTGCGGCAAATCATCATCGACGGCTTTGAACAGAAGCCGCCTCACACGACCCGCAGATGGGACGCAAGCGCCCAGAAGTGGAGAACGGTGAGCGAACCCGCGCAGTGGCCCGACCAGTATATCCACCACGCGCTTATCCAGATTTTGCAGCCAATCTTCATGCGGGGCATGGACCATTACTGCTGCGGCAGTATCAGGGACAGAGGCCCGCACCAAGCACGGGCGGCAATCGAAAGCTGGATGAACCACGACCCGAAAGGTACTCGGTACGAGCTGTGCGGCGATGTGCGCCATTTCTACGACAGCCTGAAACCGGAGGTTGTGATGGGCCGTATGCGCTGCCTGATTAAAGACCGGCGCGTCCTCGACCTGATTTGGCGCATTGTGAAAGATGGCGTCCGTATCGGCTCTTATACCTCGCAGTGGTTCGCAAACACCGTTTTGCAGCCGCTGGACCAGATGATCCGTGACAGCGGGCTGTGCGCCCACTATGTCCGGTACATGGACAACCTCACGGTATTCGGTCCGAATAAGCGAAAGCTGAAAAAGCTCCGGCTCCTCATTGAGAAATGGCTGACGGAGCATCAGCTTAAACTGAAAGGCGACTGGCAGATATTTCCGATTGCCCGCGTAAACCCGAAAACGCCGCTGGAACCACCGAGGCGCGGATTTGCGAGGCAAAAGAGCCGTTTGCCAAACGCCGTAGGGTATCGGTACGGTCGGGGCTTCACAATTCCGCGCAAGCACAATCTCCTGCGCATCAAACGGGCGATTGCCCGATACCGCAAGAGAAAGAGACAAGGCAAGCGCATCATGGCAGGAGCGGCTGCGAGCCTGATTTCAAGGCTCGGACAGCTGAAACACTGCAATAACTACAACCTTTACCGGCTTCTGTATAAAGGCGAACGCCTTGTGCGTGACCTGAAAAGAATCATCCGTCAAAAGCAGCGAAAGGAGGAACTGACGTGGAGTATGTATTTGGAACGCAGGAAGACATCGAAGTCCTCAAGACAAAGGGCAGTGAGCATTCCGATTTGACCGGGTTTCACCAGATTGAGCGGAGCTATCCCGACCAGACCGTGACAGACTGTTTCCGTGTGGTCCGAAAGCTGGACAGCTTGGAGGACGGCGAGGGAAACTGCTACGACTGGTACGAGATTGACCGGCACTACCGGTTTACCGATAAGACCGGCCCCGTCGCCCAGCAGCTTGTGGAGAGCACTGCCGCATTGGAGGACGCCCTGTGCGAGTACGACGAGCTTGCCGGCGCACGGATGGGCGAAATCGAAGACGCCATGTGCGAGCAGGACGACGCAAACGATGTGCGTATCAGCGCCGTTGAGGACGCTGTATGCGAAATTGACGCTATCATCAGCACAATTAGTGAGGGAGGTACTATCAATGAACAAAATTTGGGCTAACAGACTGATTGCCGGTACACAGGTTTGGGATTCCGTTCCCGATTACCGCCGCAGCGGGGTAAAGACCGAGCTGGCGTCCCGCGTGGAGGACGGCGAGATTACCGCCGAAAAGTACAAGGAGATCACCGGAGAGGAGTATGCGGCAAAGACCGCCGCGCCGAGTGAGCAGCCGTGAGAAAAGTTGGATTAGTCGTTGCCGTAGAGGATGACGCTCTGCGGCAACGGTTCGGAGAGGGCCGACCCATGAAAGATAAGATGGGTGTAACCCTCTACCAGACGAAGAATTGCCAGCTCTACGCCGTTCGGTGTGGAGCTGGCGAAATTTATGCGGCGGCAGCAACGCAGTACCTCATCGACAAGTACAAGGTGGCGGCGGTCCTCAACTATGGCGTTGTGGGCGGCTGTACCGACGCCTTGCATCCCGGCGAGATATGTGTCGTGGTAAAGGTGGCGCATTACCAATATGACCTGTTTGCTGTTGATAATGTGCCGGCTGGCCGCTATTTGGAATACCCGGACCGGCTGCTGCCGGTAAGCACTGCTTTCACGGATTTGGCCTCCCCCGAACTCCATCGGGTGGTTTGCGCATCCGGCGACAAGTTTGTGGGAGACGCCGCAGAGAAGCTATGGCTGCACAATGAGTTCGGAGCCGACATCTGCGACATGGAATCCGCAGCCATTCTGCTCACCTGCGACCGAAATCGGGTCCCGTGCCTCATTATCAAGGCCGTGGCCGACAGCCTTTCGGGAGGGGCGGCAGAATACTGGCGGGAGAAAAACCAGACAGCGAAAAGCTGTCTGGACTACGCCGTCGAGGTAATTGACGGGCTGTAATCGCAGAGGAGGGATTGACATGAACGAAATTGTGCTCTGCCTGTTAAGTGGCGGCGTTGCGGCTGCCGCGATGAAGACCCTTGACGGGGTTATCATGTGGCATCTTAACCGCAAGGCCGCCAAAGAGGACAGGGACGCCGATAAGCAGGCTGCCGATGAGCAGCAGGAAAAGGACACAACCAAGCGGCTCCAAGATGACCTTGCATCGCTGCGGGTCGGCGAACGTGTGATTCTGCATGACCGCATTAAATATCTGGGCAGACGATTCATTCGGGATGGCGAAATCGACTTCGACGACCGCCAAGACCTGATTGATATGCACGGCGTTTATCATAACGCGCTTGGCGGGAATGGGAATCTGGACAAACTCATGGAGGAAGTCATGGAGCTGCCTGTGAAGTAAAAGGAGGAGGAATGCCGTGGTAATTGTTCTTACTGCGGTAGCGTCCGTTTTCCTCGGTGTCTTAGGCTCTCTCTTGCTGATTCGCTTGAGCAGCGGAAAGAGCCGCAAGACGAAGAAGCAGAAAGCGGAGACTACCAAAAAGGTAATCTGGGTCTGCCTGATAAACGGGTTTGCATGGGTGTGGTGCAGCTATATCCTTGCCTACCTCGACAAGATGCAGATTGCCGAGAGCCTGTCCCAAGTGGCAGTTACGGAGATTATCGGTGTGGTGCTTGCCTACTGCATAAAATCCGCTGTCGAAAACCTGAGTAAAAATAACCGGTGGCCGGACAAGGACAGGCCCTCTGTCGAACACACAAACTCCGGGACCGGTTGAAAGGAGTAAAGCATGAGCACGAAAGAGGAGAGGATCTGGAACTACCTCATCGGGAAAGGGCTGAGCAAAGCCGGCGCCGCAGGGCTGATGGGAAACCTGTTCGCAGAGAGCGGGCTTTCCCCGAAGAACCTGCAAAACACCTACGAGAAGAAGCTGGGCTTTACGGATGACAGTTATACCGCCGCTGTGGACAGCGGTTCGTATCAGAACTTCGTCCGTGACAGCGCAGGATATGGCCTCGCGCAGTGGACGTTTTGGAGCAGAAAACAGAATATGCTTGACTTCGCACGAGCCGCAGGAAAGTCCATTGGAGACTTGGAAATGCAGCTCGATTTTCTTTTTCAGGAGCTGTCAGGCAGCTACAAGCAGGTTCTGTCCACGCTGAAAACCGCCACCACTGTGCGGGCTGCCAGTGACAGCGTTCTTCTCAACTTCGAGCGCCCCGCAGACCAGAGCGAGGCGGTAAAGGTGAAAAGAGCCAGCTATGGGCAGACCTACTTTGACAGGTATGCCGCAGCAGCAAAGCCCGGAAATGGAGGAAATCTTATGGGAAACAGCTCACTTGTAAACTACACAAAACTCAGCCCAAACCATTCGGGCAAGCGCACCCACGCCATTGACCGCATCACTCCGCATTGTGTGGTGGGCCAGTGCTCCGTCGAAACGCTGGGCAATATCTTCGCACCTACGTCCCGTCAGGCGTCCTGCAATTACGGCATCGGCCCTGACGGGCGGGTGCTCCTGTGTGTGGATGAGGGCAATCGTTCTTGGTGTACTTCTTCCAACGAAAACGACCAGCGGGCCGTAACCATCGAGTGCGCATCTGATACCACCGAACCTTATGCTTTTAAGGACGTGGTGTATCAGAAGCTCATTACTCTGTGCGTGGACATCTGCCGCAGAAACGGCAAGAAGAAGTTGCTCTGGCTGGGCGATAAGAACAAGACGCTCAACTACTCTCCGAAGTCGGACGAGATGGTCTTAACTGTCCACAGGTGGTTCGCCAACAAGAGCTGCCCCGGAAACTGGATGTTCGCCCGTATGGGCGATCTCGCCAGCAAGGTAACAGCGCAGCTTGGCGGCTCCACCGCGCAGCCCTCGACACCGAGCGCCCCTGCCGCCGGGCTGGGCGTAGGCACGGTTGTGAATTTTGCGGGCGGTAAGCACTACACCAGTGCGAACGCCGCCAGTGGCTCCACTGCAAAGGCAGGACCAGCCAAAATTACCGCCGTGTCTGCCAATGCCAAGCACCCGTATCACATCATCCACACCGACGGCACAAGCAACGTCTACGGATGGGTGGACGCAAGCGCTGTCTCGGTGGCCGGCGGTTCTGCTGCGGTCAACTATACAGTTCGCGTGAAAATCACCGACCTGAATATCCGCAGCGGCCCCGGAACGAACAACGCCAAGAAAGGCGTAATCAAGCCGGGCGTCTACACCATTGTGCAGGAGGCCACCGGTGCAGGGGCCTCGAAGTGGGGCAAGCTGAAATCCGGCGCAGGCTGGATCTCCCTCGACCACTGCGAAAAGCTGTAATTAGGAGGTTATCACTATGAACGAACTTTTGTCTGACCTGTTGATTGCCGTAATCACGGCTGCGGTTCCTGTGCTGACCGCATTCGCCATCACTTACATCAAGCGGGTTGCCGCAAATGTGGCCGCCGAGACGGATGATGTCAAGGCACAGGGCTACATCACGGAAATCGCCGATGCGGTTTCCGCTGCCGTAGCAGCCACCAGCCAGACTTACGTTGACGCTTTGAAGCAGGCCGGTAAGTTTGACTTGGAGGCCCAGAAAGAGGCGGCGCAAAAGGCGCTCACCGCTTGTCTGGCGTCCATCAGCCCCGCTGCTCAGGCGTTTATCGAGGCGCTGTACGGCGACCTCACCGAGTACCTAACAACTAAAATTGAAGCCGAGGTGCGCCGTCAGAAGATTGCGCTCCCGTCCGCTACCAGCGGCGCCACCGAAGTGGCTGCCAGCACTGCGGCTGCCACCGCCGCCACTATCGCAGTATCTCAGCTGAACGCCGAAACCAAGTAAGCCAAAAGCCCTCCCGTGCAGGATTGTTCCTGTGCAGGAGGGCTTTTTCTTTTGTGCTAAAACGCCCACTCAATATCAACTTGGTCGTCGGTCAGGACAATGCGGGATATGAGGCTTTGCAGGATGCGCCGTTTCTGGTTCTCATCAGCGAAGTCCCATATTTCCGCAGCGTTGGTTATAAGCTCGGCTACTAAATCGAGCGGCATGGCATCGGTCTCCTTGACCGGGGCTATGGAGTTCTCCAATGCGGTTTTCTCACCGTACAGCCTGTTTATCTTTTCACCGAGCAGCTCGGGCGGTATATCGTCCTGCTGGTACAGTTCCATCAGCTTTCCGATCTGCCGGTCTATCTCACGAATGCGGCGCTCAATATCGGTGTTCTTGCTTACCGGGGCTGCGGTTTTCGGCTTGCCGGCGGCAAGCTCCTCCGCAATTTGCGGATTGCGCAGCAGCGCAAGTATCTTTTCCTCAATGATAGGCTCCAAGTCCTGCGCCCGCCATATCTTGTTCTGGCAGTTAGGGTCCTTTATCATGTTCTTCATCTGCTTTGTTCGGGAGTAGCAGGCATAATAAGAATATTTTCCTGTGTTGCGCAGGTAGTACCGGCCCCCGCAGTGTCCGCAGAACAGAAGTCCGGTCAGCACGTGCTTGGATTGGAAAGCGTGGCTCCCGAACTGCTCTCTGCGCTTTCCACGCAATATTTGTGCGGCATTGAATTGTTCCTCCGTTATTATCGCCTCATGCGCGTGATCCACAACGACACCTCCGAAGTGCAGGCGCCCGATATAGGTTTCATTCTCCAAGATGTTTCTCACGCTTGACCACGAATTGTAGCTGCTGTACTTATTTGTGTACCCTGCGTCCTGCAATTTATCCGTTATGGCTTTCAGTGATGCGCCGGAAAGATACCACTCATATATCTTCCGAACCTGCTCAGCCTCGTATGGATTTACGATGAGCTTGCCGTCCTCGTAGTCGTACCCGATAGGGATATTCCCGCCTCCGTGATGAAGTCCGGTCTTGGCGCGGGCTACTCGCCCCATCCACGTGCGCTCTTTTATCTGCTCACGTTCCAGCTGGGCGAATACTGCAAGCAGACCTATCATGGCTTTGCCGAACGGGGACGAGGTATCGAAGCTCTCCTGCATGGAGACGAAATCCACCTTGTTTGGTCTGAATATCTCCTCGATGAGATACAGCGTGTCCCGCTGCGAGCGGGAGAGCCGGTCCAGCTTGTAGACCAGCACCACATCAAACTTCTCTGTCTCGCTCATCAGCTTTTGGATGCCGGGGCGGTTCAGATTGCTGCCTGTGTAACCCCCATCCACATATATGTCTGCTATGAGCCAATCCTGCGCCTTGCAGTACGCAATCAGGCGCTCCCGTTGCTCGCCTACGGAGTAGCCCTCTTGTGCCTGTTCCAGCGTGGAAACGCGGATATAGAGGGCTGCCCGTCTCACAGCGGCATCCCGTCTAACAGGTAGTTGGCGAAGATCCAGTTACGGCAGGTGCGCTGCTCCTCGGTAAATTCGCCCTCCGGGTGGGGCTGGTAACTCTGGAAGTCAATCTGGCGAGCGTCCGTAATCACCAGCCGAATCCGGTCGTTTTCAATCTCGATATTCTGTCCCTCGCACGGAACGAAAGCCACGTGCGTATTCTCGTCATACTTAAAGCCGTTGCTCAGCCCGCAGAGATAGTAGGCTTTTACCCTTGCGTCCGGTTCAATATCCAGCTCTACATGAGCCTTGTCTTTGTAGCGCGTCCCCTCGAATATCTCGTGAAAGGCGTCGCCAATAAAGCATTTCGCACAGCACTTGTCGATGCGGGCAGAGCGGATTGCCCGCAGCCAGAAGAATGCGCACTTCTTTTTAATGTCTAACGATACTCTCATTCTTTTGTACCCTCCTCTAACTCGACGGCAAAGTTAAGTAGCTTCAACCGTTCTCTGCCGCTCAGCTGTTCGTAGATATGCAGCAGCTCCATCGCTTCCGGCGAAATGGATTGCTCCCCGTTAATCACCACGCCTCCGTGGTTGGCTTGGATAAAAGGACTGTTCGTCAGCTGGCCACTGATGTTGTTCTCAACGGCGGGGACGGTCTGCGTCCCTCTCAGCAGATAGTCGATGCTCACATTGAAGTAGTCGGCTATCTTTATTAACGCCTCCACGCTCGGGAACGCCTGCGGTATGCGCTCGTATTTCCCGATTGCGGACGGCACAACGCCGATGACCTCTGCCAACTGGCTCTGTGTGATGTCGCAGTCTTTTCTCAACCGTCTAAGTCGTTCTCCGAACCCGTCCATAGGTCTACCTCCTTTACTGTAAGTCTATTATATGTCTTTTAATTCAAGTTGTCAATGCAGGATTTTTTCGGGAAAAATTCAAGAATGGGAGTTGACATTGAGGAAATGAAGTGCTATAATAAGACTGTAAGTAAAGAAAGCGACCCGCAGGACACTAAAGGAGGTGGAACAATGAATGTTATGAGAGAGCGTAGACTTCGCGGGGCGATTCCCACACAGCGAGAGGTCGCAAAGATCGTCGGTGTGCAGGAATCCGCTGTAAGCAAGTGGGAACGCGGTCTTGCTAAGCCGCGAGCGGACAAGCTGCCCATTCTTGCAAAGCTGTACGGCTGCACCATCGAGGAGCTTTTGGCCGACGACGCTGAGCAAGAAGAATGACCGCCGCCACCTCTGTTCTACTCGCGGTTGCGACGGAGCTTGCACAGCAGGCGAAGTCCAGTATGCCTGAAATGAGGGAGGGCGAAAGAATACTGCGCGAGTGGTACGAAAGCGGAGTATATTACCGCGAAACATCCCTCGGAGATAAGTTATTCCTGTGCCAATACGATTTCAGGCAAAGAAAAAGCCGCCGGGAGGCGGTGGTGGAGTAGGAGTTGCAAATGACTGAAAAGGTCTGCCGCATTTGCCTATATGCTCGCGGCGGCTACCTGCTTCGCTGCCGCCTCATATCCCTGATGGTAGGTGTAATATGTCGTGCCGCTCGCGTCCTCAAACACGCCGTCCTGCGGTTTCTCAAGGCTCTGAATGGCGATGGGGATTTTGGTTTTCTCATCGGAAACAATCTCGCTTTCCATCTTGCCGTCCGCTCTGAGCAGCGTCTTCACGCAGTACCAAAGCGGGCATTCGCGCCATTCGCGGTATTCCATTTCAGCTTTGATGCAGTCATTCATTCTGTTCAACCTCCTTACGGGCTTTCCTTTTTTCTTTACATTCTTATTATAGCACTTTAAGTCGTTTTCGTCAATGCTTTTTCTAAAATTTTTTCAGAAAAATTTTCTCGAAAAGCAACGGAGAATAAAAAATCAGGGAGCCTCGTCAGCTCCCTGATTCACTATCTTTTATGTTTCCACGAGCCTATGGCCTCGATGCCAAACAGCAGGACAGCCATATCCTCCATCGCACGGTTGATGTCCCGGTAGAACGTCCGCTTGTCGATGTTCAGCCGCTCGGCAATCTCATCCACGCTAAGCCTGTCCTCGTCGATGTACCGCAGGTTGAGTGCCTCCCATCGGCGGGCCTCATCGGGATTCACCGCCTCCTTGCACAGAGCCTCATACGCCGCCAGCATCTTGTCAACGTGGCTCATCATCAGCCCTGTCTTCCGGCGCATGGAGCAGATGCAGCTTACCTCCAATGTCTCCGGGGAAACGTGGGCATAGTGCGCCCGCAGCTTCCGGTAGTTCTTCATCAGAAGATTAACGTCGTGATACCGGGCGTCAAACTCCTCGTCAATGATAGCGTCCTTTCTGGCAAGAACTTCCTGTGCCGCAACCCGCGCCACCTCAGCGATTTCCTCTTTGTTCATCGCCACGCACCTCCTTTTTTAACTGCGAAGTTTACTGATACGCACTCGCAAGGCGTCCATCAGGGCGTTTTGCATATCGCCCTTGTTTTCGAGAGCCTCGACTACCTGCTCATCCATGCCGCCCTGCACAATCAGGTGGTGGATGATGACCGGATGCTCTTGCCCCTGACGATGCAGGCGCTTGTTCGCCTGCTCGTACTGCTCCAAGCTCCATGTCAGCCCGAACCAGATGGCGTGATGGCCGCCGCGCTGTAAATTCAGGCCGTAGCCGCAGCTCGCGGGGTGCGCAAGCAAGATGTCGATTTCTCCGTTGTTCCAATCCTGCTCGTCTTTCGCTTGGGAATAAACCCTGACGCGCAGGTCGTATTTTGCCAAAGCCTCAACCAGCCTGTCCCGGTCGTGCTGGAAGTTGTAGAACACAAGGGCGTGTTGCCCGTGCAGCTGCTCAATCAACTCCAAGAAAGCGTCGATTTTGCAGTCGTGGACTTTGACCGCCGTTTTGTTCTCGCTGTAAATCGCCCCGTTACAAAGCTGTAAGAGCTTTCCCGTCAGAACTCCCGCACTGCCGGCGGTTATCATGTCTTCGTCCACCTGCAAAAGCAGCTCCGTCTCAAGCTGGGAATAGGCTTTTGCCGCCGCAGCGTCAAGGGCTACTGGCACGTTGTTCACCAGCATATCAGGCAAGGTCAGGTAGTCCGCTGCTTTCATACTGATGCAGATGTCGCTGATGGCCTGCTTAATCATCTCGAAGCTGCCGTCCTTTGGCGAGTAATTGAAAATCGTCGTTCGGTTTCTCCTGCCGGGGACGAAGTATTTATCCCGATAAGCGCCGAGGGTCTTTCCCAACCGTGCGCCGCCGTCCAAGAGATAAATCTGCGCCCACAAATCCTCAAGTCCGTTGCTGGACGGAGTACCCGTCAGCTCCACGATGCGCTTTATCCTGCTGCGCACCAGCTTCAAGGATTTGAACCGCTTGCTCTGGGAGTTCTTGAAACTGGAACTTTCATCCAGCACCACCATGTCAAACGGCCACGCATTTTTGAAATGCTCGACCAGCCACTGCACATTCTCACGGTTCACCACATAGACATCCGCAGGCGTAGCCAAAGCACGGATACGCTGCTGCGCTGTACCGAGAACAGGAACGACCCTCATCATTTTCAGGTGCTCCCACTTCTTCGCCTCCGTAGTCCACGTGGCCTCCGCAACCTTTTTCGGTGCGATGATGAGGGGCTTTGAAACCTCCCATCTGTTATACCGCAGGTCGTGAATGGCAGTCAGGGTGATAACCGTCTTGCCCAAGCCCATGTCAAGGAATAAGCCGACGGCCCTGTTGTAAATAATGCTGTCAATGCAATACTGCTGATACGGATAAGGGACAAACTTCATTGGCCCCCACCTCCCTCAATTTCTGCAAGCAGCTGCATAACCTCGTCGATGCCCTTTACCACGCGCACGTCGGCGCCGCGCTTTTGCATCTCTCCAATCGTATACCGCTGGATCTTTGCCAAACGACCGGTTTCGGTTTTCAGCTCTGCGAAAATGATTCGTCCAGTTGGAGTGATGATGAGCCTGTCAGGAACGCCCGGTGTGCCGGGGCTTACGAACTTTAGGCACATACCTCCCAACTTCTTCACGCCATCAACAAGACGGCGCTCAATTCGACTTTCATTCATGTTTTCCTCCTGAAACATTGGTGTTTCTATACTTTACGCGCGTATAGGCGCGTTAGGCGCTTTAGGCGCGTAAGTCGTGCGACTATAATTCTAAATCCTTTCTAATATCCCTATTTTCTCTCTCTATTAAGAATGAATGTTTCAATGTTTCAAAAGCTCAAAAAGCCAGTAACGGTGCGGGTTTCAGCCGAAACATTGGTGAAACATTGGCCGAAACATTGAAACATTCAAGGGGTGAAACATTGGGTTGAATTTCCCGCCTAAACTTCTCTAATTTTTCCTGATGTTAGACTTATGGTGAAATCGGCCCCAGATGTTTCATCCCCAATGTTTCAGCGACGGAGGAACCCACGCTGGTATCCGCAGTAGCCAAATCGCAGCCCGTTCGAGGACTTTTCCCACCCCGGCATAGACCGCAGGATGTCATTTATCTCAGTCGCCTCGGCATACTTGAAATCCTTTGGCTGACCGCCGAACGCCTCGCACCAGACTTCCAGCGCGCACACGCGGTCCCGCTTTACAAGGTTTGCAGACCCCTCAACTGTGCCGTTGAGGAACAGCCGCCGCTTGTCCAGCGACCACTTCTGCCAGTCCTCCGGGACCAGCTTCTCAACGAAGTCAAGGACGATGCCCTCCTTGCTGCTGACTTCTCTGTGATCTTCCTGCTCGGCTCTCGCCAGCTCCTCCAACTCGCCTGTCAGGTACAGCGTTTCACCCAGCCGCCAGCGCATAACCGCCTCGGCCCATATCTGGTCCAGCTCGTCATCGAGGTCCCGCCATACCGTTTTCGTGCGTGGGACCACCCCCACATCCACAGGCCAGAACCGGCGGTTGCCGGTCTTATCCCGCAGGAACACGGGGGTATTCGTCGTGCCGAAGAACACACAGCATCGCGGTATATCCTTTACGTGCCGCCCGTAGGCCGCCCTGAATCGGTCCGAACGCAAGCTGAGGAACTGCTTGATGCGGGCTTCATCTGTCCGTCTGAAAGCGTCCAGCTCGCCGATTTCCACCAGCCACACGCCTTGCAGCAGCTCGCTTGCCTCCTTGCCCTCGAATGTCCTGATACCGTCGTTGAACCAGCCTTTGCTCATCCTGTCCAGCAGCGTGGACTTTCCGATGCCCTGCGGCCCTGTGAGGATAAGCATGGTGTCATATTTGCACCCCGGCTCCATAGCCCGCGCCACAGCCGCCGTGAATGCCTTTCTCGTGACCGCCCGCACATAGGGCTTATCCTCCGCGCCGAGGTAGTCAATCAGCAGGGAATCGAGGCGAGAAATGCCGTCCCACGACAGGGACGAAAGGTAGTTGCGCACATCGTTGAACTTGTGCTTCTCGCTGTGCAGGGACAGCGCGCCGTCGATTTTCCCGTTGCCCGTGATTTTGTAGACTTTCTCGAAGTACCAGTACAGCCCCTGATTGTCATTGTCAGTCCAGCCGCGCCGCTTCTCAAAGGCGCTCCACGGCAGGTCGCCGAGGATCTCTCCGCGCCCCGCGAACTCATTTAAGGCGAACTTGCCTTTGAGCAGCGGGTCGTTCTCAAGAATCAGCCAGATATTGTCGATGGTGGCCTTTATCGTACCAGTCTGCTTGTTCAGCTCCAAGTCCATCGTCCAGTCGAAGTTCTCAGCTTCGGCAGCCGGCGCCTCGCTCAGCCCCTGAAAATCGCTGACCGCAGAATCGGCCCGTTCCTTTGCCAGCTGCCGCGAGACCTTTGGGTCCTCGATGGCGAGGTTGCACATCGCCGCATACGACGGCAGCCGGTTCGTGGGCGTATTCGGGTCAGCCCCGTCGTCCATCTCCCCGAACTTGTGCATACGCACCAAATCGAACGCATTCACAAGCCTGCCGCAGCAGGGGTCAGTGGAATGGTGGGAGTAGAGGAACATCCCGTTGTCGTACACCACAGCGCCACCCGTTGTCGTTCCTCCGAGGTAGGTAAAACGCCCGCGTGAATTGTCCACCGGCTCGTAAATACCGTCGAGGTAGGTGTCCATCGCGCCGTATATGTCGTATGTGCGGCAGAATGCGCCCACCACGCCTGCCTTGCTCAGAGGATCGCTCTGCTTCATCGCCAGCTTCTTATAGGCGTTATCCGCGCCCGGAACCTGCGGCCATTTCGACACGTCCCGCCAGTCCCCAAGCCGCTCGTCAATCATGCGCAGCAGCCCATCAGCGTCAAGCAGCGGCTTGTCGCTAAAGGTGAACACATAATCGCTGTCGTAGCAGCAGCTCGGCCAGTACATCAGGCGTGTGGCCTCGAACGTGGTCGGGTCTGCGAACTCTATGCCGATAAGGGACGCCACGAACCGTGCAGACGGCTCATATTCGTCCGCAGTGACCGTCCGGTCAAAAGGGACTAATATTCTGAGACGGGGGCTTGCGGGCGAGTGCTTGCGCGTGGAATAGATGCAGTATCCGCACCCAAGCCCGTCCACCCGTTTCAGGATTTCATCTGTGCCTCCCGGCGGTATCGTGTCGAAATCCAGCGTGATGATGTCGCGGCCCGTCACGGCCCCCGCCCTGCGGCGCGGACCGGACAGCGTACCAGCGACGAACCCGCCGATGTCCTTTTTATCGTCCTGCTCCGACTTTTTCAGGTTCAGGTATTCCTGCATGGTCTCGGTAGAGCGGTTCGGAATCCTGAGCTTCTCGTAGAACTCTGACAGCATGATGGACTGGGGCTGCCAGTTTACGCTTTTTCGGTTGTTGCCGACAGTTATCGTTATCTCTCTGTCGTATTGCATTAAGCCCAGCCCTCCTTTACTTGTACTTCTTGCCGGTTTCCTTATCCATGAGGATTATGCGCCCGACCACCTCAAAACCGACGAGTTCAGCGGTCTTCTTCATAATCGGGATGAGCGCGCTTATCCGCTCAAGCACCCGGCGCTCCTCGGCCTCGATGTTGCTCATCGCCTCGCCCACAGTTGGGTCGTTGTAGCCCTCCGAGTTCTTATAGAGATGTGGTTTCTTATCGTGCGCCATAATCTCACCTACCTTTTGAGCAGCTTAATCAGCGCATGGATACCGCGAACATTGTCGTAGCCCATGATTTTGCCGGTTCCCGCCCAGAACTGAAACAGCTTGTCATCCGACTGCCGGCGGCAGTGGAAGTGGCCGCTCTGGGCGTTTTTCAGCGTGAACTCGATGTTGTTCCGCTGGAACTGCTCTATGGCGTACTGAATCCGGTCGGGGTTCTTTGCAACACGCGCATCGTGCTGCTCTTTTGCGTAGAGGTGATAACCGCCGTCAAAGGATTCGCCGGGGTTTTCCTCTCTGTCTTTCCTTGTCATATCGTCAATCCTTTCTAAAGAAGTCCCCGACCCAGCCGTCTGCGTTCAGCGGCAAATCCGGCGCCCACGGAATGGGCTGCGTCATCAGCCGCACCACATCGTCCAGATCCGCTCGGTCGGCAGGACAATCTATCACAACTTCGTCATGCACATGGAACACCACCTGATACCCGGCGTCCTCCAAATGCTCAATCGCAAGCGCGAGACAGTCGCGGGCGATTGCCTGAATGCAGTTCTCCACCAGCTTGCCGCCGTAGGTCTCAAGCTGCGTCCATTGCTTGGTGGTCTGGTTCACACCGCTATACAAGATGGAGGGCTTATCCCACGAGTTCACACCGAGCTGCGGGTTTGCGTAATACAGCTTTCTGCGGCTTGGCAGCGTTATCGTCAGGAAGTCCAGCCCGTGTTCAATATCCATCTCTCGGGCAAAGATGAGGTTTCTCACACCCGCAGGCCGTCCTGTCTGGATGACCGATACTGCCGCGTTCTCCACAGCGTACCACAGGTCCACAATGCGCCTGTTCGCGTCACGCCAGCGGGAAACGATGTCCGGCAGGTCATCTTCGGGTATGCCCATTCGCAGAGCGCCCATCGCAATCAGGGCGCCTGTGCTGCCTTGATAGCCGAGGGCAAGTTCAGCGACCTTGCCTTTCTGCCGCAGCTCGTATTCGGGATTTCCCTTTTTGATTCTGTCAATCGGAACCCCGAACATCTGACTGGCAGACGCCTCGTAGATTTTGCCGTGCGTCCTGAATACTTCGAGCCGCCACTGCTCTCCCGCCAGCCACGAAATAACCCGTGCTTCGATGGCGCTGAAATCCGCGTCAATTAAGGTATTGCCTTTGGACGCAATAAACGATGTCCTGATGAGCTGTGAAAGGGTATCAGGCACAGAGCCGTACATACACCGCAGCTTATCAGCGTTCCGTTCCTTGACCGCACTCCGCGCCCACGGAAGTGTTTTCATGTCGATGTAGGTTCTCGGTAGGTTCTGCACCTGCACGAGCCGTCCCGCCCATCTGCCGGTGCGGTTCGCTCCGTAGAATTGAAGCAGCCCCCGGACACGCCCGTCTCCGCACACAGCGGCTTCGATAGCGCCATACTTTTTCGTGCTGGTCTTACCAAGCTCCTGACGGATCTCCAACATTCTCTCTGCGGGACCGGTCACGGCTTTGCTGTCAAGCATCGCCGCGACCGTGTCTTTCCGCAGGTCGCCCACCGGCTGGTTCGTGTTGGTTTCAAGCCATTTGCTGAGCTGCGACACACTGTTTGGATTCTCAAGGCCAGTGATGGAGACCGCCTCTGCCGTCAGCTTATCGCGGGAGGCGGCGTCGATTTCCAACGCCCCGCGCACCATCTGCATATCTACCGCAACACCCCTCGCGTTGATGAGGAGGTCGGTCTGCCACTGCTTCTCAATGTCCGCAGGAACAGGGAAGTTCGACAGCCTGCGGTCAATCTCCATTTCGGTCGTAACATCGCCCTTGCAGTAAGTCTTGAACAGTGCCCACTTATCAGGGTCATGCTTGGGAAGATTCCGTGTTCTGCCGCCGTTGCTTTGCGTGGCGGCGCAAGGGACGCAGAAATAGCGGATAAGTGCCTTGCCGACTGAGAGCTTCTGCTTTTCGGCAGGAAGACCCAGAGCCTTACCGGTTGCGTCCAAGCCTGCCGTATAGCCGCAGTAAAGGCCGTGAAGCATCGTGTCCCGCCACTGGTCCACCGGCAGCAGATGTCCGCAGAACTTCGAGAGGCAATACCACTCGAATGCCGCATTGTATGCGTGTTTGATGTAGGCGGGATTGCTCAGAGCGTTGAACAACCATTCCGGCAGCAGCTCTCCCTGCGCCAGATCCACGATTTCCACAGGACCGCCATCTACGCTGTACGCGAACAGCAGAATCTCAAAGTCAGGGCTTTGCACGTACTTGTACGCCCCGGCTTTTGCGATAGGGACGCTGCTGTATGTTTCAATGTCAATCGAGATATGCGTCATCCGTCCCACCTCTCGTCCCTAATCAGAGCCACGCTCTCCGTGAGTTTCTCCCTTTGCCGGCGCAAGGCTTTTTCATAACCAGACGGCTCAATCCGCACCTGCGGGAAAAACGCCTGCAAGCAATATTGCTCGGACTGTCTCAGGCTTTCCAGCTTCTTAATCACTTCGTTCAGCCGGTCAACCTCAGACCGCAGCGCATTGATAAGTTCCTCCCTGCGGAGGTCACTGCAATACTGCTTTGCCAGCTTGAGAACCTTTGTCATCCGCTTCTTATTCGCATTGGCGAAGAACTCTCTGACGTTCAGCTCCATATACCCCGTCGGATATTCAATTCGGAACACGCTGTCAGTCATGGTCGCCGCCTCCTCTCTCAGCGGCGGCAATCTCGCCGGCGCAGGCTGCGTAACCGGCAAGGTCCACAAAGTTGTCCTCCTTGTACCCGGTGGCAATCCGAGCCACCTTTAGCAGCCCCATCATGGTAGCCACGTCTTTGGCATTGATGTGGTTGATAGCCATGACCTTAGCCAGCTCAGGATGAGCAGCCCGCAGGTAGACGCCCCACAACAGACCGATGTTTTCAAAGTTGCTCTCCGGTGTGCCATAGTCCTGCTGGCGTTCCCCGCAGACACGAGCAGCCTCTAAAATCTCAGCTCTTTTCACAGTCTTCCTCCTTTTCAGGAACCTCCACCAGACGAGTGTTCGGACGCAGCTGGCAGCCGCACTGAGGGCAGTCAAAAGCATCGTAATAAGTTTCAGGCTTCGCACTCCCAGCGAGACGGCTCAGACCGGAACCGGCGTTATCGGTCACAGCTACGTAGTGATCTGCAATCTGCGGAATGAATTCGGTCCCGCACACAAGACAAGTCAGTTTCTTCATAGCGTTTATCCTCCTTAATGAAAAAGGCGCACGACCACTTATGGGTGGCCGTGCGCCTTTGCTCGATTTATCCAAAGTACGGCTGGCCGGTTAAGGGATTGATTGCCCCCGGCTGGACGCCCAGCGGGTTGGGCTGCTGCATACCTGTGTTGGGGTATGTCATATGCCCCGGAGTGGCCGGCATAGCCGCGCCATAGGCGGGAGTAGCAGGAGCGCCGGCCTCCATACCGACACCGGCAAAATCAGCCGCTGCACTGGCGCCGCCGGCAAGAGCCTCGCCGTCGCGGGTCTTCATCACGTTGCCCAGCCCGCAGCCTACGCCGCGCTTGCCCGCACGGTTGTAACCGAAGAAGTTGATCGTCACGCGGGCATACATACCGCTGTAAATATCCTGCGGGAGCAGCTCGGTGTTGATGTCGCTCTGGTGGACCACCTGCGGCTTGTTCTTGGAACTGGCTGTAATGACCCAGCAGCCCTTGCATTCGGGACCGTAGGGCGTACCGTTCTCGCGGACGCCATCGCCATCATGGATGGGGATGGGCATGACAGGAGGGCGAACGCCGTTCCAAATCTTGCCCTGCGCATCGGCAGCAGCGGCCTCAATGCTGGCGTCGATGTTCTGCTTGACCGCCGTATCGGTCTTGGGGATAAGCAGGGTCACGGAATATTTGGGGGTAGCCGTGGGGTCGTTGTTGTTCACCCTCGGCTGCACAAGATTGACATAGGACAGGCGAACCTCGCCGGTCAGAACTTTCGTAGGCACATTGTTATACATAACTGTTTTTCTCCTTTCGATTTCACTCTGCACTGTTTTTCTTGCCCACTTAACTCCGGGGTCATCTTCTGTAAGGACCCGACCGCTGGCGCATTTCACGCATTTAATGCGCCAGCCGCCGTTGTGCCTCTCGAAGTGTCCATATCCGGGTTCTACCCAACTGCCGCAGCAATAGCAGTAGCCGGGATATTTATTTCGAGCCATTGTCAGCCACCTCCGCAAAGTCGGCGGCGGCGCTGCTGAACTCCTTACGGGAATCATTCTCATCTGCGAGGGTCGGGCTGCCCTGCGGCTTCACAACAAACTCACCGACCAGCTCCTCAAATTTCTTTTTGCCGAGAACCTTTTCGAGCTGCGCCAGTGTCTTGGGAACGCTGTCGTAAATGACCGCCCGGTCAATCCCGTTCTCAATAAGCGTATCAAGAGCCTTGTCCTGATTGCTCCAAACACGGGAGCTGCGGCCCGCGACAACTTTCCAGCCAGGGATTTTCTCTCCGTTAAGCATGGCCTCAAGCGCCCGCTTCTTCACAGCTTCGTACCACGCCACAAGGTCCTTACCCCGCGCAAGCACGTCGCTCATGCCATCGGGGGAGAGGAGCGCCACGTTGCGGCTTTCAACCGCGTCTTTGAAATCGTCGAACGCTCCAATCTGCTGTGCGGCCTGCGCTTTGCAAATGCCATTGGCTCGGCAGAACTGGCACCAGCTGCCTGCGTGGTACTCGCCAAAGCCCATGTAGGCCATCATCGCTTTCGGCTTGATTTCCTCGCCCCAAGCAAGCAGGTCTTCGACGCTGCATCCCCACGTGTCGTAGAGATTGATACGGGGCTGGTCGATGGTGATTTCCACGTTTTTCAGTGAGCTGCCGAAAAGCGGCTGGTAGAGCTTCAACGCTCCGAGGGCGTAGAGTTTCAGCTGCGGATTGTCCGATGCGGAAACAGGAACGCCTTTCCCATGCTTATAGTCGGTGATGACGAGAGTGTCGCCGCCGAACATGATGCAGTCGCACCGGCCAAAGGCTTCGGGGACCACATCGGATATGTCCACCTTAACCTCGAAAGCGATGTACGGCTCGTTGTCGAACCCCATCGCTCTTTCAGCAAGGTGCTCAGAATAGGTTTCCGCAGTCTGCAACATCTCGTCGTCCCACTGCGGGTCGGCCTTGTACTTTTTCACGACCTTGTTGTACTCGGTCTTCTTGATTTTCTTGAAGTGCAGCTTGGCGCTGACCTCACAGATGCTGTGCGCAATCGTTCCCTCTCTCGCATACTCGCTGGGCTTTTCAGGTAACTGCGCCTCAAGCCGTGGGGCCAGAGGGCAGTTCAGCCAGCGGTGCGCACTGGACGGCGAGAGGAGCGCATGGGCGCTCAAATCTTCGCCCCCATGTCACGCAGGGCGGTAGCGAACGCGCCCAGCTGTTCAGGTTTCAGATCCATGACAGCCTGAACGCCAAAGGAGTGAAGCAGGTTCATCAGGTCGTTCACCTTGCCTGCGTCCATCAGCTGAGCGCCAGCAGCCATAATCTGGTCTACCGTGTACTTGGGCGGCTGTGCGAGAGGTACGCCAGCCACGGGCGTATTAGGCTGTGCAGTGGTAGCAGGAGCAGGCATAGGGGCCACAGGAGCGGGAGCCGGCATGGGCTGTTGCGCAGGTGCGGCGGTGGGGGCCTGCTGGGGCACAACGGGCTGGGGCTGCTGCACGGGTGCGGCAGGAGCCTGCTGTGCAGTCGGGAAAGGTCTTGCGCCCAGAGCAGCGGCGAGATTGTTCAGCGCATTTGCCAGTTCAGGCGCCTCGATGGTGAGTTTCATTTCGAGCATGGTTTTGTCCTCCTTAGAAATTTATTGATTAGTATTCACAACGGAATACGTTCTCACGGTTGTCACCGGCCACAAAGAACAGGTAATCGGAAAGGGCTTCGCAGCCGCTCTCATACCAATCTTCAAGAGCCTCGGTCGCCACGTCGTAGTCGTTCTCGGTAATCTCACGGGACTGCTCCCAATAACCAGAGAACTGATTCGGCGCAGAGACAACTTCTAAAACGGAATCTCCAAACCGTCCATCGCTGACACGGTTCAGAATCACTTCACAGACAAGGCGTTTATCGTGTTCCTTGTCGTCATAGCACTCTCCCGCAAGGGTAAGCGCCATAGCTTCAAGTTCTTCGTCCGTCCACACATTTTGGACGGGCGTTTCTTTTACCTCTGGATACTCCGGCTGGCTGGTCGCCATCTCAGGTTTCGGCAAAACCGTTTGGCTGCCAGCGTCTGTTCCGCAGGCTGTAAGCAATAGCGGCGCCATAGCAAGGATTATCACGGTTTTTGCAATCTTCATCATCTCAATAGTTTGCTGGATTTGAGCAAAACACCCACAGTCAAGAAAGGAGACTTCGAGATGGATAAGAAAATCATCGACATCATGGAGGGCGCATTGCGCAGGTTCATTGAAGAACTGATTCAATCCGAGAATGGTCCCAGTGAGGACGACATTGAATACATCAAGTCCGAGCGCGAGTACATAAAGCAGCTGAAAGCAATCTAAGTCGAAACGCCCGAAAGGGCGTCGCCGGGAACTGCCCCACCCGGCCTGATGATGACAGGGCAAGTACATATCAAGGAGGACAAAATCATGGCAGAGTTGAAACAGGGCCGTTGGGTCAAGGTTCACGAACCCGGACAGGCGAATTTCGTCGAGCACGAGAACGTCATGGACATCGTGATCGGAACTGGCCGCCTCCAAGCTGAGGCGACCTACACCGTCCGCAGCTACAAGAAAGCCGCCTACTGGCTTGGCGAGTATCTCAAGGCTGCGGAGGCGCTGCAAATCGTTGCTGACGAGATGCTGACGAAGATTCAGGACGCTGCGGCGAGCGCCAACCGCGAGGAGGATGAGATGGCCGCCGATGGAGACGGCTGGAACTGCACCATCGAGCGGATGGGCGACGGCAGCTTCAAGGTCCAGCTGAGCTGGGCGGTCAGCGAGCCGGTTACGAAAAAGACCAAAGAAAAACCCGCGCCGAAGAAGCGCGGGCGAAAGAAAAAGGAGGCTGAATAATGCACCTGACATTGGAAGTTAAGCGATACCACGAGTTCTTTTGGCTGAGAGACATTCAGGCCGTGAACATCTACAAATGCTGCGCCGAGTGTTTCATCGGCAACCGGGACAGCCGGGTCTATCACGGGACCCTGCACCAGCCCCACGCACTCATCGACATCGACGTGAAAGAGAACCCCAAAGCGGTTGCATATTACCTCTGCGGGCTGAGCGCGGGGTTCAATTACCACCAGAACACGCACGTGGCGTTCATTCCCGCTCCGGGCGAGACGGTGTTCGTGGACAACGCCAATATCCGGCTGACGATTACGGATGCCAAGCGGGTTGATTTCCAGAGCTACGTCCCGAACCCGCCGGGATACTTCACCCGCCGGCAGAGGACCTGCCGCAACTGGATCTTTGCGAACTACATCAACGACGGAATGCTGAGGAGGTTAAAAGAAAATGGACATGAGTGAACTCATTGAGCGTACGAAACAGAATATCTGGCAGGCTATCAGCGATTACGGCAAGCACACCGACCAGACGAGCGTTATGGACGATTGCACGGCGAACTTTGTGAACCAGCTTGCGTCCGACAGCTGCTACGCAAAGCAGGAGCTGCGGGAGCTGTTCAGCAAGTCTCCCGTGTGGGACGCCAACCTCGACGCTCTGGTTATTAACGGAACCAGAACGCATGACCCCGACCCCGACCGGATCTACGCGCTGGGGACCGACATCTTGAGCGAGGCGATTTACCGTGCAGACAATAGCCGGCCCATTTACGACGCCATCCGGTTTTTCTACGACCCCAATTTTGAGCAGGAGGGTATCGCAGCCATCAAACAGCTTGCCCCGAAAGCCTACGCCCCGAATAAGAAAAAGAGCCGCGTTTTCAAGGCGCTTTGTCAGGCGCTGGGCGTTGCGGATGAAACGGCGGGCAGCGATTTCCAGAGGCTGTACGCGCAGTTTGCGGACGAGCTGACCTCGAAGAAAATCGGGTTCAAGCTGTATGTCTCCATCAACCCGGCGCATTTCATCACGATGAGCAATCCGAAAGGCGATCATCGCGGTACGACCCTGACGAGCTGCCATTCGTTCAACTCGACCGAGTACGAGTACAACAACGGCTGCACGGGCTATGCGCGGGATAAGGTTTCGTTCATCGCGTTCACCGTGGCAGACCCCGCCGACAAGGAAACCCTGAACAACCGTAAGACCACACGGCAGGTTTTCGCATACAAGCCGGGGAACGGGCTGCTTTTGCAGAGCCGGATGTATAACACTTCCGGGGGCGTTTATGGAGCCAGCGAGGATTCCAAGCTGTACCGCGACCTCATTCAGCGCGAGATTTCGATGCTGGAAAATGTTCCGAACCTGTGGAAGACCTATCCGACGGTTGGAGAAAAGAGTTTCTGCGTTGAGCGCGGAGATGGGTTCGGCGGCTATCCCGATTGGGAATACGAGAACTTCGACGGCAAGGTGAGCATCCGCGCCGACCACGAGGAAGATTTCAGAAGCCTCGTTGTCGGGAGCTACGGCCTTTGCGTTTCCTGCGGCTGCGAGACGAGCTACGGAGTTTATTGCGAGGATTGCAAGGACGGTCGCGGGGGGGGGTATTACTGCGAGTGCTGTGAGGAATATGTTGACGAGGAATTGTATTCCGTCAGAGACAGCCGCGGTAATTGGATCGAAGTCTGCGAGGACTGCCGTGATGAGAACTTTACCTACTGCGAGTGTTGCGGGGAGTATTGGCCGAACGACTGCACCACGGAAATTGACGACCGATATTACTGTGACAGTTGCCGCAATGAGTATTGCAGCGAGTGCTACGAATGCGACGATTATCACCACACGGACAACATGACGGAAGTTGTGAACGCCCGTGGCGATGAGGTTCTTGTCTGCGAGGACTGCCGTGACAGATATTACGAGCAGTGCGAAGTCTGCGGAGAATACCACATCCGAGAGGATATGACGTTCGTTACCTTGCGTGACGGCGACCACGCCTATGTCTGCGAGGATTGCATGGATTCTTACGAGGTCTGCCCGCACTGCGGCACGATGATTGAGAGATGTGATAACGGAACCTGCCCTGAGTGCGGCGCCGTTATCGACGAGAAAGAGGAGGACGAAGCGGTATGAAAAAGTTAGAAGATTTCCTGATGCCCACTCAGAAAGAACTGTTTTCCAAGCTGTGCGACCGGTTCAAAGGCCGCACTACGGTTTGCAAGAACAGTTATATCCTTGTTCGCGGCGAGGCCCCGATTATGCTGGTGGCCCACCTCGACACGGTTCACAAGACCCCTGTGAAGCATATCTGCAAGACGCAGAACGGCGGCATCCTGATGTCTCCGCAGGGAATCGGCGGCGATGACCGCTGCGGCGTTTACGCTCTTGTGACGGTCTATGAGCAGTCTGCGGTCAAGCCGTGGCTGCTGTTCACCTGCGACGAGGAAGTCGGGGGCGTCGGGGCAAGCGCGTTCTGCACCCGTTTCCAGAAAGGGAAACTCCCGAAGAAAGAACTGGAAAGCCTGAAAATGCTGGTCGAGATTGACCGCAAGGGCAGGAACGACGCCGTTTACTACGACTGCGACAACCCGGAGTTTGAGGAGTACATCACGAGCAAGGGGTTTGAGACGGATTGGGGTTCGTTCAGCGACATTTCTCTCCTCGCTCCCGCGCTCGGCGTAGCAGCGGTGAACCTCTCGTCCGGTTACTACAACGCCCACACCCAACACGAGTACATCGACCGCAAGCATCTCAACGCCACGGTGAAGAAAGTGGTGGAGATTGTCGCGGATGCGGCCAAGCCTGATTTCCCGCAGTATGAGTACATCGAGAGCTACCGTTTCAGCCGATACGGTTACGGCGGCTGGGGCGATTGGGGCCGAGGCACTTACCCGCTCGTGTTGGAGGACGCTCCGAGCCTCAAGAAAGTCCCAGCGGATATTCGGGACGAATATGCCGCCCTGCTCGACTTCTACACCGAGGGCGAGCTTGAAGCTCTGCGCAAGGAGCACGGCGACAATGTGATCCGTATGCTTGTTTGAAAGCGAGCTGGGCGATTACTACGGCGATATGTACGATGAGGAGGAGCTGAAATGACGAGAGACGAATATTATGCGCTCCTCGCAGAGAAGCACAAACAGACCGACTGGAATGACCGCGAGAGCGTCCATGCGTACAACGAATACGCTCGTATGTTGAGAAAGCAGGTGGACTATGATGAGTGAAGACCTGTTTACCGGGCTGTTCATTCTTTGCTTGCTCGGTGTCTACTTTGGAGCCGGAGGCTTTGTCCTCTGGCTCCTTGATAAAGCCCTTAGCAGAGTTCCCAGATACCGTGATTAGAAAGAGAACCTGCTGGGCGACGATGATTATGATGACTGAAAGGAGATACCTGAAATGACAAGAGACGAAAAGAAAGCCGAGGCCATCAAGCGCATGAAGCTGGCCGATATTTTCCCACAGACCATCAAGCAGTTCGAGGAGGACGGCTATGTGAGCATCAGTGAGCCGCCGGTGGGAGCGTTCTTCTGGGCCGAGGGTGAGGATTTGCAGCGCATCAGGGACTTCGAGGAGAAGCACAATGCGCTCGTTTACCTCGTCATCCGCAGCTACACGGATTTCGGCAAGATGGATTGTTACCTTTACGTCAGCGATTACCCGGAGGAGTGGCCGCAGGACCGTGAGGATCTGGCGAACAGCGAGCCGATGGCCTATGTCTACAATCACGATATGCCTGATTGCTCTGAATTTGGCTGCATCGGAACCCGCCGCTCCATTGCGGCAGGGCTGCTGCGCACGTGGTAAGGAGGTGCGCGAGATGTACGTAGCCAAGTTTGAAAGATACTGGAACGATTACCGCCGCAAGGACGAGACGAAAACCTTTTCGGGCTTAGCTGAATTGGAAAACTGGATGTTCGGCCAGATGCAGCAGGATTACACGAAAGACTTTGTGATGACATTCCCGACGCCGGCTGCGGCGGTCCGAATCAAGGCTGACGGTCCGTGGGCCATCGAGTTTCGTCCCAAGTGGGGCGATGAGAATATCTGGATTCACCTGATTGAAAACGATGCGGGAATCATCTTTTCTGACGGCAAATTTACCGCCGGTCTCAAACACTGGACACGTGAGGTACAGGAGTGGCTGACGCATTGTGAGGAGCGCCGCAAAAGCCCAAAGTTTAATTTTGCGGGGGTTGATGCTTCACCGGAGCGCCGTTGGTTCGCCCAAGTTCGCTGGTGCGCCGAAGATGTGATTGCTGCCGCAGAACAGAACGGCATCACGCTCACCGAGGCGCAGGCTGAGAAGTGGCTGGAAAAGAATGAGCGTTGGTTCAGAGAGACGCTCACCGAGTACGGCAACGAAGTGCTGGCCTCTGCCAGCAAGGAAAGTTTTGAGGAGGTGTGTAAGGTATGATGAACGAATCTCGTGAGTTTGAGGTGGAACTGGAACTCAAGGCCCGTGTCACAATGCAGGACATCGACGACATTATGTGTACGGCGCTGGATGGCGGCATTACTGGCTGGTGCAGAGCCGCAAAGCCCGTTGGAAAGAGGCTTGGGGAGTACGCCCACGAGCAGATTGCGCGTGGCGGCTCTCTTATGCTCTACGATGCCGAGAGCAGCGACAAGTGGGAGCTGACGCTGGACAAGTTCTTACGAGGATTGGTCCAAGCGATAGAGGACGGGGTGCCTGTGGCTATTGACGCCGGAAGTGGCTCAATCGACCCGTCCGAAGTAGATGCTGACGGAGCCGACATGATTATCCAGTATGCTTTGTTTGAGGAGGTAGTATTCGGATGAAATACAAAGTCAGAGTGAGCGAACTCCGCTACGGCGAAGTCGAGGTAGAAGCTGCATCCGAGCGGGAGGCGAAGAACAAAGCCACCCGCGCAGGGTTCAACTTCTTCGATTCGGAGATAACCGACATTACCGCTGAAAAGGTCGTGTCGAGCGACCCGATGAGCGTCATTGAGCGGCTGGAACGGTGGGCAAAGGGTGACACTTGCGACAACTGCCCTGCCTGTGATGACACAGTATTTCAGGCGGCAGAGCTGCTGCGCAAGGCGTATCTGGATGAGGACGGCCCTCGGACGAACATTGTCACCGAGCTTTGCCCGCACTGCGAGCGCGAGGTTGAGATGTTCTGGGACACTGACGCAAACGGCTTTAAGGCATTCTGCCCTTACTGTGGCGAGCGTCTGATGCTTTGTGATGAGTGTCTCCACAGTGGGACAGGTAACTGCGATTATTCCAATAACACGGACAGCTGCCGGCATAACCCTCCCATCCCTGCGGCAGTCAGCCATAAGCTGTGGATGCGTCTCGGTGTGACACTGAACATCACGGACGATGAGGCCGACGCCATCATGGGAGAGGACAAGAACGCCTCCGTAGATACCCTGCTTGGCGTACTTCGCGCCCGTCGTTTCGAGCCTGACGGCGACAGCTACATTCCCGGCGAAAGCATCGAGAGCTACAATCACGCCCACGGGACTGAGTATGATGACGCGGACGTGGACTTCAATCTGTGAGGAGGAATGCGCAATGGATATTAAGCGCGGAGACATCTGGTACATCGAGAGCGGGTACAGCGTGGGCAGTGAGCAGCGGGCGGGTCGTCCCGCCATCGTGGTGTCCAACAACCGCAACAATCAGTACAGCGGTACGGTGGAGGTTGTGTATCTCACCACGCAGCCCAAGCGGGACCTGCCCACCCACGTCACCATCAGCAGCCTGAGCCGCGAGAGCACGGCTTTGTGCGAGCAGATCACTTCTGTGTCTACCGAGCGGTTCGGTTCCTACCGTGGGGCTGTCACCGCCGAGGAGATGGAGGACATCGAGGAGGCGATGATGATTTCCCTCGGTCTTGCGCCCCATGCGGCTGCTGAGCCGAGGGACGAGACCCCCCCCATGCTGGAAACCCGCCTTGCTGAATCCGAAGCCCGGTGTGCGGAGCTGCGTCAGATGTACGATAGCCTGTTGAGCAAGATGCTTGACCGGTGAAAATGTAAAACGGCGAGGGCTGACAACCCTCGCCGTTTTGCGACTTCAAGTTCCTTTTTGGAAAAATTTTTTCGGAAAAAACTTGACTTTTACGACTAAAAGTGCTATAATGAGAATGTAAAGAAAGAGAAACCCCGTTGAGGAAAGGAGGACAAAAGATGACCTGCGGAAAATGCAAACACTGCCGCCCGAACGACATCTGCAACGGCGACCACGAATGCACCGCAAAGAACATTGAGGTGTCGCAGGACGATGACATCCGCTTCTACGGTGAGAAGAATAACGAGCCGTGCGAGTGCTTTGAAATGGCGGACTAAAATATAGGCAAATTCAGCAGACCATCTTGAAAGAATGAAAACCAAATACAACGAGCTGAAAGAAAAATGCAAACCGTTTCTTGAAGCATTGGAACACTTCCCCGAAGTTGCCAAACTTTTCACCGAAAAAGTAAGGCAACTTTTTTCTTTTAAGGAAGAACAACAACGAGCCGAAAAAGAAGCAAGGGAAAAAGAAAGACAAGAGCGTATCAAGGCACGAAGAAATAAGCGTGATATGGAAAGATAATCACTTCGACTACACTCCCGACTTAATGACTTCTTGGACTGTTGGGAATGTATTTTCGGGCAGTAATCGGGACACTTGGCAAACGAGTGTCCCATATTTTTTGAAAGGAAAGGAAGTGAAACGATATGGAAAACAAAAATTCAAGTTATTCGGTGCAAATTGGAAAGACCACTTTTATTGTGTGCGTAAAGCAGTCGGAAACCGCCAAAAAGCCGATAGAAAAGGTATTTAAGGATATATGCAGACACGAGGTTCAGGAAGATTTCTTTTCAGCCGGTTTGTTAAGTTTAGAAAAATTAAAGAAATCATCTTGACAAATTCGTTCCCGAGGGCGGCGGCTATCGGATGCGTGATCGCTTCGTCCGTTTCTACAATCTCCCTGAACTGATGGCTGTCTTTCGTGAGGTCGCTGACATCAAAACAGCGGATATGTTGGATATTCCCGGACTCCCGGCTGTTCGCACTGGTAAAGCGGAGATTGTTTCGGTGGAAGCCACACCCGCACAGCAGGCGATCATGGCCGATTTTATTCTGCGGGCGGAAGCAATCCGAACCGGCCGAGTGAAGCCGGAAGAAGATAATATGCTGAAGCTGACCGGTGAGGCCCGCCTGATGGCGATTGACCCGCGCCTGATTCGACCGGATGCGGATGGTACAGGAAGTAAGTTGAGTGTCTGCATTGAGGATGTTTATCAGGTTTGGAAGGACACCGCCGCCTCTGCTTCCACACAGCTTGTCTTTTGTGATGTTGGCACTCCCAAAGCCGGGAAATTCAATGTATATGATGAAATAAGAAATGTGCTGCTGGCAAAGGGTGTGCCGGAATCGGAGATAGCCTTTGTTCACGACGCCACTTCTGAAGCACAGCGGCAGGAACTGTTCGAGCGTACCCGCCAAGGAAAAGTCCGTATCTTAATCGGCAGCACCAGCAAACTGGGAACCGGCGTGAATGTTCAGAATAAGGTAATCTCCATTGACCATCTGGACTGTCCGTGGAAGCCCTCTGACATTACACAGCGAAATGGGCGTGGGGTACGGCAGGGCAACGAAAACCCGGAAATTATGATAAAGCAATTCGTGGCCAAAGGAACATTTGATGCGTATCTCTGGCAGATTCAGGAGCAGAAATTGCGCTATATCACGCAGATTCTCACCGGAAAACACATTGCCCGCTCTTGTGAGGATGTGGATGAAACCGTCCTGTCTGCCGCACAGTTCAAGGCGGCCGCTACCGACAATCCGATGGTCGCACAGAAGATGGAATTGGAAAACCGGGTCACGGAATTGAAAATTCTGCGTGGTGCGTGGAGCAATGAACAGCTTGCTTTGGAACACAAGGTTAACTTGACATATCCATCCCGCATCCGGGAATATGAGCAGAAAATTGAGCGAGTCACGCAGGACATTTCTCTGTTGGGTCAGACCGAAGGCAAGGATTTCTCCATCGTGCTGGATGGAAAGCATTATACGGAGCGACCGGCAGCGGGCGAAGCATTTGCCCTTCTTTATCGGATGATAAGTGAAGGCCGTGGAAAAGATGAATATGAGTTTGAAATTGGTTCATATCGTGGCTTTTCTCTTTTCGTGAACTTCAATCCGTTTGAAAGGGATATTATTCTGAGGGGCGCTTTGCTGTATGGGACGGATATAGGCAATTCCGGTCAGGGAACGATTACCCGTATCGAGAATCTTGCTGAACGGATTCCCAACTATCTTGAAGATGCACGGCGCGAATTGAAAGAAACACAAAAGCAACTGGCGGTTGCCCAACAGCAGGTTGGACAGCCGTTTCTTTATGAGGAAGAATTGTCGGAAAAGGTTGCCCAACTCACGGAAATCAACACGAAGTTGGAGTTTGAATCATTACAGGAAAGCGAGGTGATTTTGGATGAAAACGGACAACGATCTGATGGCGAGGAAGATTGGGATTCTGAAAGAGTTCCTGCCTGCGCTTCTGCCGAAGTATAAGATCATGCTGCTGGAGGCATTCAGCCCCCACGATCTTCTCACGGCGTATATCAAAAACACTCTGGCGGGCTATCCCCGTCTGGAAGATCAGAACTTGGATGACCTGACGCTGGAACTGCTGTACCCCACTGACGAGGCGGCAGAACACTGTATCAAAGAGTTCCTTGCTCTGCGCCTGGACGATGACAACGAGCATGAGCTGGAGCAGTGATGTGAGGTGGTGATATATGGGCGAGAAACATTCGGCTGTCGGCTATCTCTTTCGAGAAGGTGCTTTTTTGCCAGCCCAAGAAACAAAGCCGGTCCGCAATGAGTTTGGCCTGGACCTGTTTCAGCATAGAGGCTCCGTTTATGAAGGAAAAACCGGACTGCAATTCTGTTCTCTCCAGCAAGCGGAGGACTTGGCCGGTTTCGTTGAGAAGCATGGCGGTATTGAAAAAGTCCAAAAGCTGATTGCAGACAGTTTGGAGCGCACCGGTCTTTCTCCCCGCTATACCCGACCGGATGAAAAGAAAAAGGACATCTTTCCGCCAAAGGAAAAAGACGAGAACCGGGTCTTTGCCAAAGACCTGATGGGCAACAAGCACTACTACTACCGCTTCTACAACGAAAACGGCATTGAACTCTACACAATGGAGAAGAAACGGGAGTTCTTCCAAACGGTTTATATTCCATGTGACGGGTTTATGGTGGGCATTGACCAGCGGCACCGACTTGAGGAAGTCCTGAAATGGCTGCCTACGCTGGAGCATGGCATCCGGGGTGAAATCGAGAGGGTTTTCAATCAGAGTATGGAAGCCCCGGACCGGTGGGCTGATCTGGGATTTGCCAATCTGCTTGGACGGTATGAGGAAGCAAAAGCCCACAATGCCCCCATTGCTGCGGAACGGCAGCGGCAAGCTGATGAAAGGCGGGCGCAGCAAGACGCCCGTGAACAGCAGTTGGCACAAGAACGACAGGCCCGTTACGATTCCGCCATCCGTGAGGCCGAAGGAAATATTATGGCGGGAAAGGAGGTGATAAACCGGGAGATCAACGGCAAATCTCTCATTATGCAGCTCTTTCGTGAGCATGAAATTCCTGTTCCTCTCAAAACACAGGGCTGGATCATCAATTCGCTTCACAGTATCCGGTACGATCCCCAAATTGGAGAATGGAACTACCGCTATTTCAAAGGCAGCCGGAACAGCACCAAAATGTTTGACCTGCTTTCCAAACTGTCCGCTGCGATTCAGACCCGACAGCAGTTTGAAGAACATGGGATGTCCCCGCCGGACAGCCCTGTATTGGACTGTGAGGAAGAACAGGATATGGAACTGTAAATCTGGTTTTTGAAAGGAGCCAATATGAAAAAAGCAATTTTGAGTGTATCCGCTGCCGCCGCCATGATTGGCGGCCTTTTCTATTTTGGCTGGTATCGCAACCGCCACGGCGCCAACTAAGCGAATCGACCTGTCTGGAGGGAGGTGAAGCGATATGCCGATGACAGCGACAATGGCGCCCTACACCCTTTTCATACTGGATGATGATACCCCTCTGAACCCTCGTGAGGATCACGACTGCCTGGGAAAAATGGTCTGCTGGCATAGCAGATACAGCCTGGGCGAGAAGCACGATTATGATGAGCCAAGCGATTTCCTGCGGAACCTGCTGTTTTCTGAATACTCCAGCGGCCATGACCGGAACAATCCGGTTTTTGCATTTCTCAAATCTGGCAAGGCCAAAGATGCCCGATTGGAATACAACCGCTCCACGCGGGAGTGGGAATTGCGGGAGAATCAGCACTGGAGTTCAGACAGCGATTGGTATGTGTCCTCCAGCTATGCGGCCTCGTTGAAAGATGAAGTCCCGGACTGGTTTTTGGATGATTGCCTTTCTGCCCTCACCACCGGCGAACTGTTTTCGCTGGTAGAACAAATGGATGGTATGGTGATTCTTCCGCTTTACCTGTACGATCACAGCGGGATCACCATGAATACCTGCGGCTTTTCTTGCCCGTGGGATTCCGGTCAGGTTGGCTGGATCTACGCAGATAAAGCGATGATCGAGCAGGAACACGGGAAAATCACCCCTGAAATATTGGAGAAGGTTCGTCAAACCCTGGAAGCCGAAGTCAAGGAGTACGATTACTACCTGACCAACCAGTGCTATGGATTCCAGCTTTTCAAGGAAGATGTGGAGGTGGATAGCTGCTGGGGATTCCTGGGGGAAATCCGGGATGTTCAGGATGCTGTAAAGGAGCATCTGCCGGAGGACTGCAATCCGGCAATCGTTGAATCGCTCCAATTTCAGTATGAGGAACTGGACATCGACGAGTATTTGGAGCGATTGCAGGAAGAAACGGAGGGATTAGACTGTGAGCCTGGATAACACAGTGAATGTTTTCATCCTGTATGGCTGCACCTTGAGCAAGGAGCGAAGTTCCATGCGAATCGTGGCCGCCACTACGGATGAAGAAATGCTGCATACCATCATCGGCGCCCAAATCCTCGGCGGCACAATGGACTACCGGGGCTTCAGCAATATGAAGGGCTTTGAACAGTTCCGGGCGGCCTGCCGTGCCGGTGATGTTCAGTATAGCAATCTGGACTATGGCTTTGTGGAGCAGACGGAAAATCTGATGCTCCCGGACTGTGCAAAGGAGCCGCAGTTTGAGAAAGCATATCGGCTGCTGAACCTGTCCGACCATGAGTTCAATGCCATCCGCAATGGTTCTCTGGAGAGCCTGGGCGAAGATCGCACCCGTTTGATTCTGGATAAGGCGCTGTCATGGGCGGCACAGAACTATGCCGGATGGGACTTATACCGCCATTTGAGAGATGAACTCGGCATGAGCAACGAGGAAATCGGAAAAGCCGGATTTGACCTGGATGAGTTCTATGAGGACGAAGCGGCGGACTCTGCGGAGTATGAAGTGGAGGCTGACTATGGCGAAGAACTTTAATTCTTCTGCTCTGCCGGAACATTGCTATGCAGTTCTTCCTGGTTCCGGGCAGCTCATAGAGGTCAGGCGCGGCGAAAAGGGCTACTATCCCTGTGCCTACTCCACCGGCGACCGTGAGTATAACAAGGTTTTGGCAAATTACTTCAATGCCCATGAGGGCATTTCAAAGGCACAGGCGGCAGCTATGTTGGCCGGTTCCATGTTTGGCTGGAATGTTCCTGCTGCCGATCCTGCCTGTTACGATGCAGAGGGCATCCCGATCCAACCGGGAGAAAAGAAAGCGCCCACCAGATCGCCGGAATATCAGTACGAGCAGGCAAAGCTCATTCGGTAGAACTACCAGCCTGGAACCAAGGTTGTTCTGGATGAAAAGATGGAAGATCCCTACCGTGAAATGCCTGCGGGACTGACCGGCATCGTAGATTCCGTTGACGATCTGGGGCAAATTCATTGCCATTGGGAGAATGGTTCTTCGCTGGCGCTTATTCCGGGCGTTGACCATTTTCATCAGGATATGACTCAGGAGCCTGTGATTGAGAGCAGCGAAGAACAGGAGCCTGATTTGGAATTGTGAGGTGATGTGATATGAGCAGAAGCGCCGCTGCGTATCAGAAATTTACCGAGGATGAGATTCGGAAAGCAAACAGCGTGGATATTCTGTCCCTGGCCCGTGGCTATGGATATGAGCCGGAAAAGGCAGGCCGCAAAGCTGTCCACATGAAGCACAGCGGCGGGCTTTACATCTTCCCCGAAAACAATCGCTTTTTCCAATGGACGGGTCCTGATGATGGAGTCAAAGGCGGCGCCATTGATTTTGTCATGCGGGAAGAAAACCTGTCCTTCCCCGAAGCGGTGGGCAAGCTGATCGGCAAGGAGTTCTCTCCATCCGTAAAGCAGGTGGTTCCCTATGAGAAAAAAGAACGGGAGCCGCTGGTGCTGCCCGAAAAGGCAGACAACATGAAGCGGGCCTATTGGTATCTGGTTTCTGTCCGAGGTATCAGCCCCAAAATCGTAAGCCACTTTATGAATCGGAAGATGATTTATCAGGAAAAGAAGTATGGCAACTGCGTGTTTGTAGGCTACGATGCGGAAGGAACCGCCCGGTACTGCTCCATGCGGGCGGCCAGAGATAACAGCTCCTTCAAAATGGATGCGACCGGCTCAGATAAAAGCTACCCCTTCTTCCACGAGGGCAAAACCGATCTGCTGATTGTCACCGAGGCGCCCATCGACCTGATGAGCCATGCTTCTATTGCCGCTGACTTTTATGGGCGTGACTGGATGCAAGATCACCGTATCTCTACCGGTTGCCTTTGGAATGGAGCCATTGACCGTTATCTGGAAGGCCATCCGCAGATCAAGCGGCTGGTGTTTGCAGTGGACAATGACTATCTGGCCCGTGACAAGAATGGGCAACTGCGAAATTGGGGGCAGCTTACAGCGGCAAAATGGATGAAGGCATACACCGAAAAGGGATATGCCTGCGCGGTTCATGTGCCACATTTGAATGACTTTAACACCGACCTGGTGGAAATGCGGAAGGGGCGTTCTGTGGAGGATTTAGACCGTCAGCGTATGGCGGAGCTGGAAACCGCATTTGAACAGAGCGCCGAGGAAGAACCGGAACAAGGTATGGAGGTGTAAAATTGGCAAAAATCAAAACCTTTGAATTGGATCGCTGGAGTGAGCCGGATGAAAAGCGGCGTGTCCGGCACATCGGCATGGCCGACGCAAAAGAAACCTTTGACAGACTGCAAACGCACCTGGAACTGAAAGGTCTGCTCCCGGATGAGTATTTCCTGTTCTCCGATGAACTGACGGGCGAGCTGCCTGAATTTGACCAGGCGCTCTGTATTCCCAATTTTGGGGCCAGCGAAGGTATCTATCTGGACATTTCCCTGGCCTGCCGCGACAAAGATGGCAAGCGCTATTTTCAAAACTTTGCTACCGGCAAGACATTGGGAGAAACTGCGGACGACTATTACAGGATGTTCCGCATTGCTGCCGAATGTTCCCTGATGCTCAATGGCCGTGGAAATACCTATGAACAGAAAAAAGTGGACATCGTTCTGACCGAACAAGAGGCGGAAGCCGTGGGGACTGTGGTGGATATGGAACTCTGCGGCCACCATCCGCCGGAGGCCGAGGCAATTTTGAACTCTGCGCTGGAGAAGATCGACCGGATTGCCTTTGCAAAAGTCCAGACCATCACCTGTCACGGGAAAGACGATTACTCTCTCTGGTCTGCGGAGATCCCCAAAGATATGCTGCACTCCATCCTACACGAAGCCTGCGAACGGGTTGGAACCCTGGATGAACTGATGGACGCAATGAACCCGAAGGACGGGTATGAAATGCGGCTGTTCATTCAGACACCGGGACGGCAGTTTGCGTTCTACCGTATCCCTGAACGGCTCTCCAATCTGGAGGACTACGCCAATGAGGGCTGCTCTGTCCGAGGAACAAAGGACGAAATCATGGCGGAGATTTTTACCGAGTGGGCGCCCGCCCAAGAAGATCTGGAAGATGACTTTGAACTGTGACAGCCCGCACTTTTCTTTTCATCTGTACCTGCCCGCCCCCCTGCGGGGGCGCCCCGCAACCGGAATCCGCAGGCCACGCCCTGCGGTTCTCGGTTAAGGCAGGAATAGCCGTCATACCTGACGGCGGGCTGACAGCTTGAAAGCAGTGCTTTCAACGGGTTTGCGGGTTTTTGAATCGGTATGACTTTCAAGTTCCGGTGTGATTTTTGTCACACCTCTCTTTTCAGCCATTCTACCCGCCGATTCTAACCATTCTAACGCCGAGAATGTGAGAAGTATTGGTTGGGGCCTGTTGTCTGGTACTCACTCATTTGAAAGGAGGATTGATTTGAAGGAATCGCCCATTAAAACAGAGCGCAAGACGCTCCATCTGCCGGAAGATACAGTTCGGGCGCTCAATAAACTGGCAGCCAAGAATGGGACGGACTTTTCCAAAGAAGTGCGCAGGGCGATTGACGAATATCTGGATTTGGAAACCACCGCCGAAAATATTGACATGATAAACGGGGTCATCCGGCAGGAACTCAGCGGGCAGCTCAAAGCCCTGGGAAACCGGTTGGCCGGACTGATAAATCGCCTGACGATCATATCGGCTGCGGGCTATTATGCCAACATTGCCATTATCGCAGACCTCATTGACCAAGATCGCTATTCGTCTTTTGAAAAAATTGAGTCGGCGGCCCGAAAGCGGGCATTGGCATTTGCCAATCAGAAAAACGCGGATGCGCTGCGTACTTTCATGGATGACGAGGAAATGCAGAAAGCCATCCATGCCGTACAAGGAGGTTCCCGTGTCGATTCTGATTTATAAGCAGCGCCACCGGCACCCCAACTATAAGAAAACTCCAAAAGGCAACTATGCACATATCGGTTACATTGCAACTCGTCCCGGTGCCGTGAAGAATGAGGGGATGCGCCACGGACTGTTTGGCAAACTGGAGCCGGGGGCGGTCAAAGAGTTTGACACTTGGCAGGAAGCCGCCCGCCTGGTTCGGGAGCTTTCCTATCGTCGGGTCAATATGTATCGTGGTATTATCTCTTTTTCACCTGAAACGGCCGCCGAATTGGGGCTGTCCGATCATAAAGCGTGGGAGGACTATATCGACCGCCACATTTTGACCCTGGCAAAGTTCAATGGAATCCGGGTGCAGGACTTGCAATGGGTGGCTGCCCACCATAACGAAAAAGGTCATCCCCACATCCATGTGGTGTTCTGGAATAAACATCAGCGAACAATGGTCCCTTTTGTCCATCCAAGCATCCCGGATAAAATCCGAAAACAACTCATTCGAGATACCTTTGCCGAGCGTATCAAAGAGTATTGCGAGGCCAAACAGCGGGCAAAGGAACACCTGTCGGCCATCACAGACGAAATGATTGACGAGTTTGGGAAGTACATGGAGCATCTTCACCCGCAGGAATATCGCCGTCTGCGTGAAGCGTTTGGGCGTATCACGGATGATGAGCTGGGGACTTCCCCTTTGGATAGCGTTGTTGGTGCAATGAAGATTGCCCCCTTTATCTCACGCCTGTTCGCGCTGAAGGAGAAAATGCCGAAAAAGGGGCGGCTGTATTACAAATTGCTTCCAGAGGATGTGAAGGCCGAATTGGATGCCTTTGTTGCCTTCTTGAAGGAAAACAACGAGTACATCCGCAATTTGGTACAGGACTATGCAGAGAGCAAGACCCGTCTTGCCATGCTCTATGACACCGACCCGGCGCACATCAGAGAACAGCAGGAAAAGGCTGTGGCGGAGGCCGATAAGCTGATTGCCAATAAAATTCTCGACGTAATTCGCACCATGCTGTGCAAAGACCGTGAGGTTCAGTCTTTTGAATATACAGAGGCCCGCAAAGCCTACTTCACCGAACAGATGATTTGTGAGATTTTAATTGCTTTGGAGCAGACTGCCATGAGCCTTGATATGGAATATGATGACCGGCAAAAGGCGATGAGTACAGATTTGTCAAAGGCAGCCCGAAGAGAGTGGTATCTGCGGCACAAAGATAAAGGTATGGAGCCATAAGGTTCCATACCTTTTCATTTCAAATCAGACCGGCCACCCGGTTTTGGAAAGGAGTTAAGATGACTGCGAACACCTCATATAAGCAAAATGGTGTGCCGGTGTCGATTCCGAGCGGTTCGTATGGTATTGCCCCTCTGACGGTTCACCAATATGAATACCCCAAAGGACACCCCTGCCATAACTGTCCCTATACTCTGCGCACTTCTGTCCCGTCCTGTATGTTCCCCACAAGAAGGGACGGCAGTTGTTTATGGTACGACCTGAAAAACAAGCGGCGCCCGCCGCTGCCTGCGACTTACCCCAAAAATCAGGCGGCAGCAGAGCGCATTTTTGCTTTCATTGGAGTTCTCAAAGATGTGATGAAGCGAAAAGGTTATCAGGAAAGGAGGAAACAGATTGCGAAGTAAAACCGATTTTTACAGGCTGTTCTTTGAACAGCTTGCCCGGCGCGGCTTTGATGTGAAGCGGTCCCAATCTTCCGATTACATCGCTGATATTTATTTCAAGAACCAGCTTGTGGCCTACTTCTCCAAAGCCGATACGGTGATCCAAAACCCCTTTGTCACGGTCAAGGACAAACTCATTCGCCTTATCAACGATACGGCCCAGGACACAGCGAACAAAGCGGGTATCTGCCGCGACTGTCCTTATACTGACGCCAACGAGAAACTTCCCAATGGCTCTTATAAGCTGGCAGAATACAATGGCGTGACTCTCGCCTGCAAGGAGCATCATCTGTTTGGCTATGTGTTCTCCACCTACCGCACCGCCCCGGATTCCGGCGAAATGATGGCCCGCCAGATTTTTTACAACAAGGAATTTGCAGGACAGGATTTCGCCAAACGGAGCGGTTTGGTGGATGAACGTGCGCTGTTCACCGAAGAAGAACTCCGGGTCCTTCATGCGGGCTTGGTTAAGATGAGCATACTCGATCAGGATGTTTCCAACGAGGCTCGTGAATCTGTGGAACGGATTCTTGACAAAATCGAGGACATTATCCCGGAGCTGCGGGAGCAGGAAATGGAGTTTGACTTTGATATGGAGTTCGGCCAGCAGGAAGAAATGGAGATTGGAGGATAGCAAGAATGAGCAGCAAGAGAAATCAGACCATCGCTATCGCCCGTTTCCTGATGTATAAATACGGGCTGAACCAGCAGCTTGAGGGCATGACGGACGAAGAATACCTGGCGCATCCCATTGGCTTGGATGTAGGGCAATATGTGGCCGACCTGATGAAATACTGCCCGGAGCATATCGTCGATCAGGTCATGGAACATCAGGATGCTCTTTTGCGGCGCCTGGGTACGGATTACCTCACCGTCATAGCCTATATGCCTTATGAGGAAGATGGAGGGAGAAAGTATGCGTGATGGACGCCCGAATCCTGATATTTGGGGAAACATCATCACCTGCGGGGAGATCGCCGTGGGCATTTACGAGATCGTCGGCACAAAGAAACGTGGGCTGGAAGTGCCGAAGGCCCTTGCCGAAGAAATCCTGCCGGAATCTGTGATGGAACAGGCTGCACAGGACGGTGAGAACCTTTGTTTTACCGACCCGGTTTCCAACGCCATCGTTGCAGACGCCCTGCTGGAACAGGAACTTGTTACTGATCCGCAGGCAGCGGCCCGTCTGGACGCAATCCGGCAGCTTGATGATGTGACCTATGATACGGCCTTTGAACCGCCTGTTTCAGACTATGAGCTGGACGGGCTGGACTTGGAAAGATAGGAGTTTACAATGAAAATCCTGGATTTCGACCTGGAAGGAAGTCACTTCATCATCGAAGCAGACATTGCGCCGCGCCAAGAGGCGGATGATGATATGGAGTGTCAATGGCTCCGGTACGACTTTGATAACACGCAGGTTTATAAGGAAACGGACGGCGCTGTTTCGCCGTTCCAAATTACAGCCGTAGCCTGGGCTGGCTATCAACTGACTGCCGATCATGCGTTGAAAGATGTGATCGGACGCATTTCCCGCAATGAAACCGGCAAGCTGACCGTTCATTATGTCTGTCCAGAGCTTCAAGAGTTTTTCGATGAACTCAAAAAATATCCGGCTATCAGCGGGAAACGAACTATTCCGTACTTCATTTTTCACGGCGGCGATATTGCAAAACTGGCGTATGCGACCAATGAGTTTCTGTATTACGAGGACAGTAACTATATGCCGCTGATGTTCCGTACCGTTGACGGCACTCTTGTTTCCGACAATGAATTTGCCGATATGGGGCTGTATGAATCCGAGGAAAATGTTGAGAACGGAACAGAACACATTTTGCCGTTCACAGATTACGGTTCCGATGTGGAAAGCACCTGTGATTTAGAGGACGAGGAAGATCTGGAAATTTGAAACTCAGAGGTTTGCGGGCTATGTTCTGTCGCCGGTGGGCAGTTTTCATCGACTTTTGCACCGTCCATCTGTTGGGTGGATGGGCTTAATTTGGAAAGGTAGGTGTTACTTTGAGGCTGGTCTATATTTCTTCCCCCTTGCGGGGAGATATGGAAAAGAACATGGAAAAGGCAAAGGACTACTGTGCTTATGCAGCATCCTGCGGCGTGATTCCCTTGGCGCCGCACACGATTTTCACGCAATATCTGAATGACGCAGTGCCGGAGCAGCGGGAACAGGGCTTACGAATGGGTCACGAACTGCTGGAGCGCTGCGATGAACTCTGGGTAATGGGCGACACCATCTCTCAGGGAATGAAGGACGAAATTGGCCTGGCTACTTTTCTGCAACTCCCGATTCTCTATGTATCCGATGATATGGTGAAGAATCAGAAAATGATCCGCCAGTCGGATCGCCCTCTGGACATAAATGACTGCATCCCCGAAAGTAGCCAGTACAACTACGAAAATCAATTTCTGGTTCTCAAACCTGGGGTGAGCAGCAAGGGCAAGGACATGACTGCCGACGACTCCATCTGGTATGCCCGTAACGGTTTTGGATGTATTTATGGAGCCAGAGGTCAGGCCGTGTATGCAGAAAGCCTGTTGACCGGCAAATACATTCATTGGGAACGACATGACTTCTGTGGCATCGTTAAGCCGGAAAGTTTGAAAGAATGGCTTCTGGATAAGCCGGTCAGGAATGAGGCTGCCGAAGAACTCACCAAGTTTGTCACCCCTGAACTTATCAGCGCAGCCAAACAGAACCATACTGCTTGCGGCTATCCTTTTTTAATCGGGTATGCCCCTGCGGAGGGCGGCCTGCATGAAGCGTTCTGCCTGGACCCCGATCCGGTCAATCTTGCCTCTTTTATTGTGAAGATGGGGAAAGAGCGCGGCGACCTGATGATCTGTACCCCGCTGGATACCCCGTTTCTGAATACCGTTGGTATGTTCACTGACCAATGCGTAGATTTTGATTTTTTACAAGATCATCTGCTGCCGGTTCTGATTCCCATGCAGATGGGCAAAACGGAGCCGCAGGAAATCAAGCTGACCGAGGATCAGGATAACGAAGCGTTTCTAGATGATTTCGCGGTTGAAGATGATATGGAATTATGAAACCCAGAGACTTGAGGGCAATGTTCTATTACCGATAGGCGGTTTTCGGCGGCTTTTACATTATTCGTCTATTGGGTGGCGAACTTAGTTGGGAAAGGTGGTGCTTGCAATAAAAATCCTGGATTTCGACCTGGAAGGAAGTCACTTCATCATCGAAGCAGACATATCGCTGCGCCAAAAGGCAGACGATAACATGGAAAGTCACTGGCCCCGCTATTTTTTTGAAAATACACAAGTCTATAAAGAGACAGACGGGGTTATTTCGCCATTCCCAATTACTGCTGTCACCTGGTATGGCTGCCCAATAACTGCCAATCATGCACTGGAAGATGTAGTTGAAAGAATTACCCGCAATGAAACCGGCAAGCTGACTGTGCGTGAGGTCTGTCCCGAACTTCAAGAGTTTCTTAATGAGTTCAATAAATATCCGGCAATCAACGGAGAACGAACGATTCCATATTTCATTTTTCAAGATGGCGATATTGCCCGGCTTGCGTATGCAACGAATCGGTTCCTTTACTATGCAGACGGCAACAATATGCCAGTCATGTTTCGCACAGATGACGGTACTCTCATTTCCAATAATGAATTTGCCGATATTGGTCTTTTCGACTCAAAGCAACGTGTTCAGGAGGGTACGGAATACATTTTGCCGTTTACCGAGTACGAGTCGGATATGGTGAGTGCCTGGAATTTAGAGAAGAAGGCGTATCAGGATTCACTTCTGGATGCTTTCGAGTATGAGGATGGGTTCCATGCCCATGAAGATTTGGAGGATGAACTTCCATTTTGAAAACAAAGCCTAAATTGATGGTTTGTGCGCTGATCTTCGTTTCCGGCGCGATTCTCAACCTGTTTTTCTCAACAGCGGTTCACGGTCTGCTGACAAGAGAGATCACCCGGCTTTCACTTCTCCCCATCGGGGACTGCCTTGCCAGCCTATTTTCCAACCGCCAGCACATGATGTTGTATCTGTGTCTGCAAGGGTTTGTAAGTGTGTTGGCGGTTATGTTCTTCCTGACCAACATGAGGCCGTATGAATCAGACCTGGACACGATCACCCCGGAGATTCAGACGCCCAGAGCTGTGGGCCAATACCAGCATGGTTCGGCCCGCTGGATGACCGATTCCGAGAAGGACAAAGCATTTGACAGCTACATTCTTGACCCGCACGACCCGACGATCCGGCAGCTCTTAGAAACCGGATACGATGGTTTGGACTTTCTCAAAGAAAAATAAGGAGGCGATAAATTGAAGTTGAACCTTCATCCCAAAGGTATTCCCAAGCTGGAGCCTTTGGGAACGGGTACTCCGCTGAAAAAAGGCGGTGTGGTGGTAGGTATGCGAAAGGAGGGCGATAAAGAAAAAATCTATTTTGTCGGTGATGACTGCCACCTGCTCTGTGTCGGCGCGACACGTTCAGGAAAGTCAAGATGTCTGGTTCTTGAGAGCATTTGCCTGTTGGGACTTGCCGGAGAATCCATATTTTGCTCCGATCCCAAAGCAGAATTGTTCCACTACACCGCTGATTTCCTGAAAAAGTTGGGTTATGAGGTTTTGGTGCTGGACTTCAAGAACCCCGAAAAGAGTATGCGCTACAATCTGCTCCAGCCCATCATTGACGCCATCAATGAGGGCGACACCGACCGGGCAGAAATGCTGGCTTGGGACTTGACGAACAATCTGGTGGGCAAGCCGGAGGGCGAAAAGATTTGGACGAACGGTGAATGTTCCATCATAGCGGCCGCCATTCTCTGCGTGGTGTGCGACAATCAAAAACGGCCGGAATTTCAGAACATGACCAATGTGTATTGGTTCATTTCGGAAATGTGCCGTACCATCGGAAATAAGATGCCGCTGTTGGAGTATGTCAAGAAGCTCTCTCCATCCCACCCGGCACGGGCGCTTCTGTCCATTTCCGATGTGGCGCCGTCCCGTACCAGAGGCAGCTTCTATACCTCTGCCCTGACCACCCTGCGGCTGTTCACCTCGAAGTCCATCTACGCTATCACCCATACCAGCGATTTTACCCTTACAGATATGGGCAGCAAGAAGCAGGCGTTGTTTGTAATTCTGCCGGACGAGAAAACCACCTTCTATCCCATCGCTTCTCTTATTGTGTCGCAGCAATATGAGCTTCTGGCAGAGGCGGCAGACAGGCGCGGCGGGCGCTTGGAACGCCGTGTCAACTTCATCCTTGACGAGTATGGCAACTTTACTCCCATCAGCGATATGACCAACAAACTGACCGTGGCGGCTGGCCGTGGGATGCGATATGCGCTGTTTGTGCAGGGCTTTGACCAACTGAAAGAAAAGTACAGCGACAATATCGCCAACACGATCAAAGGCAACTGTCAGGTATGGGCATACCTGCAAAGCGATGACCCGGAAACGCTGCGGGAGATGTCCGACAAACTCGGTAGCTATACCACATCCAGTTACCAGCTTTCGGCCAGCAACGGAAAATACACAACCCCCTCTAACTCCCAGAGCGTCAGTTTGACCGAGCGGAAGCTGCTTAACACGGATGAAGTCAGGCGCGTCAAGCGTCCCCATCAGATTATCACCAGCCGCGACCATCCCGCTATGATGTATGCACCCGACCTTTCTCAGTGGATGTTCAACAAGATGTTGGGGTTGGGTGATATGGAGCATAACCGCAGACTGCGGGAGGAACGGGAACAGAAACGGCCAATCATCACCGACACGAAGCAGGAAATCGCATTGTGGAACATCTGGATTTACTACCAGAAGGACATCATGCGCCGCCTTGCACAGCAAAAGGGCGCTATGGGCGGTGGCCTTGATGATGATTAACTCATAGGAGGTTTTGAATGAAAGAGAAAATCAACCAGACGGCGGGCAGACTGAAACAGACTGTCCGGGCGGCAGGTGCTGGAATTGCCACACTTGCCGCCTCTTTTTTTATGTCCGCACCGGCCTATGCTGCCGGTGTGCAGGATAGCCAGATCGTCAAGGGAACCGAGCAGTTGATCGGTGATGTGACGACCTGGCTGATGGTGCTGGCGCCGGTTGTGGCCGGTCTGCTTATCATCTATTTCTGCATCCGGCGCGGCATGGCTGACGAGATGGATCAGAAAAAGTGGAACAACCGCATTGTGGTGGCGGTGGTGTCCTGCATTGGCGCCGTACTCGGTTCCGCCACCCTGAACCTGATTCTCGGCTACTACCAGTAAGCCGGGATACATTCCGTAGTACAGGCGATTTCCGCGCCTTACTAAATAAATCATTTTATTAACAGGAGGAAAAAACTATGGCTAACTTCATCCGCAACACTCAGGTTAAGGCTATGACTTCTATCTGGACTGCCAAGCAGAAGGCCCGTGAGCTGGCCGACCGCACGGCGGCGGCGCTGACCGACCGTACCGGTCAGGGTACGCTGGATGTGGCGATTACTGTGCTGATCTCCATCGTCCTGGGCGCCCTGATCCTGGCCGGTCTGTACCTGATCGTGGACGACACCGTGCTGCCCACCATCACCCAGCGCATCAAGGATATGTTCGACTACGGCGGCTGATCGGAACAAGCATCGGCGGGTCCATCGGCCCCGCCCTAATTTTTGACAGGAGGTTTTTCAATGGAGTTCAAAGCGGAAATCAAAAAGACTTTTACCGGTCCCGACAAACTGCGGGCGGTGTGCAGTGTGGTCCTGGATGACTGTTTTCTGGTGAAGAATGTGCGGGTTGTCGAGGGCGAAAAGGGGCTGTTTGTGTCCCTGCCCAGCCGCCGGAATGTCAAGGGCGAGTGGGTGGAGCATTGCTTCCCCATGACGAAGGAGCTGCGGGCGAAGCTCTCCGCTGTCGTGCTGGAAGCGTATGAGGCCGCCGTGCAGAACGAGGAAACTGCTGCGTCCTGATTACTGCCCCCCATATTCCAATCCCTATTGGGGGCGGCCGAGCGCCGCCCCCAGAAAGGAGGTGGTTGCTGATTGGAATATATCTTAGTGCTGCTGATCGTGGCCCTGCTGAATGGAGCAATCGCCTACATTGATGGGCTGATGGAAGGGATCATCCCTCTTACCCTGTACGCAGAGCAGTATATGTCCACTTTGGCCGGGGTTGATTTGTTTCAATCCCTGTTTGACATTGTATTCGGCTTTGGCGTGTCCCTGATTGTGCTGAAGTTTCTGAAAAAAGGCTTTGAAACCTATGTGTTGTGGTCAGACGGGGATGCAGATGAAGAACCCATTGCCATTCTCACAAACTTCTTCAAGGCAATGGCGGTAGCGATCTGCTTTCCCACCATGTATGACTGGCTTGCCACGATTGTAGAGGAAATGAGCAATAAAATGTTGGAGGCCATCGGCCTTGCCACCGCTTATGATTGGGCGGGCTGGGTATCCGGCATTTCGACAATGGGACTTGTAACCGCCATCTTTGGCCTGGTATTTGTCATCGTCTATTTCATCCTGTATTTCCAATTCCTGATGCGCGGGCTTGAAATCCTGATTTTGCGAGTGGGTATTCCGTTGGCCTGCGTTGGTCTGATTGACAATGACAAAGGTGTGTTCAAGCCCTACATGAGTAAGTTCTTCCAGTCTGCGCTCTCTGTGGTGATTCAGGTTTCTCTTGCGAAATTGGGGGTTGGCCTGATGATGAATATGCACATTTTCTGGGGCGTGGCCTGTATGATTCTTGCGGTGCGGACACCGAAGTTCCTTCAGGACTTCCTCATTACGACCGGTGGCGGTGGCGGCGGCGCCATTGTCAACAACGCATACCATTCTGTACGGCTGGTGCAGATGGTCAAGGGCATGGGAAAGTGAGGTGATGGCTGATGGTGACAATGGACGATATTTCAAATGCCATCATCCTGCTTGTGCGCGTTGGTGCGGTAGCCCGTTTCGTCTACTGCCTGGTGCGCTTGACCGCAGCCGAGGAACAGGCGGCGCAGTATAAAAAGCGCGCCCGTAACACAGTGATCTTCTACATCATCGCAGAATCCATCTGGCAAATCAAAGATCTGATTCTGTACTACTATTCCTGACAGGAGGTGCAAATGGACGAAGATTTGAAACTCTACATCCCTCTGGGCGTGAAGCCGGAGGCCGAACTGTTTACTGGCTTTGGGAAAAAACAGCTTTTTCAATCCATTGTGGGGTCCCTGGTGATGGGCGGCATAGCGGCGCTGGCCTGGCTCTTTACCGGGAATGTGACAACCACCGTTATCCTGGCCCTGGCCGGTATCTTTGGCTCTGTGATGATGACTACCAAAGACCAGAGCAATTTGTCCGTGGTAGATCAGGTGCAAAACCTGATTCGCTTTTTACGCGGACAGAAAATCTACCCGTATCGTTACGGGGATGAATGGGGGCTTGAATAATGTACGCAACCATTCCGGTCTACTACCCCTCGCTGGAGGAAGCCGCCCGAAAGGATGAAGCGGCTCTCTGGTGTGACAGCTACAACATCAATATGTCCTGCCGCAACTTCATTCAGGATAAGGCCATGACTGCCTTCAATACCCGTGAACTGGACGCCTTTATCGAAGAATTGGTGCGCTGTTATGGAACAGAACGGGCGATGTATGTGCTGTCCCGTACTATCCAGTTTTCCGATTGGGACGCACGGTTCGATCAGGCCGTGCTTGACCGAGCGGGCAAAACGGACTTCCCTGACACAAGAGAGCCGAGGGAGGCACATCAGGTAGACCCGACCACCCGATATGTCACGGAGATTGATCCGTGCGTTGTTAACGCCGTCTTTGTGAAGCTGATGGAGCTTGAGGACGAACAGGAAGAAACCAACCACATGAATGAAATCGAGCAAGATGAGCTTGACGAGGATATGACGGCAGAACTGTGAGGCTGCCGATGGAGCAGATGACATTTCTGGATTTCTTCGCAGGCATCGGCGGTTTCCGCAAGGGCTTTGAGCTATGCGGGATGCGCTGTGTGGGGCATTGTGAGATTGATAAGTATGCCGACCGCAGTTACAGAGCCATTCACGATGTAAAGGAGGATGAATGGTATGCAGCCGACATCACAAAAGTCGCCCCCGCAGATCTCCCCAGAGCAGACCTGTGGGCAGGAGGATTCCCGTGTCAGGATATTTCGGTCGCTGGCCGCCAGCGAGGGCTTGACGGAGCAAGAAGTGGACTCTTTTTTACACTTGCTCAACTCGTCAAAGGCCAAAGTCCTGAAAATCGACCCACATGGATTGTCCTTGAAAATGTTAAGAATCTCCTATCCATTCATGGAGGATGGGACTTTGCGACCGTTCTCGATACGCTGGCCTCACTCGGCTACCATATCGAATACGGACTGCTCAATACAAAGTATTTCGGCCCCCCTCAAAATCGAGAGCGAGTGTTCATTGTCGCTTGCCGACATCCTGGAGCCGGACGCGGACCCAAAATATTTCCTGTCCCCGCAGGCAGTGGCAAAGCTCTTATCCAACTCATAGGTGGTATGCAGGGGCAGCGCGTCTATGACCCGGCAGGCATCAGCGTAACAATGGCTGCACAGTCTGGTGGCTGGGGAGGAAAGACCGGCCTGTATTTCGTTGACCTTTGCAATGGTAATCCCAAGCTGACCGATCACGCCCGCTGCATCAAGGCCAAGTATAACAGCGGCATTACCAACCGTGGCGGGGACAATTCCGGTGTTCTGATCTCTCCCGCAGGGATGGACAAGGATGCGGTTCTGTCCTTTGTGGACATTTGCACCGGGAAGGCGAAACTCACCAGAGAAGCCCGCTGCATCCTCTCCGCCTATAACCGCACCATCAGTAATTGGGGCGGCAGTTCCGGGGTGTTCTATGGCTGCCGTGCTGTCGTGACCCCAGATCGGGAAGAAAAACGGCAAAACGGACGGAGAATCAAGAACTGCGGGGAGCCGTCTTTCACCGTTACGGCGCAGGATCGGCATGGAGTGCTATTTCAAGACTGCGATGAGTGTCCCTACGGGATGCAGATTCGAGAAGCGACAAAGAAAGGATATGATATTGCCCGCTGCGGCGACAGTATCAACCTTTCTTTCCCGGAGAGCAAGACGCGGCGCGGACGGGTCGGCAAAGACCTTGCCACGACGCTGGAAACCTCTTGTAATCAAGGCACAGCTTTTGCCGGGTGCGGCCTGATCCGCAGGCTGACGCCCCGTGAGTGCTGGCGACTGCAAGGCTTTACGGACGAGATGTTTGATAAGGCACGGGCAGTTAACAGCGACAATCAGCTATACCGGCAAGCCGGTAATTCCGTGACGGTTCCTGTAATCTACGCCATTGGGAAACAAATCCTTGCCGCACAGAAGGCATTGGAATGTGGAGAATAAGATGTTTCAGAAAAATTGGAACCCGTGGCCCATTTTTATCGGCATGGCGGTCGCAATGACCGCCATCGCCGTATTCTATCGACAAATCATGTGATGGAGGTGATTCATGCTGGAAACTGACGCATTAAAAGAAAAGCTGGAAATGGAAATCCATCGCTTTGCCCGACCGCCGGAGGAACTTTCTTCCGGTGATCCGTATTTTGAGCAGCTTCAGACCATGCTCGCAATCCGAGAAGAGCTGGAAAATATACCGCTGTGCGATATTCAGCGGGATATGCTGCTTGCGATGGAAAATGTATTGGAATCGGCATGGTTATTCCGTAATACCCCCGTCCCGGATCGCTGCATGAATCCGAACAATATCAGCGAAGTGGTGTACTACTTCCTTCAGGACAAAGGTGCCGAGTATCGGGGCGATCTGCTCTATGAACGGGCCAAAGCCGAGTTTGATGCCCGTATGGAAGAACTCGCCGCCCTGCCGCCTAAAGAAATTCTTGACCATGCCTACGAGAAGATCATTAAAGAAGATTTCCTCTGCCATCTGGAGGAAGGGTTGGACGAGTGGGAAACGGACGCTCTGTTGTCTTATCCGCAGCCTTTGGCGGCTCTCTACATGGAATGGATGGGAGTTGATTACTCCTATCTGGATATAGACAGAATCCAAAGCACGGCAAAGCAAGCAGCGGGAAAACGGTTAAATGAACTTCGCCGCCATGAGTTTGACGTCAATGGTGAGCCGCCTGCGGAACTGCGGTATTTCTATGATTTGCATAGCGAGATACTGGACAACCCGGATCTGGAGTGGGTCGGTGATATGGAGCCATGAATCCTCTGATTGTAAAAGGCGTGGTATTTGGCCTGCTGTTGGCTTGTGCTGCGCTCTGGGATATGAAAGAACGAGAGATTCCCAATCTGATTCCGGCCATGATTTTAGTTTGTGGCTTGATAGAGCTGCGCCCCGCCGCTTCTGTGGCGGGGCTTCTTGTTACGGGAGGTCCGTACCTGTTGGCTGCATTACTGACACATGGGAAAACCCTTGCCATTGGCGGTGGGGACATTAAGCTGATGGGGGCTTGCGGCTTTGTTCTGGGAGTGTGGCCTGGTTTGCTGCACAGCATTTTATCTCTGATTCTGGCCGTGCTTACAGGAGTAATGCTGTTTGGAGTACGCAGACAGGACTTTTCTTCCATCCGGCTGCCACTTGCCCCGTTCTTCTGCATTGGCGGCGTAACTGCTTATTGGCTGGCGGCTGCGGCCGCTGTAATCTGAACAAATGGAGGTATCAACTTGAACAAGAATATTTTCAGAAACCGGACGATTATCGGTGCGGTTTGTATCCTGCTGGCCGTCCTGGTTTGCTTTGGCATCACGCCCCTTTTCAATGCGGGTTTGAAGGCCCAGACCGAAGCGGTACGGGTGAAAGCCGAGGTGATTCCCCGTGGCACCTATATCACGGCGGATATGGTTGAGGTCTACACCAGAGGCGCGTCCGGTATGTCTGACGCCATTGCCACATCACTTGACGAGGTAGTAGGCCGATATACCGATGTAGAACTTCGCAAAAACACAGATGTAAACACCGGCTGGCTTTCTTCTGAACCACTGACTCAGTACGAGTACCTGACCAAGCTGGACGGTTCCAAAGTGGCGATCTCCGTTACCATTCCCACCTTTGCCAAAGGTGGTTCCGGCAAGGTGGAAGCTGGTGACATCATCATGCTCTTTGCAACCGATAAGGACACAGGAGAAACCACCCAGCCCCCGGAACTCAAGTATGTAGAGGTCCTGGCCGCAACACAGAGTTCCGGCGCCGACAAGGAATATCAGGCGCCCCAGGATGACGAGGAAGAAAATCCCGAAGAATCGCTCCCGTCCACCATTACCCTGCTGGTAAATACCGAACAGGCACAACTCCTTGCGCATTTGGAGGAATCCAACAGTCTGCACCTGGCGTTTGTGTACCGTGGAACCCGTGAGAACGCCGAAAAGTTCCTGGCAGCTCAGGATCAGTTCTTTGTGGAGCCGGAGGAAGATACCGCAGCTCAGGATGGCGAACAGGGTGAGGTATCCGATGATAACAATGTGGCCGACAACACCGGTGATAATGCGGCCGGCAATGAACCCGCAGAGGAACAGGAGGTTGAGAATACCGATGGCGAATAAGCAGAAACAGATGCTTGCTGTGTGGGGCAGCCCTGGGGGCGGGAAAACCGTAACTGCGGTCAAACTGGCCCTGGAATTGTCCAAGCGGAAGAAAAATGTGGTGCTGGTGTTTACCGATGTGACGGCGCCCACGCTTCCGGCTGTGGTCAGCGAGAAGAAACTGCCGGATGTGTCCGTGGGCGAACTGCTGGCGGCTCCCGGAATGACGCAGGAACAGGTTCTCAAGACCTGTGTTCCCTGTGAGAAAAACCCCTATATCAGCTTTCTGGGCTACAAGGCCGGTGAAAATGTCTTTACCCATGCGGAGTACAGCAAGGAAAAGGCGGTGGATATGCTGGTTCTGCTGCGGCACATCGCAGACTATGTGATTGTGGACTGCACCAGCCTTTTGACCGGCAATGTGCTGGCGACCACCGCACTGGAGGTGGCGGATGATGTGCTGCGGGTGTGCAGCTGTGACCTGAAGGCCATCTCCTACTTCTCGTCCTATCTGTCGCTGGTTGCTGACAGAAAGTTCAAACCGGAACAGCACATCAAGGTGCTGTCCAACACGCGCCCTTATCAGGGTGGCAGCGAATACGAGAACTCCTTTGGCGGTGTGAAATACCGGCTGCCGTATCTTCCTTCGTTGGAGGAACAGGCGGCGATGCTGAAACTGCTGGAACCGCTTTCCGGTAAAGAGGCCAAGACCTATGAGCCGGTCATTGCCGCTATTGCCGGGGAGGTGTTCGGAGATGGCAAGTAATATTGACCTGTTCTTCAATACCAGCAGGAACAAGCGGACATTTCCCGAAGTGCTGGCGGAGATTCAGGAATATCTTGCCAGCAAGTATTCGACCCTGATTACCGACAACCCGGAGGAACAGCACCAGCAGATCACCGCATACATCGCAAAGTATCTCAACGATTACAGTCTGGGCGTTGAGGGCATGAGCCATGAGGAACTGATCGACAAACTCTATACGGAAATGGCTGAGTTCTCCTTCTTGACGCCCTATCTTTTCGCAAATGATGTGGAGGAAATTAACATCAATTCGTGGAAAGATGTGAAAATCACTTATGCGGACGGGCGTGTGGTTCCCACCAAAGATCGGTTCCAGACCCCACAGCACGCTGTTGATGTAATTCGCAGACTCCTTCATAAGTCCGGCATGATTCTGGATAACAGTCAGCCGGGTGTGGTGGGCCATCTCTCCAATAAAATCCGTATCACGGTTCTGGGCAATCCGCTCACGGACAAAGAAAAAGGTGTGGCTGCATCCATTCGTATCGTGAATCCCAAGAAGTTGAGCCGTGATGATTTCATTGGCTACGGGACAGCCACCGCCGAAATGCTGGACTTTCTGGCCGAAGTTCTCCGGTTCGGTTTGTCCATCTGTGTGACTGGTTCCACCGGCAGCGGTAAAACCACGCTGATGAGCTGGATTCTCTCCACCATTCCCAACGAAAAGAGAATCTTCACCATTGAAAATGGGTGCCGCGAATTTGACCTTGTGAAAGAGGACGCCGAAGGAAATGTCATCAACAATGTAGTCCATACCGTTACCCGTTTTTCTGACGATCCCAAGCAGAACTACGATCAGGAGCGCCTTTTGGAGTTTGCCCTGACCTGTAACCCGGACATTGTGTGTGTCGGTGAGATGAAATCGGCCGAGGCTTTCGCCGCACAGGAGGCGGCCCGCACCGGCCACGCAGTTATCACCACCACCCATGCCAATAGCTGCAAAGCAACCTATTACCGCATGGTGACGCTGTGTACCCAGAAATACGACATGGGCGATAAGACCCTGTATAACCTGGTGACAGAAGCGTTTCCTATCGTTCTGTTTGTGAAGAAGCTAGAGGACAACAGCCGCCGCGTCATGGAGATCACTGAATGTGAGATTCTGGAGGACGGCACCCGGCAGCTCCACACCCTCTACCGCTATCATGTGTCGGAAACCTCTATCCAAGATGGCAAGGTAAAGGTGCATGGCGAGTTTCAAAAGGTATCCACGATCTCGGCCAGCCTGCAAAAGCGGCTTTTGGAAAACGGTATGCCGCCCCGTCTGCTGGAGCGTATCGCTGGTGGCGGTGTAAAACTGGATACTGGAAAGGAGGAAACTGCGTGATTGTATTGATTTTGCTGGCCTTTGTCGGGATGCTGACCGGCATCTTCTTGATTCTGGGCATGACCCCCTTTACATTTGCGGAGGAACTGACCAAGCCGCTTTCTGGGCGGCAACAGCCGATTTCCAAGCGAATCCAGCAGGTCAACCACCCCAAAGAGCCGAAGGGCATCCGTAAAACCGTGCTGGAAGCACGGGAGATGTTGATTCTCACCGGAAAGGGTGGGAAGTTTGCCGCCATTTGTGCTTTCTCTCTGTTCCTGGCGGCAATGGGTGCTGTGATCTGTATTGTGATTCAGAACTACTTTATGCTGCCGGTTTTGGCGGCCGGGATGGGCTTGCTCCCGTTCTGGTATGTCCTGTTCACCTCTCACAGCTATAAAAAGCTGATGAACAACGAGATTGAAACCGGACTGTCTATCATCACAAGTTCCTATCTGCGCAGCGAGAGCATGATAACCGCTGTGGAAGAAAACATTCATTACCTGAACCCGCCTGTGGCAGATGTGTTCCGGGGCTTCTTGGCCGAAACCAATATGATAAGCGCCGATGTGAAACAGGCACTCTCCAACATGAAGCCCAAACTGGACAACTATGTGTTTCGGGAATGGGTGGATGCCGCTATCGCCTGTCAGGACGATAAGAGCCTGAAAAGCACGCTCACCCCGATCATCGGGAAACTCTCGGATATGCGGATTGTTGCGGCGGAACTGGACTACCTGCTTTATGAGCCTTTCAAGGAATTTATCACAATGGCGTTCCTGCTCATTGGCAACATCCCATTGTTATACTTCCTGAATAAAGACTGGTACGATGTGCTTGTAAATACGGGCTTTGGCAAAGGGATTCTGGCGGTGTGTCTGCTGGTGCTGCTGATCTCGTTTGCGGCGGTGATCCGGCTCACCAAGCCCGTAGAATACAAGCGTTGATCTCGTCAGGAGGTGATACCATCGAGAGTGCTACCGATCTCCCTGCGGGATGCCAATGCGTTTGTTCTGGCGCATCACCGGCACAGTGGGCAGGTGCGCGGCTGTAAATTCTGTGTAGCTGTCGTAGATGATTTGGACGCCGTTCATGGAGTTGCGATTGTTGGGCGCCCCGTTGCCCGCCGACTGGATGATGGGAAAACAGCGGAAGTGACCCGGCTTTGCACCGATGGTATTGCCAACGGGTGCAGCTTCCTTTACAGCCGGTGCGCCCGGATTGCGAAACTGATGGGCTATCAGAAAATCATCACCTACACCCTGGCAACCGAAAACGGAGCCAGCCTGCGAGCTTCCGGCTGGCAATGTGCGCCGGGACTGCGAGGCGGCGGGAACTGGAATGTGCCGGGGCGCCCCAGAGCCGACAGCCGCAACACCGGCCCCAAACGGCTCTATTACAAAGAATTGAGGTGACGCGAGTTTTGTATCTCATTTTGCTATGCTTTGGGACGCTCTTTGGCCTGGGAGCGTTCTTTTTGTTGGCCGGACTGCTCCGGCTGCCGACTTCCGCAAGCACAAAGGCGGTTCTGACCGTGACGAGCCGTGGAAAGTCACAGAAAGGCAGCATCAATGCTGTCCTGTTCGATATGGCCGCACGGCTCTCTCCGCTGGTACATCCGGACGGCTATAAGCGGAAGAAGCTGGAGGCACAGTTGAAATCCGCCGAAATTAAAATGTCCCCGGAAACCTATATTGCGGCGGCCTGGGTAAAGGCTGGTCTGATTGCTCTGCTGATAATTCCGGCCCTTCTGATTTTCCCGATCCTTGCGCCGGTCATTGTGTTTCTGGCGGTGGCAGTTTACTTCAAAGAGCAGAAACGAGCGGACGAGATCGTTCAACAGCGCCGGGAAGAAATCGAAGCCGAGCTGCCCAGATTTGTAAACACCATTGAACAGGAACTCAGGGCATCCCGTGATGTGCTGAACATCCTGAAATCCTACCAGAGAAACGCTGGTCATGCCATGAAGCGGGAACTGGAAATCACGATTGCGGATATGGCATCCGGCAACGAGGAAAACGCACTCACCCGCATGGAGAGCCGGATTGGAAGTACCATGCTGTCCGATGTGGTGCGCGGCTTGATCTCGGTCAAGCGCGGTGACAACGGTATCATGTATTTCCAGATGCTTTCTATGACCTTTAAGCAGTTGGAACTTCAAAAACTGAAACTGGAAGCCATGAAGCAGCCGGGAAAAATGCGTAAGTATTCCTTTATGCTGCTGGGCTGTTTCCTGCTGATGTATCTGGGTGTCCTGGGCTATGTGGTGTTGGAAGCCTTTGGCGAACTGTTCTAAAGGAGGTGGAGAAACCGTGAAACGACTTCTGAAGGACAAACGGGGCGAGGGCTTTGTGGATGTGTGTGTCCTGGTTCTGGCGATTGCAATGGTTCTGGCTTTGGTGGTCCGCATTGCACCGGTATTCGTGGCAAAGCAGAACCTTGATGTCTTTGCAGACGAATTAGTTCGGACAGCAGAAATCAATGGGCAGGTTGGCTCTGCCACAAACGCAAAAGCAGCGGATTTGCGGGAGCAAACCGGACTCGACCCCAATATCTCATGGAGCGACACCGGAAAAATCCAGCTCGGCAACGAGGTGGAAGTGACCCTCACAACCACCGTCAATATTGGGCTGTTCGGTGAGTTTGCATCCTTTCCTGTCACTCTGACGGCAAAGGCCAGCGGGACTTCGGAGGTGTATTGGAAGTGAAGAAAATTCAAGAAGTCCTGAAAAACAAATCCGGGCAAGGCGTACCGATGATTTTGGCCGTTGTCCTCTGCTGCCTGATTCTGGCCTGTGTGACCTTTGAGTATATGCGCTTGATGATCGTTGCGCAGGGGGTGCGTGATTCTGTCCAGTCCGCCATTGTAGATGTGGCCACCGAGAATTGGGATGAAGCCTATGCCGGTTTGCGTGAGGGTTACTCCGGTGGCTATCAACTTGCCGGTTCGTCCTGGTCACAGAATGTTACCAGCGGCAATGTATACGCCCGCCTGCAAGATGTTTTGGGCATTGAATACGAGGGCGGGCAGTATGTAAAGTACAGCGGCGAGAATTTGGAGTATCGACTGTACGACCTGCACCTGGATGTAGAAAATGCTCCGCTGGCCCCGTCTGTGCCGGATGGCATTACGCAGCTCAATGTCACAGGGACAATCACTGTTGATGTGCCGCTTTCCTTTGGGTTCGGGCATCTGCCCCCCATGCAGATCACCATGAAACTCAACGCCAAATATGTTCCCAGGTTTTAATTTTGTGTATTTCGCCCTGCCGCTTTTCCATAGCGCAAAAAAATATTTGGCAGGAATCACACCTGGACGCCGTATTTGTGCAAATGGTATAATGATGGCGAGAAATATCACCATAATTTTAATATAAAATCACCGTACAAGGAGGTTTTCAAATGAGTGCAAAAAACAAGAAGCTGTTGGCCGTTCTTGGCGCAGCCGCCGTTGTGGTAATTGTGATTGCCGCAGTGCTGCTGGGCAAGGGCGGGCAGACCACAACCGTTGATCCGGCATCCACCCCCTCGGATGTATCTGCCGAGGATGTGGATAGCAGCAATACCCCGGACAGCAGCTCCAGCGAACCGCTGGTAGTGGTGCCGGACACCTCTAAACCCGAAGCGACTGACAGCCAGAACCAGACCGATGCTGTTTTGAATGTGGAGGAAGAAGATCAGGTAGACGTTAACCTGACCGACAGTGAAAAGAAACCCGAAACCACTCCGCCCCCGGCGCCTTCTCAGGAGGAACAGCAGGCGGCCAGCGAAAAGGATGAGCCGATTGTGCATGAGCCGGACAGCAACCAACCCCAGACCGGCGACACACAGGGCGGTTCCATCTATCTGGAGGGCTTTGGCTGGATCACCGACGAGGGCGGCGGCTCCGTCCAGCACAACATTGACTCTGATGGAGATATAAATAAACAGGTCGGCAACATGGGCTGATAACAAGCCCGGAGAGTACGGTAGCGATACCGTACTCTTTTTTTGTTCTCAACTAATTTGATTGGAGGTGCGTTTTTGAAGCGGATATTTGTGATACTGCTCACATTTGTGCTGCTGTTGGGTATCTGTCCTATGAGCGCCCTGGCAGAAACCGGAGGAAGCGGAAACGTGGATGGCGGTGGCGGCGATATGGGGCAAGGAACCTCGCAGAACTCCTGGAACCCTGGTATGGATGGTGTACGAATTACTGTGGTTGATGCAGAATCCGGTCAGCCTGTGTCGTCCTCTTTTGATCTGACTAATAAAACTCCATCTATCAAGATTCATTTTGGGAAAGTCAGTAAAATTCAATATGCAAATGGGGCAAGTATTTCTCCTACCACGGGGAATTACGACTACTACACCCCCGCAACCCCTATGCCGAGGATCGTCAGCAGTGGCAGCCAGAATGCCAGCATTGAAGCAATCAAGAAATACTTCTGCTCCGAGTATGCGGTAAAACTGGTGGCGCAGCAGACCGGAATCGCATACGAGGAACTGATTGGCGGACAGTACAAGCTGTTTTTGGAGCCAATCGCCTATTTTAAGCACAACGGAATTATGATGGCCATGACTGCCCATGAAGCCGCGCTCTATGATAATCAGGCAGGCGGGTCCTTGCGTAAGACAATGACGAGTTTGACCCATAAAAACCTGCCGCTGGCTATGTTCCTGGAATATGCGGATATGGGATTTCCGGCCTATACAGGGGCTACCAATAAGACCTGTTCCAACGATACTATTATCACCTATCTGGGTATGGGTATTGTATGGTTTACCGACCCGCCCGAACAGCCGGAGCCAACCGACTATGACTACGAGTATCGTGTGGATACAGATGTCATCACGCCGGTAACGCTTTATGCGGGATCGGAGATCAATCCTGATAGCCCTGCTACGGTATCCTTTAGTATCAACGGCAGCACCTACCGGATGAACAATATTGTGATTCCATCGGGAGATAGTCAGATTGCCTGGGTAAAGTGGCATACACCGTCGGAGCCGCAGGATATTACCATCTATGTCAGCACTAACAAAGGTTCGTTAAGCCAAAGCACCATTCACGCAAAGGTGGTAGATCTCTCCGGCAACGACCCGCCCGATCCGAAAGCCACCGATACAATGGGAAGCTGGTCGGCCAGCAGCATTCCCAGCCGAGAAACCAAGACCTATGCAGCATGGAGTGTCTGGTGGGCGAAATGGCACCCCTATTGGGTGTGGCACAGCACAGGGAAAAACACAGGATATTGGGTAGACGATGGATGGTATGATTACTTCCGGGACAATTACTCGGCCAGCATGACCGCCACCACCCGAATCGAGCCGGACGAAAAGGTTCCCACCGCTTCGGGCGATTTGATGAAATCAGGCTATGGCGTAACAAACACTGTAACGGCAACCGTCAGCACCTCTGCCCCGCTATCGCACTATACCTACGGGCAGACAGCCGTATCCTACTTCCCGGAGTTTGGCTATGGAACCTACTGGCGGCTGTTGGAGCGGCTCACCAGCGGAACAACGGCGCGGTTCCAGTTTGCCAAAAACATTTACAGCACCTATAACCAGCGGGTGCATTTTTCGCCGGTTTGGTTCCCGGACGGGAGCTACACAGTCAATACTCATGTGATGGATATTTGGACGCCTGCGGGGATGCTTGCCATGAATCTCACCGATGATGTAACGATCAGCGGCCCCCTCTATGATGATTGGCATATCGCACCGGGCAATCCGTAAAGAAAAGGAGAATGGATATGAACGACAACAGAATGATTCGGATTATGGTGTTTGAACCTGGGCGGGCGCCTTATACGACCATGCTGGAGGATTCTCTGGAACACCGGCAGGAACTTGTGGGCGGGGACATTGAGTGTATTCCTCTGCCCTGCGAAACGGTTCTCTGCTGCAATGCGTCCGGGAAACTGACAGGTCTGCCGGAGAACCGACAGTACGGGCCGGATATCCTTCACGGAACTTTTTTCCTCTATTGCGATACCCCGGAAGGACGGGGCGTTTCTTTGACCGATGAACAGATTGCCATGTATCAGGAGTATTTTCCGCAGCCGGTCCCCGCAGCGGTATCCTTTGAAGTACGGTCCGCCGCCGACATGAAAGAGTTTATGAACCTCATGTTCGGCAAGGGATGGGACATGGACACCGGAGCCGGAGAGGATATGGAGGCAAGCCGATGAGCAAAATGTTTTCGGTGGTGACTCTGGATGCCTCCCACTCTCTGATGACGGAGCATTTTGTCCCCGGTAGCCCTGATGGGCTGGATGAACTGCTGGACTGTGATGAAATCTCTGAGGTTCTTGCCGAATGGCCCCTGGGGGATACCATCGAAGCGAAAATTCAGACCTATCTCTATGGAGATGGCGAAACCGTGCGCGCTGACGAGGAGGATTTGGCTTTCTTCCGAGAGCATTTTGACGAGCTGGACGCCAGCGATGCCCTGGACTGCATCTCAGACCACAGCTTTTCTTTTGAATCGGACGAGTTGGATTTTGGGTACGGCGAAGAAAGCGAAGATGAAGAAGATTTGGAACTATAAGACACGGCTCTGCTGAAAAGCAGGGCCTATTTTTATGGCAAAGAAAGCGAGGTCGATAAATTGCTTTTGCCGATTATTATGATCTGCGTCTGTGCGCTGCTGGGCGGTGGGACGCTGATTTTTCTGAAGTTGTCGGCCAAACACAAAAAATCGAAGAACAAGGACAAGGAAGAACTGGCCCAGATCACCGCCAATGAGTTTGTGAATGTGAAAGATATTCGGGGGAACTTCCTCTATACCCGTGACAATCTGGCTCTGGCGTATCTGAAGATCTACCCGATCAGCACAGAACTGTTCAGCAAAAACGAAAAGCGGCTGATTGCCAAGCAGCTTACGGTGAGCCTGTCCAGCGCACAGTACCCGTTTCAGCTTCTTGCTGTATCCCGCCCGGTAGATATTTCTCCGCTGTTGTCGGAGCTATCTGCCACACTCACTTCTTCTTCCGATGTGAAGCAAAAGGAACTGCTGAAGCAGGAAATCGTGGAAATGGGCGCCTTTGCTCTTTCCGGCGAGGTTGTGGAACGGCAATTCTACATCAAGATTTGGGATAGGGTAAGCGATGGCGTTGAGCGCGATCTGCTTCAGAAGCTCAAGCTGCTCGGCGGATATTTTTCGGACAGCGGCATTCAGACCGAGATTTTAGAGCAGCAGGATATTGTCCGGCTGTGCAACCTGGTCAACAACCCCGCCTATGTGCATTTGGAGGATTCCGGCATCAATGCTGCGATCCCGATTTTGGAAAGTGTAGGTGTTGCCTAAGTATGAAGCACACCCGGCAGGATTTGAAAATCATGCAGGGTTGGAGCCTCGAAAGAAAAATCAGAGTTACGCAGACGAGAATCATGGAATGGTATATGCGGTACGATGGGCAGGTCTTTATCAGCTTTTCGGGCGGTAAAGACTCCACCGTGCTGCTTGATCTGGCACGGCGGGTCTACCCTGATATTCCTGCTGTGTATGTTGACACGGGGTTGGAATACCCCGAACTGCGCGATTTCGTAAAAACGAAGGACAATGTTATTTGGCTTCGCCCGCGCTATCCGTTCACTCAGATTCTTGAGAAGTACGGCTATCCGATCATCTCCAAAGAGGTTTCGGATGTTATCAACGGCGCAAGAAAGGGACAACCTTACCGTCTGGCACGACTCAATGGAGAACTGCTGGACAAGAACGGAAAGAAGTCGATTTACAACTGCGAGAATTACAAATACCTTCTGGACGCTCCCTTCAAGATTTCGGCAAGGTGTTGTTACCACATGAAAAAAGCGCCGCTGAACAAATTTGAAAGGCAGTCCGGGCGGCACCCGATTACGGGTGTCCTGGCCTGCGAAAGCAAGCTGCGGGAGCAATCCTGGATCAAGTTTGGCTGCAACGGCTTCGAGCGCCAGCGGCCTCTCAGCCAGCCCCTTGCGTTCTGGCTGGAAGAAGATATTTTGCGGTATCTGAAAATGACCGACATTCCCTATGCCCCCATCTATGGGGACATTGTTGAAAGCCGCAAGAAGAACGGCACCCCGATTCTGAAAACCACCGGTGTTTCCAGATCGGGGTGTATGTATTGTATGTACGGCGTTCATCTGGAGCATGAGCCGAACCGATTTCAGCTTATGCAGGTGACGCATCCCCAGCAGTATGATTACTGCATCAATAAATTGGGGTGCGGCGCTGTGCTGGACTACATTGGGGTGCCTTACCGCAATCAACAGTTGGAGGTGGATCATTGTTAGGTTCTAAGAAAAAAGAAGAAGCGTTTCCCGTCAATGAAGCGCTGCTAAATGTCATTACCCCGATGGGGCTGGAAATCAAGCGAAATAGTTTGGTCATCGGTGAAAATCTGGGTAAGGTGTACGGCGCCGTCCGCTATCCGCAGAAGGTGGATATGGGGTGGCTTTCCAAGATCACCAACATCCCCAGCACCATTGTTTCGGTGGGGATTACCCCCATTGACAATGGTTCGCTCATTTCCGCAATCTCCAAAAGCATTGTCCAACAGCGCGGCGCCGCTGACAGTGCCAAAGACCCGCTGACCCGGCAGCGCGCCGAGAAAGCCGCCGAGGACGGCGAGAAAATCATGCAGCGGATCGACCAAGAGGGCGAAACGGTTGCCATGATGTCGCTGACCGTGATGCCGATTGCACAGGATGAGGTCAACTTCACAAAGGTCTGCCGCCGTGTGGAGAGCGCCTTCAACATCCAGAAGTGCAAGGTGCGCACCCTCGCCAATCTCCAAAAGGAAGGGTTCCAGAGCATTTCTCCCACCTATCCGGCCAACTCCACGGTGGACAGCATTGTGTCCCGTATTATTCCCATGAGTACCTTTGTGGGCGGATTCCCGTTTGCCAGCTCCGGTTACAACGATGGTCGGGGCTATTATTTTGCAAAGGACAGCAACGGCGGCCTGGTGATTCTGGATACCTGGGAGCGCGGAAACGACCGCACCAATAGTAGCTTCGTGATTATGGGTGTGGCCGGTATCGGCAAGAGTACCGTTGTGAAGCACATCATGCTTTCGGAATACATGAAGGGGACGAAAATCCTGTGCATCGACCCGGAATCCGAATATAAGGATATGTGCCGGAACCTGAACGGAAGCTGGCTCAATGCTGGCGGCGGAAAAAACGGCCGCTCCAACCTTTTGCAGATCAGACCGGCGCCCCGTGACGATGACGATGAAACCGACAAACTCTATACCGATGAAGGAAACGGAATGTCTGATATGGCGCTGCACATGAAAACACTGGAGATTGAATTTTCCCTGTATCTGCCCAGCCTGACGGATATGCAGAAAGCAATCCTCAAGCAGACGATCATTGAACTCTACAATCAGTTCGGCATCTTCTGGGAAACGGATATTCGGCAGCTCAAGGCCACGGATTTTCCCATTCTGTCCGACCTTCACGCCCTGCTGGAAAAGAAAGCGGAGGCCAACAAGGAGAATCCGGTATATCGTGATCTGGCAATGCTGCTGTACGACGCCGCAGCGGGCAGCGACAGCTTTCTGTGGAACGGCCACACCACGCTGGAGGCTAATTCCCGGTTTATTTGCCTGGATACCCACGACCTGCAAAATGCGTCGGATAATGTCAAACGCACGCAGTATCTGAACCTGTTGAGCTGGTGCTGGGAGGAAATGAGCCGCGACCGGAATGAGCGTTGCCTGCTGGTATGTGACGAGGCATATCTGATGATTGACCCGCAGGTCCCGCAATCCCTGGTGTTCCTGCGTAATGTGGAGAAGCGAGCAAGAAAGTATGAAGCTGGACTGGCAATCATTTCTCATTCCGTGGTGGATTTCCTGGCCCCGGAGGTCAAAATGTACGGGCAGGCCCTTTTGGATATTCCGTGCTATAAAATCCTGATGGGCTGCGACGGCAAAAACCTTCAGGAAACCAAAGACCTCTACAACCTGACGGACGCGGAGCAGGAATTGTTGGAGAGCAAGCGGCGTGGACACGCGCTCTTTATCATTGGGTCCAAGCGGCTTCATGTAAACTTTGAGATTCCGGCTTACAAGTTTTCCTATATGGGCAAGGCTGGCGGCCGGTAATTCGGTGGCGGCCGGGAGCAATCCCGGTCGCCTTACTTATTCCACACAGGAGGTTTTCAGATGAATCATGCGGAACGATACGAATACCTGGTCAACAAGATGGCTGCCATACGTTGGAGGGGCAGTGATTTGGACGCTTCCTACCATGCCGCCCTTTTCCTGATGGCTTCCCATCCGGCTCTCTTTCAGAAGATGGATCGTTACCTCTGCCCGGAGGGAATCGACTTTACCAAGATGATGCGGAAAGAGGAGTTTGAATATGACTGGATGAAGATTACGGCGGATGCCGCCCGCAACCTCTTTTCCTGGAACAGCAAGTGTGCTGCTACTCCTTTTGAGATTTCGCGGATGCCTGCCCCGGCGATTCGGGCGCTCTTTACGGCCTGCTTCATCGCCAATGGGGACTACATGGTATCTGTCCGGAAAAATGACAAAGGAGAAAAGGTGTTTGAAATTGACGACAGCGCCGGTAAACGGCGGGAGGCGTTCAATCTGCAAATGGAGCAGATGATGGAAGCCCCCGGTATGGAACCGGACTGATTATGGAGGTGATTTTTTGGCTGTTGATCCGTTGACTGCAAAAATTCTGGCAAAGGTAGCTGTGCAGGCGGCTACCGACTCCGAGAGCCGGAAAAGAATCCTGTTTATGATCCTGGCCCCGGTTCTGGGGCTTTTGCTTTTAATTGCCTTCATCCTGTACCTCATTACCAGCCCCTTTTCCGTACTGTCCCAATGGTTGATTGGTGATGAGGTAAACGTGGTGGAGGATTTTCAGAAGCAATATGGTTACAACCAGCAGCTCGGCATTTATGAGAAAGACTATATAGATGGTAGTGGTCAGAGCTATGAGGGCATCATCTTTACGGATGGGGTGACCGAAGTCGTCTACTACAATCAGTTGGATGAGCGTTGGGCCGATCTTCCGTATGGAACCGATAATATCGGCGGTTATGGATGTGGCCCGACCTCTATGGCGATTGTGGTATCCAGCCTGACAGACCAGACTGTTGATCCCCCCACAATGGCAGAATGGGCGTATCAGAATGGCTATTGGTGTTCCGGCAACGGTTCCTATCACTCGTTGATACCGGGGGCTGCGGAGGGCTTTGGGCTTCAATGGGAAAGCATCAGCACCGATGACCCGCAGGCCGTGGTGGATACTTTGGCATCCGGGAAATTGATTGTGGCACTTATGTCAAAAGGCCACTTCACATCCAGCGGTCACTTTATGGTGCTGCGTGGAGTGACCTCTGAAGGAAAAATCCTGGTGGCCGATCCTGCCAGTAAAAAACGAAGCGAACAGGAATGGGATATATCAATCATTCTGGATGAGGCCAGAAAGGGCGCCGCAGCAGGCGGTCCCTTGTGGGCGATCTACTAAAGGGGTGCGATATGAATAACCGAAACAAGCTGATTGAACTGTTTATCTACATCGTGATCGTAGTGGTGGGCATCGTCCTCTTGCTGACCGGTGGGGCGGATGACAAAACCAGTGCTGAAAATATGGGAGGTGAATCCTATGCTGTTGTACTTGACGAGTAACCAGAAAAGCAACCTGATCGACCCCGCCGTGCGGAATATGACTCTGCCCGCCAAGAAGCTGGTCGGCCGGTTCAGCCTGAAAAGTTTCGTTACCAAAGATATGCGCAATTATGCCAACGCCAAATTCTTTGTGGTGGATGCGGCGTGTATCGAGGAAAGCGGCAATGATTTCACCCTTGCCCTGCAATCCTTTCAGATGATGTTCTCCGCCCGGATCATCGTCATCCTCTCCGGCTACGAGGATGTGAACGGCGAGGTACAACGGCTACTGTCCATCGGCGTTGTGAATCTGGTTACGGGTGAAACGATGGAGGACGCCCTGGACGAGCTGACAGAAGCGCTTTCCGAAGATGGGATGCAGCGGTATGTGGTAAAGGCTCCCGTCTACGAACAGCCAGCTACTCAGCGTGAGAAGGCACCGGAGCCGGATGAGATTATTCCGTACCGCTGGAACGCCCGGAATATCCGTATTGCCGTGGCCGGTTCGCAGCGCAGGAGCGGCGTGACAGTGACGGCCTTTAACCTGGCATCTTGGCTGGCGGCCAGAGGTGCGGAGGTGGCGTATATCGAAGTCAATCAGAACCGCCACCTGCAGCTCCTGCTGAACATCTACGAAGCGGCGCCGGATGGGGAGCATTACACCATTGATGGGATCGACTGCTACCTGACCAACGAGCCGGATAAGGCGTATCAGTTTATCATCTATGATTGCGGCGTGATGCAGACGCCCACCTCTATTTTCCGTGACGCGGATCACCGGCTCCTGTGCGGGAGTGTCCTGCCCTATGAGATTCCGGTGTTCCACAAGGCATTGTCCGAGTGCGGCTCATTGGAGGTGCGCCCGGTAGCGATCTGTGTGCCGCAGGAAATTCAGGAATACTGTATGGAACTCTTTGGGGAAAATGTGCAGATTGCGGCGGCATCCCACGACCTGTTTGCGAAACGGGTCAATGGGCAGATCTACCGGCCGCTTGTGGAGAAGTATATTGCAGGAGAAAAGCGCCTGTAACAGTATGACATGATTGGGAGGATTGGAATATGGCAAAGTTTGAGTATATGCAGCGGGCATTTTCTTCTGAACTGAAGCCCAGAGCACGGCTTGTGCTGCAAGTCCTGGTTCTGCATTGCAACAAAGAGGGCGAGTGCTTCCCCTCTATCAAGACCATAGCCGCCAAGTGTGGCTATGGGGTGTCCACCGTAAAGCGAGCGCTGGATGAGCTGGTGAAGGCGGGATATATCGTCAAACAGGCCCGGTTTGACGAGCGTAAGAACGGCGGCCAGACCAGCAACCTCTATACTTTATGCTCTGACTTACTCTGCCCTGACGAGCCGGAAAACGCCCCTGTGCTGGAAGATGATGCGTCTGATGAATCCCCGGCAGTGCAGCCGGAAAGCGCCCCTGCGGATGCCTGTAATGCCTCTGATCCCACACCTGGGGAACAGTCTGCCACTTTGCCAACAGCGGATTCCTACTCCTTTGCAGATGGCTTTGAAACCAAAATCGGGCGGCAATTCTGCCGCCCGATTCGTATGTGGACTGGGGGGCAGTCCATTTTTATACCCCCTTGAACCGTACAGGTGAACAGATACTTACGGATGAAGAAAAAAGTAATAGTTAATCCAAAAATTGCAAAAATAGACGGCCAGGGGTCGAAACCCCCGCCGTCAGTCCTTGGATTGCAGTCGGTTAATAAAGCCAATTAGCATAATCAGATCTTCGTCCTTGAGTTTTCGCATTCCGTCCATCGCTTTACGGATTAACTGTGGATTGACCGCTTCTGCATCAAAAAACTGCAAAGGGGTAATCTCAAAGTAATCACAAATTTTTAAGAACTGAGCCATTGACGGAAGAGATCGACCGGATGAAATCCCCTGAATATAGCTCCGGTTCTGTCCTAAAGCCAAACTCATTTGATATTCTGATGCGCCTTTTTTCAAACGCAATTCGGTGATCCGATTGCGGATAAATTCTTCATCCATATCCTCACCTCGCTATATACAAGGATAACAGATGAAATGCCTGGATTATAAACATAGTATGTGTTATAATATTGAATATATGCCTATTTACGCCGTTTTATTTGCGTTATTTCATTTTTGTATGCGTGAGATTTGAAGTGGGGTGAAGTTTTTGGAAAAAACATACGCTTGTGCCATTACTGGGCACCGTCCAACTCGATTTAAGTTCAAGTATAATGAAGGGTATTTGTTGTGCAAAAAGATAAAAAAAGCAATGCTAAAAACATTTTGTCATTTGCATGATGAAGAAGGTATTTTCCGCTTTTATGTTGGAGGTGCATTAGGGGTAGATATGTGGGCAGCCGAACAACTCTTATATCTCAAAGAACAACCGGGATATCAAGATATTGAGTTAATTGTTGCACTTCCATTTGAAGGGCATGATTCGAAATGGGATGCAATGAGCAAACAGCGGTTGCAGATAATTATTCATAATGCCACAAAATGTATTGTTATAGGACAAAGTGGAACCACATCCGATTATAAAAAGAGAAATTATTATATGGTAGATCATGCAGATTTCTTGCTGGCAGTCTATGATAACAATCGTAAACTACGATCTGGGACAGGCCAAACAGTAAATTATGCTTTGAAACAAAATCTTCGTATAATTTTTCTCCATCCTGATACAGCAGAAATAAGTTAATGGTTTAGTTAGTTCATAAAAAATTTTCACATATACTATTGCATCGTTTTTGGTTGCCTTTTATAATATAAATACCATTTCCTTGTTTTGTATTTTATTGAAAGGGTGGCAGTGAACGATGGCACGAAAATCCTATTCAGATAAGGAACGCGAACAAGTGAAAGAAGCTCTCCTGATAACTGTTCTTGAAAGTATTGTAAATCAGGGACTTGTTCATAGTAGCATTGCTATTCTTTGTGAAAAAGTTGGAATTTCTAAAACTTTCTTTTACAGCTTTTTTTCTTCAAAAGAAGAACTTGTAATGCAGGCACTTCGATATCAGCAGCCTAAATTGCTACGCTATGCACAAGAACTGATGAATGACCCCAAACTCAGTTGGAGAGAAAGCGTCAAAACCTTCTTGAAAAATTGTTGTTATGGAGAAAAAGTTGGGTTTGCAGTCTTATCAATAGAGGAAGAACAGCAAGTATATCGCTGCCTTTCCAACGAAAATTTTCACGCGTTTCGTAACGACCAGTTGTATTTATATCGCAACTTACTTACAATTTTTGGCGTTCCGATGGACAACATTGATCCACGGTTATTTGGTAATCTGTCCTTAACAATGATGATGAGTTATAAAGCTATTCCTGATACTATGCCTTTCCTGTTTCCCGAAGTAGCAGATGATATGGTAGAATTTCAAATCAACGCCCTGCTGGATGAAATGCAGCGAGCAAAAAAGGAAGCGATAAGGTGACGCGAGATGCACAGAGATAAACTTCCATGTTCTGTGGGATTACAGAGCAAACAAATACATTCAAAGACCAGAACAAGTCGGATTTTTGCAACCGGCTTTAGATTTGCGCGGCCTTTTTATGTCCTGCGTTCGTCTGCCCTTGTGGCAGTGCGGCGCAGGGCATTTTTTATTGTTCGGAAAGAGGTGGCCTGATATGAGTTTACCAAAACGAAATAGTGCGGACGGGCGCTGTTACTGGATGAAGCCCGAGGTGCAGGAGGAACTGCAACCGCTCTTTGACCAGTGCATCCAGGATGCCATTGACGGGAGAATCACGCGGCTTGATTCTCTCTGGCCTCCGGTAGTGGTCAGCAGCGAAGGCGCGCCCTTTGAGGTGTGGCAACTGCTTCGGACATGGACCGAAGCGCAGCGGGCTGAGACCCTTGACGCGGAAAAGGCCATCGCCTTCAGCGAAAACCTGCGCCGCCAGAGCCGGTGGGGTGAAATTGACCACCATCTACTTGATATGCTGCAACGGGAGCTACAGGAGAAATATTTTATCGTGACAGGCAATGAAGATGACCACTTCTGGGATCGGGAGTATTCCCTAAAACCAGGTATCCGTGCAGAGCAGGTCCCGGAGCCGCTGCTGCGTTTCGCCTGCTATGTGGCGGTGAGCTATAAGGTATATGGTATGGACTTTCAGTATCTGGACGCCAATTACCTCTTTGGATTGGTGGAGAAAGTCCGTCCGGATATGGTGAAAAAGCTGAAAGAACATGGGACCGGCAGGTTGCCGCTCAACCTGCAAAAGCGGAAAACAGAGCACTTCACCGCATCGGCCAACGATGCCTTTGCTGTGATCCGTATTACTGCCAGGAACAGCACGGAGGAGTGCTGCCATGAAGTACTGAACTACCTGTGTGAGCTTCTGGAGCAGGAGGATTTTCCCCGCAGCTATGCGGTGGAGTTCAAAGGGCCGGAAAAGAGGTATCTTCCCATCACAGGACTGCCCAAAAAGGGAGTAAACCAGCTCTTTGCCTGTGCCGTGCAGTACCCCGGCCTCCACCCCCTGATGGAACGGTACGCCCGGCTTGCCATGCGGCAATATGAGCAGTACACCAATCTCAGCGATGAGCAGTGCGCGCTCCCCGGAAGTTTTGCCGTGTTCGCCCTGGGAATGCTGGGGCAAGAGTGGCAGCAGCTGGTATGGGATTATCTCGATCTCTGCGATGATGAGCACTCCCACTTACAGGAAAAATTCCTCCGGGAGTATGTGAAACAGTTCGGATTTACCGCCGATACCGTCCCTGTATTTGTCCGTGGGGTGCTGTCCATGCAGAACATGAAGTATTCCAAGGACTATACCGCGTGGATGGCAAATGCAGAAAGCCTGGGCGCTCTGCTGGAGGCAAAAATCCACCTGTCCGAGATCGTTCCAAGCGGTTTTTCCTCCGACGAGGATGATGACGAGGACGAGGAACCCGCTGAGGAAACAGAAGCCAGCCCGGAGGAAGTGCTGCAATACGCATGGGAAACGGTCTGCTATGTGATCTGGGGCAAAGCCAGCGCCAAGGGTGGTCAGAAAGTGGTGGAAGCAGCTTCGGAGGAACTGAAGGAACTTTACCGACAGATTTTTATTCCGATAACGGAGAACCTGGAAGGAAGTGGTGGCCTGCTATGAGTTTGCCGAAACGCGACGGCGTACAAGGTCGTTATTATTTGATCCAGAAACCAGATACGAACCCCGAAGTGCTGGAACACGCCGATCAGTGCATCCAGGATGTGTTGGATGGAACTGCAAAAGAAAACCATTCCGGCTATCCGGTGGTCGTTCGGAACCAAAGCGGAACGCCCTTTCTTCCCAGCCAGCTCCTGGAGCGGTATCTGTCCAAACTGCCTTTGAAGGGATTCCCCTATGAGGAAGCTGTTACATTCTGCGATGCCCTGCGGCGGCTGGTGGGCTGGAGGGAGATTGGCCACACCTTGGGAAAATACATCAAACACCAGGTGCAGGAGAGGTTTTTTGAGATTGGAGAGAATGAGGACTACTTTTCGCCTTTCCCGCTCTGTACCGCATGGCCGGAGCTGCGGCCGGAGGATGTGGACGAGAATCTGCTGCGCTTTACTTGCTATGTGGCGGTCTGTTATACGGTGTATGGGGCCAGCGATAATACGATTATAACCGAACACTACCTTGATCTGGTTTCCCAGCTTCGCCCGGATATGGTGAAGCAGCTGAAAACAGCTGGCAGCGGCAAATTGCCAAAGGACATCCAGCGGCGTAAGACGGAGCATTTCACCGCATCGGCCAATGATGTGTTTGCTACCATCCGCATCACCGCCAGGGACTCCACGGAGGAGTGCTATGCTGAAATTCTGGATTACCTGTGTGCGGTGTTGGAGCAGGAGGGATTTCCCCGCAGTTACTCGGTGGAGTTCCGTGGGAAGGAAAAACTCTATCTGCCCATTCCCGGTCTGCCCAAAAAGGGCGTCAATCAGCTCTTTGCCTGTGCTGTGCAACACCCCAATCTGCATCCGGCTATGGCGCGATACGCTCGTCTGGCTATGCGGGAATTTGAGTGGTACCAAAACCTCTCAGATGAAGCCTGTGCGATGCCCGGCACCTTCGCCGTGTTTGCCCTGGGGCTGGAGGGAGAACCGTGGGCACCGCTGGTGACGGAGTATCTGGATCTCTGCGATGACGAGCACTCCTCCCTGCAAGGGAAATTCCTTCATGCCTTGATCCGAAAGTTTGGGTTCCAACCATGGACGCTGGGGGTATTGGTGCGGGGCGCATTATCTATGCAGTGGCTGGAGCCTGCCAGAGAATTCCGCAGCCTGATAGCCAATGGGGAAAGCCTGGATGCACTGCTGGCAGTCAAGCGCCGCTTTTCCGCTTATCTCCTGCCGGAAGAAAACGAAGACCCGAAATTCCGGGCCATCGCTTGGCAGAGCCTGCTCTGGGCCATCTGGGGGCAAGCCTCTGAAAACGGCGGCAGCAAGGTCATCAAGTCGGCACCGAAGGAACTGAGAGAAAGGTATCAGGAAATTTTTCAATAGACTATAAGGAGGACTCGGATGAGTGAAGTAAGCTATTCAAATGTACCTCCCATGATGGCTGCCATCAAAAGTGGTGACATAGAGGCGATTCGTTCCCTGCTTCACGCAGGGCATTCTCCCAATGAGCCACAATGCTATCATGTAATGATTGGAGATTGGCCGCGGGATGACGAAGCCTCTCCGCTGGAATTGGCTGTACTGGAAAATCGGATGGACATGGTACAGCTCCTGATCGAATGCGGAGCAGATTTGACCCATAACCCGGAAGAATTGCTTTGTGGTTCCCTGCGCAGTCAAGACCTGACCCTGTTTTCCTTTTTGGTAGATGTGGGAGTCAGAATCCCCGCAACGCAAAGGGATATATGCAGGCTGTTTCTCCACTTGGTGGATCGGGATGAGCCTAATGTACTCCCCATTTTGAAAAGGATGGGCATGGATTTGAAACAATACGGCGGTGAAGCCCTGCGCAGTATGGCGAGCCATGGAAATCAGCTGCTGGTGGAGTATCTGATTCAAAACGGGGCGGACATCAACTATCACAAGCCAGATATGGTGTTTCCCTACGCTTCGACTCCTGTCACTGAAGCTGCACGGCACAACGATTTTTCTATGGTGCGCTGGCTTGTGGAACAGGGTGCAGACATCACCATCCCGGATAAATACGGTGACCGGCCCTACACCGTGGCAGTACAGAACAAAAATCAGGAAATGGCCGCCTACTTAAAAGCTCTGGAGCCGGAGGAATGGCATAACGAACAGGAAAAGGCGCGTCAACTCATGCCTTACAAGCTGCCTGCCAAGCTGGTGGAATACTTAAAGACCGGCCCCTTGCGTCTGGAATTTCCAGAGCGGGAACTGGTGAAATGGGCGGAACTGTACCCCTACATGGATTTACAGGAGATGACCTGGAAACGGAAAAAGTTGCTCTCCCTTATGGCGAAAATGGACAATTACAGCGACTATTTGCTGCTGTGGAGTCCCAGAGATAAGAAACTCTGGTATCTGGACATTGAGCATAAGGAGTTTCATCCGTTAGCCAAATGGGAGGAATTTATTGCTGATCCCGGAAAATATCTTAATGGAATGATTGAGGGAGAGTTTGAGGAATAAGGAGCTAACGCAATGTTTGAGGAATTTTATCAAAAATATGAGACTGAGGAGCAGGAAGTGATTGCCCTGATTCGTAAGTGCATTGGGGCTGGGTACCATAAGAGCGATAACAGTGACTTTTGGGAGATGACTGTCATTACACTGGGTATGGTGTTCTGCAATACCGGCAAGGTCAGCATTAAAGAAGGTCGGCTGAAATGGCCGGTTACGGAGGAGGAACGCAACAGTGAAAAGAGCTGGGGGCGTTTGCAGCAAGGGCAGATTTGCCGTCTGAAGGTACGCAGATTGTTGGATGGGTTGGTACCTGAACACACCACTCCGGAACAGTTCAACAGCTGGGCTGTTATAGATGTGCTGGAGCCTTCTGTCCCCTGCCCTCCGTTGGAGGCAGTATGGGAGGAATACCAGAAACCCGTAAACATTGAGGATGAAGTTCTGGGAACTTTGAAACTGAACCGGGACTTCGGGCTGCTGGATGGCAAAATCTTGTGGAACGAAAAGGAAGTCTCCCTTGCACTGGAAATAGATCTGGAGGATGAGGAAACCTGGGATACCGTCCGCAGCATTGCCCACAAAGTTATGGCAGACCGCGAAAGCTGGGACAAGTCCATGCGGGAATTTGCGGCAAAGGAACTGACCGGGCTGGCCAATGAGTGGCAGGCAGATGACGATGAGAAGAAAAATGCTGATCCCATTGCAGAAGAAGGATTTGCCCAGCGCATTACTTTGTCAGAACTGAGCCTTACTTATGAGGGTGACTTTACGGCCTATTTTGATGACGACGATATGTTCTGGGGACACACTGTTGAGGTTTGCGGCTCCCTGGAAAATGGGATAGAGAGCGCCAATATTGCGGGATAACGGTTGCATAAGACATACAAGCTGATATTTGAATGCGAAAGGAGAAATCATGATGAAAGCATTTGACCCGAATTACAAACTGCTGGACGAGATGTATCAGGATAATTACTATCCAGTTTTTCTGGTGGATAAGGTCAGGGACGAGCTTCAGAAGGTCATTGACCTGCTGGAGAGCGGCGAAACGGACACCGAAGTGATACAGAAAACGCTGGATAAGGCGGTCTGCGGCATCAATGATCTTCAGGATGAATTTTACGAAAACGACAGCGAGATTGAAACGGTGGCCCGGGATTGTATTGGAGACACCGTTGCCTACATTCTGGAGTGGTTCGGTATCCCGATTGATATGGAGGAGGCCATCCGAGAACGGGACTGGTGATCTTTATGAAAATAGAGCCCCCTCTTAGCACCGCTGTTTTCTGGCGCGGCGGAGAAAAGATTGATCTGAATGGACTAAAACCAGATGCGGTATGGTGTCTGTCTGTGACGGGAGAGCGGAAGGTGAATCTGTCCTTCCTACGAGATTATCCCAATCTGGAGGAACTGATCTTAATGGAAAAGTGTGAGGGTGTGGAAGTTCTCTCCGAGCTAAAGCAGCTTCATACACTGTCCCTATGGCTGTCGGCCCCTGTTTCCTGGGACAATGTTTCTCTCCCCGGCCTGCGTGTTCTCCACCTGCGTGGGGAAAAGAATGGCGACATCACCCCGCTTCTCTCCAGCATTACCAATCTCCATTTGGAGGAAATGCGGAAAACGGAAGATCTCACCCCTTTCCTGACTCCGGCGACCCGGCTTCAGAAACTCTATCTCCAGTCACTACCAGCTGTGCAGAAACTACCGGCTCTGGATGGGCTTCCTTCCCTTTATGCCCTGAAACTCTATGAACTGCATAAACTCAGCGATTTGTCCGCCCTCTCTCACAGCCATTTGCGCTACTTTGCCGCCTCTCTGATCGGGGATAAACTCTCCGCCCAGGCGCTGGCAGATGCTGTGCTGGCAATTCCCGGTCTGGAGGCAGCCGCGCTCCAGCTGGTAGACCGCTCCGGGCGGCGCTATGGCAGTATCCAAAAAGCCTTTGCCGCCGCTGGGAAATCCGGATTGCTGCGGGAGGAAATTAGTGCTTTGACCACATGGCTGTCGCTGTAACCTGGGGATTGGGGCAAGAATGATATGGAACAGTTTTTTGAACATTCCGATTTGGGATTGGGAGCACTGACCTTTCAGAAAGGACCAGGGACCATCCACTGCTGGACTGGAAGAATCGCAGACACAGAGATCCTGTTTTCCATTATTTTGAACACATCTGAACTTCAGTCGGCAAACCTGGATTTTATCCGTTCTGTGCTTCAAAACTGGCGGGAGTATCTTTCAAAAGCGGAGCATGAGATTCAGGCGCAGATTGGTAAAAGCCCTGAGAAGTTTGGATTGCAGCGCGCTCCATTCCCTGAAACGGAGATTCCCGCCGAGCAGCCGCAATTTCTGTTTTATGATGAGACAGAATGGGGCCTGCACTTTGAGATTTGTACCCTTCCTGTGGGGGAGCCATTTGGACTTATGGTTGAGTTTTCAGGGGATACGCCAACGGATGTATATGGCTTGTCGGAAGCGGATGAAATAGAAGAATAAACGGAATAAGGGGGGCAGTTGGTGTTGAACTTTGCAGAACAAATCGCAGACGCATTGGACATTTTGAAATTTGACGGAGCCGTACAGGACACTCTGGCGGAACTTCGAGGGAAATGGGGCGCACAGGTCCCGGCGCTGCTGGATGAACGCTTTGATGCCGTTGGCGTTCAATATATGAAACTATCCCATGAAAAAGGGGCGGCGGCGTTGGGGCAGGAGCTGTCTGCCTTCGGCTGGGCACTGTATAACCTGGACGATGAGGACGAGTATCTGTTTGCCTTGATCCCAGAGGAAGAACGCAGCGAATGGGAACGCTACTGCAAAAAGCAGGGGCAATATTGTCACCTGATGAAACAGCAAGGACGAAAATGGGGCGACCATGCCAAGGAGCAGGACCCTGGAAAGCTAATGCCCTGCGAGGAATACATACTTCAGGATGAGTACGATTATTTCTTCAACTCCCTGGCGGGTGATTTTGCGGCGGGCGAATGGAAAAACCAGGATGCAGAAGAATGGAAAAACGGCTGTGTGGCCGATCTGCGCCAGCGTCCGCCCCAGGTGACCCGCGCCCACAGCTTGCCGCACCTTGGGTGCCTCACTTATTCCGCAGAAAATGGACTCTATGCCGCGTCCAGGGCCGCTGGCAGCGGGACTATTGGCCGAGCATTATTGAGCAAGAATCCAGCCACGCTTAACTGGGCCGAACCGTCCCCCATTGGATATGACGGTCCACCCCAGACCCTGTGCTGGGCTGACCATTCCCTCTGGGTGGGTGATCCCACCAACGCTACACGGATTGAACTGACAGACCGGGGCACCTGTCAGGATGTGAAAAACTGGACTCTGCCGGAAGATGGATGGAGCACCAAATACCATTGCGGCATTACGACAGACGGTCTGGGCCGGGTCTACTTTTCCAACGAGTGGTACAAGGGGCAGATTTACCGCTGGGAAAACGGCAAGGTAACAAAACACACCTTCTCACTGGATGGATACGACCATCTCTCCGAGGCCGTTCCCGTTCCCGGCACAGGCCGCATTACCATGATCCACGCAGTCAGTGGCAAGGGGCGGATGGAAGAATGCCTGCTGGAACTGGATATGGACACCGGGCGGTGCCGAATTGCCCCCCTGCCTGGAATGGGCGAGGGGCTGAAACTTCGCTGGTTTACCGGGGACTGGCTGCTGGTGCAGGGAAACGGCGAGATCCTCTCCGATGACTTTGCCCAGCTCATCAATAGGAACACCCGTGAAGTGCTGCGTATCCGTCCGGGAATGTTCGGCGGGGAGAACATGCAGCACATTGGAATACTCACCGATGGCACGGTGGTCATCGTCACCCGGCGGGATAGGGTTGGGCCGGTATTTCGTTATCCCATCGACTTCTGGGGCTTCCTGCGGACGGCAAACAAGCCCAAAAAGCTGGAATGGCGAGAGTACAAAGAAGTGTACCCGAATTTGCCCATCTTCCTACCGCCCAAGGCCACAGAGCAAAAAATCATTCTCAAAAAAGACAGCCTGACCATCCTGGGGGCGGTATTTACGCCGCCGTTTACCCTGTCGCAGCTGGCGGAAAAATTGGGGCCTGCCCGCATTGTCCTGCAAAATGGAACACGGAAAAGCCCCATTACAGGCCGAGAGAGTCCCTATACCCAGGCACTTGCTTTGTGGGACGAGCTTGGACTCCAGGGCTGGTTAGATGAAGATGAGCAGACCATCAAAACCCTTGGTGTCCGGGTAGCGGCACAGGGAGAGTATGCGGTTCGGCAGACATTTGACGGAACGGTTTGGATCGGGTCCAAGGACTACCGGGAGGCCAGTTGGAAGGATTTCGCCGGATTTGCCCATACCCTCAAATTAGGCGGCTTTACCGTTTATACCCGCTTGCCGGGTCCTGTTTCAGAGGAGCAGTCAGCGCAGAAAGCAAAGCTGGAGGCCCTCTCCGCCATGGTGCAGATCAGCTGGAAAGAGCCAGAGCAAAAGGCAGCGAAAGCGCAGAAATACAAGTTATCCAAGCCGACTGAACCAGTGCTCACCTTTACCAGCTTCAACTTCAAGCTGGCGGTCATGGAAGTCCTGATGTACGAGAAAGGCTTACTGGCTCCTAAACTGGATGCCCATGAGTTTGCCAGAGAGTATAGCCGACGCAAGATCGACATTGACGCGGAAGGGTATGAACCCATCCCAGAGATTCGGAAGTGGCTGGAGAAATACCCTGTCCCGGAGCGGTTGGCCCCGGAGGTCACAGAAATCGAGATGGATGGCGGCAGCGAGATTTATACCCAGCTCTGTCCGTTCTGGGATGGCGAGGATGGAGCCTTTGATCTTAATACCATTACGGAGGCGGAACTGCGCCAGTTCCCCAATCTCAAACATATTACCCTCATGTCCTCCAAGCCGGAACAGGTGCTGCCCGTTCTGGAACGGTGCGGTATCAAGGTAGACTTGCTGTGAGGTGAAAGCATGAAAGCGAAACTAAAAGTGATAAAGAACTGGGAGTTTGAGGAATTTGAACTGACGGGAACTTCCTTCAAATACAGCCCGACTGGATGCAAAGGTATGGTAGCCCGCAGCGAGGATGAAATTGTGTTTTGGACCTATCATCTCGTGCAAAAGTGCAGCGGCGTTTTGTGGGTCAAAGGCGAAGTTTCCAGGTGGATTCCCAGCCCGGAGCCGAAAGAGCAGCAAGATGTTTGGGAAGATCCTGTCTTGCTCTCATGCGACAGAGGAATACTGTTGGTTTGCCCGGCCAGTAAATCCCTTTGGTGGATGCCGCAGATGGATGGAGAGTGGATTCCGATCCCCATGGATAACTGGTGTGCCCAGGGTATTCCCAAGCCGGTGGCAGTCACCGGAAGCCAGGGCGTTTTCCCTATTGTGTGCCGAGTGGACAACTCCGCTGATGCGACCAACAGTTTTACCAGCCTGACGGTAGACTTTGAAACCATGACTGCACACTGGGCAGAAAGCGGCTCTTGCGTATACAGCAAAGCAGGAACCCGACAGACCCATTTGGCGGCGGTAGAGCGAGCTGGCGGCAATTTTGCCCAGGCAGACTTTCACTACAACTATCCTATGATTGGCTCCATACTGGAACAGAACGGACAGTTTTATGCCTTTTTGGAAAGCAGCACCATCAATCCGGCGGGTCTTTCTCTCATGGGCTACTATTGGTATCTGGAACTGGAGGAAAACGGACTATTCAAAAAGAAACTGTGGGGCAAAGATAATTTAAGCCGCCTGCCCGGAAAACACGGGATGCGCGGAAAATTCTCCGGTGACAGGACTTGCCTGATCCTATCTCCCATTTTTAAGAATGATGACTGGAAGGGTAAACAAAAGGTGCTGCGCCTTTCGGATTTGGTGCTGATCGACCTTGCCATGCCCCGTGGATACGCTTCCTTCCATGTGCTGGATGTATGGGGAAATCGGGCATTTCTCAGCGATGAGAAAGACAAGCTGGTTCTTTGTGAAATGACCTTGGAGTAGTTATGAGGGCTGAGTATGCTTTTCAAGAAAAAGATTGTATTTACGGAAGGAATGAATGAAACCCTTTGTTCTTTCGATGAAATACCCTGGTTTTCCTGTTGTGGAGTTCCGTATGATAAACCATCGTATTACCCATATCTTCAGGAAAAGGACCCAAAACGAGCAGAAAAACTACTGCTGCATACAAAGAACTACTCAGGAACCGTCTGCCTTACGAATTTGTTCAAAGAAGGCATTTGTCGTGCAGATACCTTTATTCTGCAAACGGCTGGGTGGAAGTTTTACCAGAATGAATTCATGCCATGTGTGGAGGCCAGTTGGCGCACTTATGAAAAAAGAGCATTGAAGGCAAATGGCCTCGATCTAAACTCGGTGGAAAAAAGATTCCTTCGTGATTATGGCTTTCCTGACAGTATAGATCTTCAGTTGTGCCGAATGGTGCAATATTTGCTGGTTGAACAATACTTCCTTGAAAGGTTTCCTCAGTTCCCTCTATTTTTCAGCCGGATCATTGATATTTACAAGGATGGTCATATCGTGCTTGGCTGGAGTGGAAGATTTGCATCGCATGAAACGAATCTGGAAAATGAAAACGGAGTTCCAATCTTACCAACAGACGGAAGTTTGATTATATGGTAGGAAAACAAGAACTTAATTGCTGTGAGACGAGGGAAAATGATATGGCATTACAGGAAAAGAAAATAATGCCTCCCCCTTGGCTGGCCCACCGGGAGATCGAGAGATACTCTATTGGCTGGCGCATGGGCTATGGGGAGGATTACATATACCGATTTGGCGATTGGCTGGACACCCTCTCCCCGGATGAGCAGACAGAATACCGCACCCTCTTTCCCGAGCCGGTAACCTGGAAGGGCTGGTGGGATGACGAAGATAGCAGCGAAGTGCTGGAACATGGGGACTTCTGGGTGAATGCGTGGCAGCCGGAAGGAAGCCCTAAGTACACTCGCCAGTGGCTCCAGCAGGAATTTTCCATGGGGAGAAAGCGGGAACTGTGTCTGTTCTGGGGCCATCAGCCTGCCGAGGACGGCCAGCTGACAAAAAGCTGTCTCAGCCAGTGGTGGATGGAGGATTTCTGGTCCGTTGCCAATACCTATCTTTGTATGGAGCAGTATATGATGGCAGGCAAGGCGGAACTGTTCAGCGATCAGGAGATTCGGGAGCAAATTTTGAAATGCAGCGACCCGAAACAGATCAAGGCCCTGGGCCGCAAGGTGCGGAGGTTTGACCAGAAGGTATGGGACAAGTTCAAATACGCCATTGTATTGAATGGCAACTGGTGCAAATTCAGCCAGAACCGCAACCTGCGGGAATTTCTCCTCTCCACCGGAGATAGTGTGCTGGCGGAGGCCAGTCCCTACGATAACATCTGGGGCATTCGGCTTTCAGCCAACTCCCTGGAGGCGCAGGACCCGATGAAGTGGCGGGGGCAAAACCTGCTGGGTTTTGCTCTAATGGAGGTACGGGACGAACTGCGCCGGGTCACGCAGAATGAAATGTTGTGCGACTGGAACGCAGTCTGAGGTAAAATGATGGAATTATTTGCAAAAAGAATGACTTGGGAGCTGGACAATGAGGAAGGGCTGTCCTGCTTGTTCTTTGAACTGGAGGATGGTTACTTTACACTCTCCCGCAAGACCGGCGCGGAAGCACTCCGCTTGGAAATGAATGATCCAGCCAATGGTCAGTTGATTGACCCGGACTGTTTTGAATATGCCCTTGATAATACCAGGTTTCGTCTAAATATCGTGCGGAACAACCGAAAAGTTCTGCGGTATCTGGAAGAACACCACATCAACACGGAGTTGTATGGAGAAATCGTCCTTCACTACACTCCTCTCAGCAAGCCACAGCTTGAATCATTATCTGCCGTAACTCTCAGGCTGTTTTTCGGTGAACTACTTTTTTAGGCGGAAACAGAAGTGTCGTTGGCAGAAATCACGCGAGGGGATAACTATGGTTAAAATTCATCGTATTTGGTTCAATACGGAGAGAATGGACAGAGAGGATCACTACAAAATCACATTATTCAGTCGCCCTCGTGTATCTATTCATGTGGACGAGTACATTTGGAGTTTCATCGAAGAAAACATTGTGAAGCCACACAAGCTTATGCGTAGTGAGAAGCATGGGTATCTGTTGGACATTTCGTTTGACCAGTTTGACCCGGCAAAACACCGATATTTTCCGCTTTCCTCATACAACGGCTTGCTTCGGGAAGGGGTCGAGATGGACAGCGCCAACAGAAGCTATTTCCGCGAGGACTTTGCAGGCGGCAAAGATCGGACTACCTGGTTCTCTCCCAATAAAATATGGACAAACTGCGGCGACAAGGTTCTGAATGTGGACATCAAAGCTGCCAATGTGAGCGAGAATATTACCCCCAGAGAATACGCAGATTTGCTTTTCGATGGAATTGGAGCGGCCTTGGTGTTCAATTTCAAAAGGCTCAAGCGCGAGGAGTTTGATGGGCTGAAGCCCAAGATTGATTGGAGCATTGTAGAAAGCTTCCCCTTTCCCGCACCCTTTGAGGAACAGCGGTACATTGGGGATGAAGGCGAAATTCATGTGTATTCTTGGGATGGCCGAAAGGAAACGACCCTTGTTGGTCCCTATTCCGTGCGGAAGTTGTACCTGGAGCATTTCGGAGAATCGTGAGGAGGAATTTTACCGTGCAAGTCTGGTCAAAGATGGATTTTGGCACTGGAGAGATTATCTTTTTGGATATCACGCAAAAAGAAGATATGCTGCAAGTAGAATATCCGAACTGCTTTCTGCTGGATATGGGCTGGTATCAGGACAGATACATCATTTCTATCATTCAAAATTTTGATTGGACGCATCCAGTCCAGCAGTATGAAACAGCAGAAAGGAATCAGCTTCCCAAGCTGTTGACGGAGGCGGTTCGCCTTGTGGAAAAGGAATCACAGTCTGCCGGAGCAAATTGAAAGAGGTCTTGTTATGAACGAGAATTTATTTCGACCACAATTTGATACATTGAAACTGTCCGATAAGCTCTGGCTGATGCAGACGCTGGCGACTCGTTATCATTTGACATTCAAGGAACTATACGCCTTTTCCCGCTGGGGACAAAGCTGCACCACCGGCCTATTTGAAAAAGGTGGCCGGGAGTTTGTCTTTGTCCCGGGCGATACCGTGATTCTTGGCTGGGAGAGCTTTGTCCAAGGAATGGACAAGGCCAACCAAGAGGAACTGGCGGATATTTTTGCGGAAATCGAATATGAGGGCTCTGCGGAGGAATTTCTCAGGCAGGGCATGACCCCAGTACGCCAGGTGACCATCGCCCCCATGTTCGTGGGCAGAAAACTGGAGGAAATTGGCTGGGAAAGCGTACCCATGAACGATCCACGCATCACCGCCCACCCCGACTGGCTGGAGAACTTGCAGAAGTGGGCGGGCCAGAACAGCCAGAGCTTTGAAATACACGAAACTGTCCGCTTTGAACGCAATGGTGATAGCTGGCGAGCGTGGCTGTGCCATCCAATGACCTACCCGGAATTTCAGCGGTCCCTGTTGTGGGAGCTGGCAGCCAGCCTTCCCACGCCGGATGAGTGGGCCTATCTGTGCGGGGGCGGATGCCGCACCCTGTTTCCCTGGGGGGATGGACTGGACCACAAGATGAAACTGCACCACTTTGAAAACGGGGAAGATCAGGGTAAGCCATACGACATGGAGCAGCCCAACTTCTTTGGCCTGTCTATCGCCTACGACCCCTATAAGCGGGAGTTGGTAGACGGGAAAACATTGACCACCTGCGGCGGCGACGGCGGCTGCAATGTCTGCGGTGGCATGGGTCCTTTGCTTGGATATTTACCCTGTTCCCCTCACTGTAAACCGGAGGTTCGGGAGGATAATGAGATTCACAATGACTATGACTTTTTCCGTCCTGTTATCCGGGTGCAGACATCCGGGTGGAGAATAGTATCACCCGAAAATGAGAGGTGATATTGATGAAAAGCCGATTGGAGCAATTATTGGACGAGCTATTAAGACAAATTGATATACCTGCGATGGAGCAAGCCATGTCCAAGCAGTATAAGAGCCAGATCCGCAGACGCTGGGAACTTCCGGCAGACTATTGGATGCTGTTGGAGCGCTGCTGTGGACTGCGAACTGTGTGGAGCAATGATACCTATGAGGCCCTGGAACTGTGGGGACTGGATACCCTTATGAAGGGCCAGGAGGGATACGCCTATAATCCTGTGGAACAAAAGGTAATTAAAGATTGGGACGAGCATCTTGTGGTGATTGCGTCTGATGCTGGTGATCCATACTGCCTGGACCTGCGACGGAACGATACAGCCGTGTTCTGGGCAGAACATGGCGCCGGAACTTGGGACTTTCAGCCTGCCTTTGATTGTTTGGAAGATTTTCTCGAAAGCGTTTTGGATGTACCCAAAACGCAGGAATATGAAACAGCATATCCCTATCACTACATCCGCCTGATTGTAACCGGGATTTCCGACACCAAAAAGGCTCTGGTGTTTCTAAAACAGCATTTTGGCGACAGCAGCTTTCAGCAGACAAAAGACAGGCTGAAAGAACTGCCGCTCTTGATCTATTCCGGTCTTGATACCGGAACCGCCCCGCTGGAAAACTCTCTTGACCGCTGGGGATTGATGTACGAAAAGCAGCAGATTTCGTTGGAAAAGTTTCTGGAAGATCAAGCATATATCCGCAATCTGTAAGGTCGAAGCTGCGTTGTGCAGGTGCGATTCATCAGCATTGGAGCCCGCTAAAGACAATCCAAATGAGCAAAGTACACAATGATGTGATTTTTGGAGGAAGTCATGATCAAAGCAATTATGAAAATCCATACCACTTCTTCTTCTTCGGTTACATTTGTATGTGGCGATGTTGCTATTATTGGAAACGGTGAGTTTCGGGCTTCATCAGGAAAAGTGGATGGCTTTATCCTGTATGCCGACACTTTACAGTATGAAAACGGGGCGAAGCTCTCACGGGATGAACAGGAAAATTTGAAGTGCCTGTATCAGCACTTTGTATTGAACCGTGAAGATTTCATAGACTGGGATATTTGAAAAGAGATTTCCCCATGAAATGTTAGCAGATTGAGCACAGGAGTAAGGAGGAAAGCTATGGAATGGCCAAAACGGGCGCGGACAGCGGATTGGGAAAATGGTGTCCTGGCCTTAGATAGAGAGAAACAATTTGAAGTCCCGAAGCTGACCGCAGAGATCATGGAGCGGTTGGCCGGTTACACCCTGGTGGGCTTCCATGTGAAAGGGTATCCGGTGACGGATGAACTGCTTGCCCCCTTTGCCGGGCATAAAAGTATGGTCAACTTCGGCGTGGAGAACGGCGCCCTCACCGACGCCTGTTTCCCCTTTTTTTCCGCCATGCCCAAGCTGCGCTATCTGCTGCTGACCGGGAATGCCGGGATCGACGGAAGCGGCTTGTCCGCCCTGCAAAGCTGTAAGCTGGATCTACTGGCCCTTGACCACACCAGGCTGGAGGATGCCGGTCTGCTTCGAGCAGCCTCCATCCCCAAACTCTCCCACATCTGGATCGACCACACTGCTGTTACTTATGATGGACTACTGGCTGTCGCCGGCAACAACTACATCCATCCGGTGGCCCATGTGCAATTTACCAAGGAGCAGATGGAACACTTCTCCCAGCTCCAGCGGGAAAAGGCCAAAAAGCCCGTCCAGCTGGATGAGCAGGCAGCGTCGGAATGCCGCAATGTGTTGTCCGCTTTCTTTGCCGAAATGACAGAATGGGAGCAGTACATGGAGCAGGTTGGGTTTGAAGATGCCGAGGCTGTGCCCCGCCTGCTGGCGATCTGGGAGAAGTATGTGAGCGAAAAGCCCCGTCTGGGCTACCGGCCTCTGGCCCTCTCATACAGCGCCCAGGGCACCTACAACGGGGAAGAATTCCTTGACGCGGAACAGATCACTAAGAACAAGCTCTACATCTACACCAGAGAGAAAAATACCAGCTTTGACCGCCGCTTTCTCATGAAGCGCGTGGGCGAGGGTTGGATGATTGACGCGGTGCAGGAGCGGCTGGACGGCTGGCAACGGACAGGATTGTAAGGGAGGCATAATGGATGATATATAGGTTTACGGAAGTATTAAACGATCTTGTTAATTATTTTCTCCTTGGTGACATTTTGTTGCTGGAGGACTGGAAGCAGGCAAATCATCTTTCAGATGATTTAGCGATGGAGTTTACCACAAACGAAAGCGGCGACAGGATATTTGCCGAAGGAATTGTAATCCCAATGACCGGTATTGAAAACTATCCCTATACCATATTGTTCAATCTCTCTGGTGATAGACCGGAGCTGTGCAAAGAAAGAAACCGATTGCAGCTTAGAAAAAGTGGCTATTCCCTCAAAGTAGATCATAATATGCTGATGCTTTTTACATGGCCAATATTGGAACAGTTTACGCCTGAAAAGGTGAAAGATCTGATTTCTTACTATAGAGTGCATAAGAAGCCGATGATTGAGCTTGCAAATGGCTGGTATCATATCGAGATTTTGGGTGGAGAAACCTTGCAGGACGGGGACTATGAACCTACATTTGAGTTTGTGATACAACCAGCCACAAATGAAGAAGCCACCATAAATGCAGATATGAATTTTAGCTTTGAAATTACAAGCTCTGCTTATTAGTGAAACCTATCCCTACCGAAGATGGAAAAGGAGATCATGATATGGATTTATTGAAACAATGCCAGCAATGGTTTGAACAGGATGAAGCGCAGAAGGTAATCGACACCCTGGAAGCGATTCCTGCCGAGGAGCGCACCCCGGAACTGGACAGCGAATTGGCCAAGGCATATATTGCCGTTGCACATATAGGAGAACGGGAGCCTTTTGAAAAGGCGCTGGAACTTCTGGCTCCCCATGAGGAGTATTTTGCCGAAGATCACTGCTGGAATTATCGAATCGCTTTGGCCTATTACTGTCTGGATGAGGAAGGCCCCGCCCTGCGTTACTTTGAAAAGGCCCTGAAAGCCCGCCCCGGAGACAAAGATACTCAGGAGTACATAAACGATTGCCGCCGTCGTTTGTCCCTGCCCCGCTTTGAAAAGAACTTCCGTGAAAGGACGCAGGAAGCATGGGCAGCCTTTTCTCAGATTGAGGCAGAACTGCGTCAAATCATAGATACGGACGAAACACACCAGCGCGGCGAAGAACTGGTTGAAAAATGCGGGAATGCACTCAAGACGGCCCTGCGTGATACTTCCTTCGAGCTGGGCTTCAATGGCGAAAAGCATGAATTGATCCTCAGTCCAGAGGGGCTTCGCTCCCGCCTGTTCCCGTTGGTGTACTTCCAGAAGCAGGCCCCAGAATCGGTGCTTGAGCATTGGAATATCTGGGTAGGCCGCCAGCCCTGTGAGGGGTTCGAGCTGCGAGCTGGAGAGATTGAAGTTCGGGCTGAGGATGTGCAGATGTGGGCAGAGGAAACAGAGGATCATCAGGTAAGTCTGGTCCTTTACTGTGAAAAGCTGACCCCGATCTTGAAAGAGGACACAGACAAGGTCTGGTGGGCACTCTCTATGCTGGTGGATCAAACCATCGGAGAAGTTTCCGCTATCGCCTTTGTTGCTGGGTTTGATGTTTATGCTCAACCGAAAGACGAACCGGCCAAGCTGCTTTCCGAACTGCCGGAGTTGCTGCAAAGCATGGGGCTTTCTCTCTGGCGGGATGGCAGCGACTACTTGGAAAACAGTTATCTTGCCTATGAACTGGAACCGGTGGAGGACCCGGAGGCTGACTGGCGGCTGGATGTTTATACTGGAAGCTGCCGCCTGCCGGTGCTCATCAACGACTACCTGACTGCCCGCAGTGATATGGTGGATGAGTACCACAAGGATGGCATTGCCGCTGGATTCCTCCTGTACCCGCTGTCCGGTTTTACCGGTGAGGAACGAGTGAAAGCTATTCTGGATTTCCGGGATAACCTGCGGGATGCCATCCTACGGGATGCAGGAGAGGAAGCCGTGACCTTCCTGGGTGGGGCCACTGGTCTGTATTGTGGGTATCTGGATTTTATCGCCTGGGATCTGCCCGCTGTACTAACAGCGGCACAGGCATTCTTTGAGGGAAGCGACCTGCCCTATGCTCACTTCCACGCATTTCGGCGGGATGTGGGCGGTGTGCCGCTACTGGACGAGAAAGAACCGGAGCCTGATATTCATGAGGAAACTGGCTCCCTGCTCTCGACAGAGGATATTGAAATACTGGAGTCCTTTGACGAAGGAACTGCCGCTTACTTTGGGAAAATGCTCGACTGGCTGGAGAATTTTATCAAAAGCGGCGTAGAAGAAGGACGATTCAGCGAAAAACAGGCTCACCAGGATTTACAGATTGCCCTCTGGTATGCCTTTGCCTGCCTTAACCTGGACGATTACATCCACTACTACCGCGCTGCGGAATGGATGAAGGATTCGGAGAAAAACGCCACGGGCTGCGCTACCTGGTACTACCGGTATTCTGTGGCGTTGATGTATTGCGGCAGGCTGGAAGAAGCACTGGAATATGCGGAGCGGGGCGCTCTGGAGGAGCCGGACTACCCCTGGATCTGGCTCCATCTGGGCAAGCTACGGGCGCATTTTGGCGATAAATCCGGTGCGCTGGATGCCGTCAAGCAAGGATTAAAACTGGAACCGGGAGATTATGAGTTCCTGACCTTAAAAAAAGAGATCAAAGCCGGAGCCACCCTGGAACAGATGGAATATCATTGGATCAATCCCGATGCTGACCAAACGCTCCAGCGGGGACTGGACGAGAATGCGGATGATAAACAATGCGCCATAGCCTGCATTCGGGTGGACGAAGCGGGACTTGCCGAATTTTATGAACTGTTCCACCCAGAGCGGTATAGCTATAAGAAAAATTCCCCCTGCTGTGAATTCCAATACCCGGTGAAGGAACATCTTGTGGAGCTTTCCTTCCGTATGAACGAAGCTGGACTCTCCAAGATGGGAACCGACTGGCTGCGGCAGCTCAAGGAACGGCTGGACAGCGGTGAATGGCTAACCCACACCCCTGAAGGAGAACCAGAGGGCATTCTAACAGGTGTGTTTGTGGACCAGACCCGCCGCATTGGTCTTGTCTATCAACAGCCGGGAGACGATCAGTATTTTCAGATTTTCCTGAACCCGGACGGCACGAAGGCGGATGCCTTCTGGTCCTCAAGAAAAAACAGCGAGCCGGAGGTTTATTCGGAGGATGAGATGTCTGCGATAGAGCAGCACATCAAAAACACCTTTGGTGAGTTTGAGAATGTGTTCCATGAGCTGGTTTCCCCTGACATCCATGTGGACATCTGCGTTGTTCCTCCCTCTGATGAGCGGGACTATTACACACTGGTAACGATGGGCATGGGTGCTCACCGGATGAATGTGCCGGAGGAACTGGCGGAATACAAGCTGGAGCGAGCAGAGCTGGCCATCGCTCTGCCACCGGATTGGAAACTGGATGAGGAATCCCTGAAGGATGAGCGGTGGTACTGGCCGATTGGTCTCTTGAAAGTGTTGGCACGCCTGCCTATTTCCAACGATACCTGGCTGGGCTTTGGCCACACAATGGATAAGCAATCGCCGTTTGCAGAGGATACGGAACTCTGCGCCGCACTTCTGGTAGGTCCGCAGGATGTTGTCTGGAACGGAGGTGAAGTCTGCACTTTGCCGAGCGGCGAGGAGGTCAACTTCTATCAGGTGATCCCGCTCTATCGGAATGAGATGGAGTATAAGATGGAGCATGATGCGGACGCTCTGCTTAAAAAAATGGCAGGCATCAGTTTTGTGGTTAATCCCACCCGCCAGAATGCCATCACCAGAGGAACGCTTGCAGAGGAAGAATTCACCGGCGATATGGACGATGCCGCATGGCACCTGGAATCCATTCAGGAAAAGGGCTTGCCGGTGAATGAGATCAATGCCTACAACCACATGGCAATCTATCTGCGCTGGTGCATAGAGCATGATCTGATGAGCGCGGAATTTATGGAGCGGTACTGGGAGCAGGTGCAGCCGTTTATGGCAGATCTGAGCCGCGCCGATCTGCGTGGCTTTATCCGGGACCAGCTGAAAGGACAGCTCTTTGGGGCGCTGTTCAACAAGGAGGGCGCAGCCTTTGCTGGATATTACTACGGCGAGGCGGATAGCCCGTACTTCCCCAGTGACATTGATAACTATGCTTTGGAGTATTTCGGTTCAGAGCAATATTATTCCGATAAGTTCCAGGATGAAGCCTATCTGTTCATCCCATTTGATGAAAACTATTATCAGGCTATGGCAAAAGTCATGGAAAAGCGGTTCGCCAACTGGCAGGGACAGAGTTTCGATGAGGCCACTCTGGAGCCTTCAGACCTTGCGGAAGCCATGATGGAATATCTGGACTGTGAATGTACCTATTTCCCCTCAATGACGGATGATGACCCCATCATGTCGGCATATAACTATGCCAAACGGGAAAGTGTCAAAGAGGGCTTTGTGCCGGTTCTGATTAAGGCGGATGACGAAATCCTGTGGGAATGCCTGATTATGAATTCTGACCCGGACAGCGATGGCGAGGACGACTTTGCTTTCGACCCGGACAAAGTTGCCGAATACCGGAAGAAAATGCTCTCCGCCCCTGTCGAGAACAGTAAGGCAGTCCTGGAGGAAATGATTGGGCAGCGCAAGGAAGAAGCCGAGGATGACGATATGGACTGGGATGAGGAGATCCTGGGCGAGATGGAGGGCGGATATGATAACCGTCGTTTTTCAAGCTACTGGAATTCCGATAATAATATGACCTATCCTCTCATTCTGGCTAAAATCCCCGTGAAGAATCCTTGGGAGATTTTTGCCTATCTGCCCTTTGGTGGCTGGAATGAATGTCCTAACACGCCAGAGTTAATGGCAGTTGCGAAATACTGGTTTGAACAGCATGGGGCGGTGCCCGCTGCCATGAGCCACGACGAGTTGGAGTTCCTGCTCCCGGCTCCCGTTCCCGAGGAGAAGGCTATGGATGCAGCAGTGGAACTGTATGGCTTCTGTCCCGATGTGATTGACCAGGGGCCGGAGGACGCCACCGTGGGCGCTCTGGCCGATGTGCTGCGGCAGTCCACTGTTTGGTACTTCTGGTGGGATTGAAAGGAGGATTTTTGTGGGATACGATGTGAGTTTTCACCCGATTTCACCAGAGGAAATGCGGGAATGGTATTTTACTCCCTTAACCTGGATACAGCAGGGACAGGAGGAAAAAGTGCTGGCCCTTGCCGCGCAGCATGGAATGGAGGATTTCTATGCCGAAAAATATCTGAATACCTTGCGCGTTGGGGCTGAAACGGAATCTAACGAGCTGTTTGACAAAAGCCACGGCTTCTATATTGCAGTAATCCAAGGTTTTTTCCGAGATTATTATTACACCAGAGGTAGTGCCTTTTCGTTCCTGGTGGAACAAAAGCCAGAATATGCGCGGTACTTCACCTCATGGGAACAAATCACTCCTGTTTCCTTTCCAAACCCCATGCAGAACCGAATCATCGAAAACTATTGCTCCGGTGTATATCTGTCTCCAGATCAAGTTATACAACTTCTCAAAGACATGGAGCAGGACCCAAAAGTCCTTGAAGATCTGGAGGGGCTTTGGAGCAATGGACAGATTGCTGTGCTGAAAAAAGCACTTTCTGCTGCTGCAAAGTCAGGAGTCGGTCTGTTGGAGGCCACTGAAGTGGTAGAGCCCAACCCCATCAGCCCGAATGAGAGCACAAGCTACTCTAACCTGTACCACTGTGATCGGGACGGGGTATATCTCTACATAGATGCCGTCAGTGGTCAATTAGCGGATGCGATTGGGAAAAACGAAGGATAGATTCTCTCTATGAAAATGTGTGGGCATCTGTGGGAAGAACCAAAATAGGCAGCTTCCCACAATATTGATTATCGCAGAAAAGCTCACCGTTTCGGTGAGCTTTTCTGCAATATTTCATAATTTTTTTATTGCTACCACTGGTTGCCGAATTGACATAGGTGGGGTGGTAGAGTGGCTACCACAGAAAAAATAGAATGAAAGTGAGGAGGTTCACTATGAAGTTACCCGAAAAGATTCAAAGGGAACGAAAAAAGATGGGACTGTCCCAGGAGAAACTCGCAGAAAAAATAGGAGTATCAAGGCAGGCCATCACAAAATGGGAGAACGGCTTGGCATCCCCTGAACTGGAAAAAATCGTCTCATTAAGTGAATGTTTTAAGGTATCTACTGACTATTTGTTAAAGGACAATATTACCGAGCCGACCCCACCACAAGAATCTGCATTGAAAGGAAACAAGCGAATGTCATGGAGAACGTGGCTTGGAGGAAGTTTGTTTGGAATATCGGCGCTGATTATATTTGTATTATGGCGACTTTCTGTTCGTTTTCCTATTTCGGGAATGACCGGAAACGGTGTCCATTTAACCGGATTTAGTGGCTTTCTTGGCTTTCATGGAATTTTACATGAAAGCTATGTAATAGTTGCGATTGGAATAATCGGTTTGATACTTCTGATTACTGACTTTATCCGCATAAAAAAGAATAATCGCTGATGACCGGACAATGCAGAGTTGATCTTAAACTGAATAGGTTTATTTCGGCTCGGCAGCATTGACCTGTCGGTAGAAATACATATATTTGAATTAAGAAAGGGAGTGATGCTGCCGGTGTGCCGTCCGTTTGTATGGACAGGAGTCTGATGCACTATGCAATACCTCAAGAAGCGCATTATGCTGTTCCGCTGTCTTTACGCACCACGACACACGGCTTACAAGACAAAGAAAATCATCTTTATATGGAAGTATGGTGGCCGGGAGTATTGTTCTAAAAGCGAAAAGCCTCCACCTGCCAAAAGATGCTTTTTCTGCGGACTTTTTAATAAACGACTTGGAGCGGTCGAATTTGTACTGAGTTACAGATTCGGCCGCTTTTTGATTTGTTCTCGACTACTTGGTCACTGGTGTCGAGCACCACCACTTCCGATTTGTTTTCCACAAAAAACAAATCGGAGGTAACAGAGGTGCAAAATTATCGCAAAAGCGACTATGCGATAAACAAAAACAGCCCAAATATCGTTTATCGCTTTCATAACGAAATCATAGAAATCACACTGGAGGATTATCTGAAGGAGAATCCTGACAAAACGGAACATGACTTTGCAGAGCTGAAAGCCCTGTCCGATCAAATTTACTATGAGCAGGATCGGGCAGAGAGCGCCCAGACCCGCAAGGATGTTTCGATCCACGGTTTGGAGGAAACGGAGCATTGTGCCACTCGCGCTCTGGATGAAGAATGGGAAGAACGAGTTGTTGACATACAGAACCGCAAGTATGCCTGGAAAGCCCTGGAGCAGCTTTTTACAGTGGGCGCTTTGACCGAGGTTCAGAAACGGCGATTCCGGCTTCATGTTTTTCAGGGACTCTCTACCCGGCAGATCGGTCGCATGGAAGGGACAAGCCATCAAGCCGTTGCCAAGTCCATAAACCTGGCGATTGCCAAACTTAAAAAATATTTTGCGGCACAGGGTTGACACCCCTGCGGTTTCAGGACGATAGGTGAAAGGCATTCTTTCGAGTGTTCTTCTTTCACCTGTACCTTGACAACCGCATACTCATTCATCAGTAACATCCCCCCTTTCCAGCTCGAAGAGCTAAAGCCGATTCAGGGGCCGCGCCATGATATACGGACATGATGAGCAGATCCCACCTGATTATCATAATTGGTCTTGCATACAATCCTGTCCTGTATGAGCGAGTAACGGCAGCCTGTAAAAACCGGGCAGCACCCGGCGCGGCCATGACCGGAAAGGGGCATAATGGTACTCCTGTCCAGCCACAGCCCTGCTTAAGATCAGAGTAGTCCATAACATTTGGAAACCATCTGGTTGCAGGATCACGCAATGGGGGCAGCTCGGAGAGATCCTCGGAGGGGTGAGATTCCCGTGGGCCGGTTCGCTGCCGGTCACTGATGACTTCCCAATATGTGCGGGGTGTCAAGGACAAATGGCACATAACAAGAAAACAAATCGGATTTTGTATTTCGCCGGAAATGGGGCAGGTCTTATGGCCTGCCCCGTTTTCCGGCTTACTTAATATTCAGGAGGTCAGTTTATGCGAAAGGCTATCCGGCGTGGCGATCTGTTCTATGCAGACCTGAACCCGGTGGTCGGCTCCGAGCAAGGCGGCATCCGCCCTGTCCTTGTTATCCAAAATGATGTGGGGAATCACTTTAGTCCTACCGTTGTTGCAGCAGCCATCACCAGCAGAAAAGCGAAGAACAGTCTGCCTACCCATATCCTACTTGAGAATGTGCCGGGGCTTGCGCCTACCTCTCTGCTTCTGTTGGAACAACTGCGGACAATAGACCGGAAGCGGCTCCGTGGTTACATTGGGCGTATCAGTAAAGAAAAAATGCTGGAGGTAGATGCAGCCCTGGCAATCAGCATCGGCATAGGATACCCCAACGAAAGGAGGACTCACAATGTATGAAAATGACGGCGGCCTACTCTCTCCCAGAGATGCCTACCGATTGATGTTAAAAGACTACCCGGATGTGATGGACATTGGTCAAATGTGTGAGGCGCTTGGCGTCAGTACAAAAACCGGGTACAAGTTACTTAAAGATGGGAAAATTGAGTACCTTAAAATTGGACGGGCTTACCGCATCCCCAAAGCCCACATTCTTCGTTATTTGAAAATCACCTGCTCCACTTTTGCGGAGTAGCAGGCTATGGTGTCGATCTTCACCGGATAGACGCAGAAAGTTAACAATTCTGACGCGGATTTACCTGGAGTTTTGTTCTGTCCGATGATACAATAAAGGTGTCATTGGTAGGTGAACTCAATACCGCAAAAGGAGGAACAGATCAGTATGCCAGCGGTACACCTGCAAGAAAACAGCAAACTAATCTCCGGCCATGTGGCCGAGAAAAAAGGGTATCTCTATTGGGTTCTAAACCTTACCGATGAGAACGGTAAGAGAAAGCCCAAATGGATTCCCACCCATAAGAAAGTCAAGGGCAATAAGACCTGGGCAAACAATATGCTTCCCACCATCCGAAAAGAATGGACGGAAAAGCTGCTTCAGGAGGCTACGGCCTCACAGCAGTCGGCTTCTCCGTCTGGCCCGTCATCCGCAGCGATTTCCTTTGTGGATTTCCTGTACCAGTGGCTTGAGTACAAGTACAAGTCTGCTACCGGACGGGTGATGGACAGCAAGCCCATTGAACTCTCGACCTATTCGGGATACGAACAACAGCTTAACAACCCCATCGCCCCGTATTTCCGAGAGCATCCTGTCGCCCTTTGTGACCTTACCAAACAAGATATTCTCGCTTTTTATGAGAAAGAATTGGAACGGGTCAAGCCGACCACCGTTAAACATTACCACGCTCTGATTCATGGGGCGTTGAATTATGCGGTTGACAAAAATCTGATTCCAAGCAATCCGGCTGACCGGATTATCATTTCCAAGCCTGAACCCTTCAAGGGTGACTACTACCTGGATTCGGAAGTCCTGAATCTGTTTGAAGTTATCAAGGGGCATAAGATCGAGCTGGTAGTTCTACTGACTGCTTTTTACGGCCTGCGCCGCAGTGAGGTTATCGGTTTGAAATGGAGTGCCTTTGACTTCAACCATAACTGCTTCTCCATTCGGCATACGGTAACAACCTGCAATGTAAAGGGAGAGCGGGTCACGATTAAGAAGGACAAGGCAAAGAACAAATCCAGTCTGCGGACTTATCCATTGATTCCTTTTTTGAAAGAACGGTTGCTGGAGGCCAAGAAACAGCAGGAAGAAAATCGCAAGCTGTGCGGGCGCGCCTACAACAAAGAATATCTGGGATATGTCTGTGTCGATGTGATTGGCAATCTCATTAAACCCAACTATGTGTCCTCGACCTTTGGGAAGTTGCTTGCCAAGAACAATTTACGGCACATTCGTTTCCACGATCTTCGCCATACCTGTGCCTCGCTTTTGCTGGCCAACGGTGTTCCGATGGAACAGGTAAAAGAATGGCTGGGACACAGTGAGATTTCAACAACGGTGGATATTTACGGGCATCTGCAATATGCCACGAAAAAACAATCCGCCGCAGCCATTGAGCAGGACATTGTGGCGCCCATGCTGCAAAACCTATCGGCGGTTTCTCCATAAAAAGGAAAGAGGTCTACCAGCTTTTCGCTGGCAGACCTCATGTCATGCTGTACCACTGTAGATTTTTGCCTTCATGCCAAAAATCAATTTACCCGTGTACACGACATTAAAAAATCAGCGGAGAGGGCTTTACTAAAGTTTCAAGTTGAATGAAAAGTGATTCAATATATGGAAATAGTTTTTCATTATCAAATCTTCGTAACTCTTCTATTGCATCGATGAGGTTAATTGTTGCTTGAACATCCCTAATGTCGCTTGGGCATTTCTTATCATTGACCTGCAGAGAAAATATCTTATGTGGTTCACGCTCTTGAATTTCTTTATAGCACAATGAACCCTTATGCTTTAAATAATTATACTTCCAGCGAACCGGCGTGTCAGCAAAGTCTTTCCAGAACGCGATTACAAAATCCAATGTATCACTAAATTGGGGGCACATTTTTCTCAAATATTCAAAGGGGTTTCCATCTACACCGGGATGCTGTACATAGCCTTCAGCTTTTCTTAACGCATTGTACGCTTCTTCTATAGGGGTCAATCCTTCAACTTCTACTGGCTTCCCATCAACATAGATGAAATATTCTGCTGATATGTAACAAGCTATCCAAGACAAATCAACGACTGCATTGTAAAAAAGCAGAGCTGCCTCATACCACTGAGCTTTGAGCACATTTTGAAAGTAGATATTGCCATTCTCATCTTCTAATTTGTGAAAATAGTGATCCCAATCGTCAGTTTCCAGTTCATACATAAACCTCCTCGCTGCTTGGTATTTATCAAGGGTTTCCTTTTGCTTCGCGCGAAAGAATATATCCTTATCGCTCGGCATTTTTAGGCCAATCAGGTTAAAGGTTTTGCTTCCAGATGGCATAAGATCAAATACTTCACGGTCAAATTCCATAATGAGGCCTCCCAATGTGTTGCAGAGTAGAGATTCCTATGTATGTTGCGGATGATAAACTTAGTTTTAATATATGCCTGTGGCTTATTTGCTTTCCTTATTCGGCAGTTCACCATACGTCCTAAATTCGTCAATACGATGATCTCCTACAAGGGACTGCATCATCTGCTTTGCACTGGCATTCAGCCGGAGCAGTCTCTCACTCTGGGGGACTCCTTGGCGAATCAACTCCGCATTGATGCTTTCGAGATTAGCAAGAACGATCAACTGCTGGAGGCTTGCTTCATCTCGAATATTTCCTTTGGAATCCTGATGTGTCTGACGCCATTCCTTTGACGTGATACCGAACAACGCAACATTCAGCACATCTGCTTCATTGGCGTAGGTAAAGCTCTGACGCTGTGGGGTCACATCCGGCGGGATCAACACATCCTTGATGGCATCCGTATGGATACGGTAGTTGATTTTCGCCAGTGTCCGGTTTAAATTCCACCCCAGCGCAAGACGGCTGTTTTCATCGTTTTTCAGACGTTGATAGTCTTTGATGATATACAGCTTGAATTCTGCGGAGATCCAAGAGGCAAATTCAAACGCAATATCTTTCTGGGCAAATGTTCCGCCATAGCGCCCAGCCTTAGAGATGATGCCGACCGCTCCGGTGCCGTCGATCCACTTCTTCGGGGACATGGTGAAGGCATTTGATCCAGCCTGTGTTCTAAACCCGTCGAATTCGACGGGTTTAAATTCTGGGTTGTTGAGCTGTTCCCACAGCCCAAGAAATTCAATCGTGTCACGGTTACGCATCCAGTTTTTGATTACATCATCTGGTGCATCGCTCTTATAGCGCGCAATATCCGTCAGGGAAATGTAGTCATCGCTGTTACCATTGGAAAGCACGGCGATATTTGTGCCTTTGGCGTGAATGCTGTCTCTGAATTTTCTTGATGTAGGCATTCATTATACCTCTTTTCTAATGATTGAATCCAGCAACCCCTGACATCCCTCCAGCACATCTTGCCAGGTTGCCTCGAAATCGCCCGTGTACCACGGGTCGGCAACATCGCGGGGGTGGTCGGTATAGTCCATCAGGAGGTGCAGCTTGCCGGCAAAGTCGCCGCCGCAGATGCGGTACATATTCCGCAGGTTCGCGCTGTCCATGCCGATCAGCAGGTCGTACTTGTCGTAGTCCTGATTGGTGAGCTGCCGCGCCGCGTGGCCGTCGCAGGAGATCCCGTGCTCCGCCAGCTTGCGCCGCGCCGGAGGATAGACCGGGTTGCCGATCTCCTCCCGGCTGGTGGCCGCTGACTCGATATGGAATTGTGACGCCAGCCCAGCCTTCTTCACCAAGTCCTTCATCACGAACTCGGCCATGGGGCTGCGGCAGATATTGCCGTGGCAGATAAACAGGATACTCTTCATACCGATTCTTCTCCGAAAACTCATCATTTTCTACAGTATAGCAGGTATCTACACTTTCGCCAAGAGCAATTTCCGAATGCTCGGCTCTCTCAATCCTCCGCAGCAGCTCTGTTTTGGATAAACCGCTTTCGGCGGTCTTCCGAATGTACCAGCAACTCTCATCCATAGTCAATCCAGCCTCCATGATGACCACATTCTGTGTCCAGTTCAGACGCATTGCCTCTGCCAGCAATTCCGGCGTGTCGCCGTACATCCGGTAGAAGTCCCGCATCCGGCGCAGGTTGCGGGGAGAGAAGCCATCGGCCGCAGGATAGGCCGCTTGCAGGTATTCCGACGCCGCGACAGCCGCGCCTTTTTCGCCCCTGCCGCTGACCACCCGGCCCATCTCGCAATACAGCTCCATCTGCGGGAGCTGCGCCGCAACAGCGGCGTCCAGCGCGGCGAACAGGGTGGTGTAATCTGTGGGCTTGCGAATGTTCATGGGCTTTCCTCCTTTCCGGCGCGGCGCGCCTGATCAACGCTCAAAGCAGAGAAAGGCACGGCGGTGTCACCGTGTTTTTCTCTGCTTTGACCTGCTTCAGATGACTCGCACGATCTGCTCCCACAGCAGGATGTGCTTTTCATCAATGGCTCGGTTGTCGTGGTAGTGGCCGAACAGCCAGTAGTGGTATTTTGCTCTTTCCTGCACCTCTTGCAGAAAGTCTGTGAGCCGATCTGCCTCGTTGTGGCGGCTTCCCATGAGGGCGATGCTGGTGGGGGCGCAGTGGGTGATGATGTAGTCCACCTGCCAGCCGACCGCGTCAAGGCTTCGCCGCGCCACGGCATATTCCTCATCGGAGGGCAGCTCCTGCGCCCACCACGAGATATGGTTGATGCGGTACCTCGCTCTTGGCTTGCGCTGGAGCATCGTGAGCCTTCGCTCAAAATCCGGGGCATCCGGCTCCAGAATCCCATCCTCGATGTCGTGGCTTTTTGCGCCACCCATCGTAAAGAAGAGGTAACCATCCAGCTCAAAGATCTGCCCGCGCATCAGGTGCAGAACATGGGGACGAACGCGATGCACCTTGCCTCCGTGCCACTCCGCAACAGGGTATCGTTCCAGCGCGTCATAGTTTTCATGGTTGCCGCAGACAAAGGCAAGCGTGAAGGGCAGGCGTTCCAGCCAGTCCAGCGTTTCACCGTCGCGACTGTCGCCAAACCACACACCCCCGAAGTCTCCGGCGCAGATCATAATGTCCTGCTTTGTCATCCGCGCCTGTTCGGGAAAGTATTTTGGTTTGAATCGCTCAAAATTTCCGTGGAGGTCGCCGGTCACAAATACCATTTTCCCATCTCCTTTTTTAGTTTGATATGCTCTGGCGGATCTCAATGCCGCTCTTGAGCGTCACGCTGATCTCATTCTTGGACAGCACCTTCACCTGCGCCACCAACTGCCGGATGGCAGTCTCGTCCCATTCCGTGATGTGGGACACAGCGTTTTCCAGCATCCCCGCGGCATCCTTGATGCGCCGATCCGCTTCGGCGTGTTCCCTGCTCTCGGCAAGGATGGTTGCCCGCAGCTCCTTTAGCGAGGTCTGCTCGTCCAGTATCTCCTTGAACTGATCCCCATAGGCGATGGGATCATCCGCCGCCTTTTCCAGCAGCCTTTGGAACTGCGCCTCCAGCTCCGCCAGCCTGCGGTCGATGTCGCCAAGGCTCATGCCGCTGCCGGGGAACGGGATGACCTCCGCCTCCAACGCCTCCGTGATTTGGCGGATGCGGCCATCCAAGTTCGGCAGGACGGTGTTGAGGGCGGCTATAATCGCCTGCTGGAGCGGCGCCTCGTCCAGCGTGGGTGAGCTGTGGCAGTATTTCTTGCCGTAGTCCAGGCGGCTCACACAGCGCCACACGACGCGCTTTCCATCGGGGCGCGTCCATGTGCAGCGGCGGTACAGCGTTCCGCACTCGCCGCACACCAGCCGGTCCGAGAGGGCGTAGCGGCTGGTGTAGGCGGAAAGACCGGTGGAGGCTCTCTTGGAGGGGCTTTTTGCCGCCTTGCGCCGCGCCATCTCCGCCTGCACCGCGTTGTACTTCTCACGGCTGACGATGCCCTCATGGTGGTTCTCTATGAGGTACATAGGGAGCTGCCCTGTGTTTTTGATGACCTTGCGGTTGATGACATCCTGCTGAAAGGTTTTCTGCATCAGCACGTCGCCGCAGTATTTCTCATTCCGCAGGATGCTCTTGATATGAGGCAGCGTCCATTGCGGTGACTTCTCGGAATATATCACGCCCTGCTCATGCAGCTCGTCCCGCAGCATCCGTGTGCTGGCTCCGGCGAGGTATCGCTCGTAGATCCAGCGGACGACCTCTGCCTCCTCCGGGATGATCTCCGGCTTATCGTCCGCGCCCCTGCGGTAGCCGTAGAGGTATTTGTACTGGATGGTCGCCTTTCCGCTCTCCATGGCGCGGCGTTTGCCCCATGTGACATTGGCGGAGATGGATTCGCTCTCGGACTGCGCGAAGGCGCCGGAGAGCGTGATGCGCAGCTCGCTGTCCTCCTCCAGCGAATTGATGTTCTCTTTTTCAAAGATGACGGCGATGCCCAGCTCCTTGAGCGCCCGTGTGTAGTAGAGGCAGTCCACCGTGTTGCGGGCGAAGCGGGAGACTGACTTGGTGAGGACGACGTCTATCTTCCTCTGGCGGCAGTGGCGGATCATACGCATGAAGTCCTCGCGCTTTTTCACCGAGGTGCCGGTGATGCCCTTGTCGGCGAAGATGCCCGCCATGGTCCACACGGGGTTGGACATGATCTTGTCGGTGTAGTATTCTTTTTGCACCTCGTAGCTGTTTGCCTGATCCTCCTCCTTGGTGGAGACCCGGCAGTAGGCGGCGACCCGGAGCTGTCTTTGTAGCTCCGCCTGCCGGACCGACTCCGGCTTTGCGGGGATCTTAATGACTCTTGGGGCGGTTTCGTTCACAGCTGATCTCTCCTCTCTATGGTCTGCCCGTTCTTCAGCGTCACGGTCACGCAGTTGTTCGTCACACGCACCTTTGACACCGCACTTTGCAGCAGTTCCGCATCCAACTCCGGCATGGGCATTCGGCCGGTGAGCAGCCGCCGCAGCCGCACGGTTTCGTATTCCGTGTTCCCAATGGCGTCGTACTGCTCTGCCGCCAGTTGAAGGAGCAACGCTCTGGCGTTGTCCTCGTCGATGGGCTGCCGCTCCAGCGCGGAGGTCAGCTCCTCCCGCGTTTTTCCGCAGGCAGCGCCGACTACTTGGGATGTCGATGGCCGGACACGGTCGGGGCAGCGTATGAGCTCGTTGAGCAGGTCGGTGACGATCTTCTCCACCCGCTCGGAGGGCGGTGCGCCGCAGAGCCGCCGCAGGGCCTTCTGCGCGGGCGTTTTCTGCGGCGGGCGTGCTCTTGCCGTCCTCTTTTCCGCTGCCACGCGGAGTTGCTCCGGCTCGATGAGTGCCGGATAACCTTTCCCTCCGATGTATCGGCCATCCTCTAAAATACGGGAGACCATGTTTTTGTTCCATGTCCGCCCCTCATAGTAGGGAATCTCCTGCCGGCAGAGTGCCTTGGTCAGCTCCCCCAGCGTGGCTCCCATGCTGTAGCCTTGGAAGATAAACCGTACCAGCTCCGCTTCCTCCGGCAGGATCGTGATCTCGCCCAGCGTCATACGGTAGCCGAAGGGCTGCTTTCGGTTTCCCATTATCGCACCGTCCTCTCAATGGATTCCCGCAGCTCCAGCCCGTTATGCAGGCGGAAGCGGAGGGTGTCGTTGCTCTCCACGATGATTTCCGCAATGAGTGCGCCGCACAGCTCTGTGTCTGGGTGGTCGAGGAAGTCCGGCCCATCCTCCAGCAGGGCTATCAGCTCCTGCGTCCGCTGGGCGGTGGCATCCCCCTCGGCAGCCATAAGTTCCTCTTTGTCCAGCTTGGCCTGCCGGAGCTGGCGGGTCAGCTCGTTGCTTTTGGATATAAAAATGTCAGGATCAACGAGGCCGTTTTGCTTGAGGAAGGCCAGCGTTTGATTCTGACTGGAGAGTTCAGATATTTTTTTGTTGAGGGAAACGATGTCCTCGCTCCAGAGCAATCTGCGATCACGGATCGCCCGGAGAGTCTCGAGCATCTGCTCCAGAATGGGGAGGCTCTGATGCTTGAGCTTATAGTAGAGGCGGCGGAAGGCTTCATCCGTCTGCGCTTCCGGCACGGGCTTGATGGCGCAGTCGCCTTTTTCATCGTGTCGGCAGCAGCACCAGTACCATCTGCCATTGACTTGCTTTGCCCGGATGCGGGAGCCGCAGGAGCAGCGCATCCGGACGCAGAGCCTTCCATGGGTGACAGTCTGCCCGACGCTGCGTCTTTGCCGCAGTTCTTTTGCGCGGTCGAATAGCTCCTGTGGAATAATGGCTTCGTTGCTATCCGCCACATAGTACATTTCGCGCTCCCCGTGGTTGATCTTCTGCTGCTTGGGGAGGGTAGCGGTCGTGTATCGCTTCTGCAGCAGAGCGTTGCCTGCATAACGCTCGTTTTGCAGGATGTAATCCACAGACTTATATTTCCATATCCGTCCCGATGTATCCTCGGCGTTCAGGATTTCCGCAATCTCTCGCGGATTCCTGCCGGAGAGGTATTCGAGGAAGATACGCCGCACGATCTCGGCTTCATCCTCGTGGACGGCAAGGCTTTTCCCGTCCAGCCGGAAGCCCCAGGGGGCGCGGCAGGTGTTGAACTCGCCGCTTTCCATCCTGCGCTGATAGCTCCAGCGCATATTGCCGGAGATGGATTCGCTCTCCTTTTGGGCGAAGGCGGCGTAGATGGCGGTGATGAGCTCGCTGCTCACATTGGCGATGTCGATGCCCTCGCGCTCGAAGCGGACATTGACGCCCAGCTCCTTCAGCTCCCGCACTGCCTCCAGACAGTCCTTTGTGTTCCGGGCGAAGCGGGAGATGGATTTGACGAGGATCTGGTCGATGAGCCCTCTGCGGCAGTCCGTCATCATGCGTTGGAAGTCCTCACGCTTTGCGGCGGAGGTGCCGGTGATGCCCTCGTCGGCGTAGATATCCACCATGCGCCATTCAGCCTTGCCGGAGATCAGCTCGGCGTAGTAGCGGTTTTGCGCCGCGAAGGAGTTGCGCTGGTCATCGGAGTCCGAGCTGACGCGGGTATAGGCCGCTACCCGCAGCTGCGCATTCTGCGACTTCTCCGCTGCCTCGATCTTGATGACGCGGGGCTGCGCTGTCAGCGCCGTTGTGCCGTCTGTCAGATGCTTTTCCGCCATGCCTGCTCACCTCCTTTTTTGCAACACAAACACTACCACAACCTTGGTCATAAAGCTACTGAAAGATGGAGGAAATCAGAGAGAAATCATAATGTCCGCGCCGCTGTCCGCGGCGATCCGTGCCGCCACCCTCCGCAACTCCTTTTCGCTGAAGCTGCCGCTTTCCCGAAGCTGGCGCAGCAGAAGGATGATGCCGTAATAATTGACGTTCTGATCCAT